TATTATTATACGCTATTTCTCGTCAAAAATCAACCATTTGTTGTGACAGAGCCTAAAATTTTATCTTATAAAATAGTACCTGCTGAAACTGGAGGAAGAGATTATAGATATATAGATCATTTTAATATGATTATAGAAGTTAAAGAATTAACTAAAGGAGACAAATAAATGTATAATAATTTAATTAATTTATCTCTAATAATTTTAACAATTGCTTTATCTGTTTTTCTTATATCAGTAGTTCCATTTTGTTCTGATGATAAAGAAAACAATAAGTTTGGAAAAATATTATTTTTAATTTCAATAATATTATTCTTTTTTGGCTTTTTTTTATTAGATTATTTATTAGTAGAAACGGACAAAACAACTTTGATAACAACTCATAAAATACATAATATAAAAAAAGAAATTTCTTATAAAAGAAATGAATTAGAAGAATATTATATACTTAATACATCTAATGGATATTATAAATTAAATGATGTAAATTATATAAAAAATGGAAAAATGAAATTAAAAATATATCAAAAATATTGCAGGATATGTAAAATTGACGGAAGATATAGATTTATAATAAATGAATAATTTTTAGGTGATATTATGAAAGTATATAAAATAACAATAACCAAATATTATAATAACGTTAAAGATTACTTGGATACAATAAAAAATTGTATCCTTTTTCACAACAAATAAAAAAGGAGAAAAAAGATGTTAATAAATGAAAGAGTATTCTTATTTAAAAAAGATGATAAAAAATTTAAACAATGGGAAAAAGAAATAGAAGATTGGGGCAAAAAATCAAAATTATTAATAGAGAAAAGTGCTGTAATATTAGGCATAAAAGAAGAAGAATTAACAGATAAAGTTTGGGTAAGTACTTCTGGAGAATTACTAATAAATAACAAAATAGCTGAAAAATATGATTTAAATAATAAAATAACAGTTTTAGGTTCAGATGATATGGCTATAAGAAACGAAAAAAGAGAGTATCTAGGACAATGGAGTACTATAAAAAGAAATAATAAACTTTATAAAGAAATAGAAAATTTAAAAAAAGAAATAGAGTTTGAACAAGAATGCCCAGATATAAGAGTACATTTTTTAAATAATAGTCCTTTAAGAAGAATTAGATGTAGAAGAATTTTTTTAGAAGAATATGGTGTATTTTTTATAATAGAAAAATCATATTTAGATGATGAAGAATTAAAGAAAGCTTTAAAGGAAACTGAAGAATGGAAATTAAGTGAATTTTATAAATTATTAGAAAAATTAGAATTAGATGATAAGGAGTAGAAAATGAAAAAATTAATGTGTTCACAATTAACAGGAAAAATATATTACGCAGATGTAGAAGATAAAGGAAATGGATTATTTATAGTCAAAGAAAATGGAAGTAAGAAAGAAATAGAAGAATTGGAATTTTTAGAATGTATGATAAATAAATTAATATATGAAAATAAAGAAATTATATTAGAAACAGATACAGAAAAATATAAAATGAAATTAGAAATTTTAAAAAAATAAAGTTTTAATTTTATTAGGAGAATATATGTATAATTTATTTATTTCGTTAGGTATGATTTCTATTATATTAATTTTATTTTCAGTTATATTAAGTATATATTATCTTATGGAAGATAATAATAAAATGTTTTTATTTTTTAATTCATTAAACATTATTCTTACTATATTATCAATTTCTTCAGTATTTTTTACATACGAAATAGATAAAATTAAATTAATAACAACTTATAAAATATATAATATAAAAGAACAAGCAACTTGGGATAGAAGTGGAAAATTAAAGATGTATTATATTTTAGATACACAAAATGGTAGATATAAAATAAATAATGCAGATTATAAACTAAATGGAAAAATGATATTAGAAGTATATCAAAAATATTGTAGAGTAGGAAAAATAGATGGAGAGTATTATTACATAATTAATAAATAAAAATATAACTAAAAGGAGATGAGAGCTTAATCAATGGAACAATGTGATTATATATTAAATTTTGATCTTGAAAAAATAATTAAAGAATATTTTGATATAAATAAAGAAAGAAAAAGAAATTTATTAATTAATTTAACAAAATATTTAATAAAGAACAATAAAAAAATAGATAGTATATTAACTTATAAAGAAATAAGAGAAAATATATTAATTAAAGAATTTGATTTTTTAGTATATAAAGATTTTTTATTTAACGAAAATTATCTTAAATTCGAGATAAAACAATATTATAGAGATTGGATAAATATGATTATAGTTAAAAGAAATAGTTTAAAATATTATATAGATAAAGAAGATGAATTTAAAATATTATATTTAAAACTAAAAAACTTATTAGTTCCTGGAAATTATAATAATAAATTGTTTAATGAATATATTAAAAAATGTTCAAAATTAGCTTATGAAATTCATTGGAAGCATTTGCCTATTTTAAGCGAAAAAATAATTAAAAATATAGGATATCTTCCAGAAGATAATGTAGAGTCGTTTTATGAAAATTATCATTCTTTAAAAGAATTATATGATTGTATAATTGGAAATAATGTTGAATTCAAAAAATTAAACGGAGATAATACTTTAAATCAACCATTAGATTTTGATATTTATTCGTCTAAAAATAATAGTTATACTAAATATACCATTTTTAGAACTATATACGGATGGAAAATAAATAATATAGAATCATTTAAAAATGGTAAAAACATATTAAAATATTTAAAAAATAATAATATATTTTCTCCACCAGAAGAAGGAATTTGTTTTTCGTTTGAAAAAATATGGGATTTAGCTGATAATGGTTATTTATCATTAGAAGAGTTAAAAAATAAGATACAAGATATAGCAATATGGATTTCTGATGTAGAAAAAATAATTAAAAATAAAAAACCAAAATGGTGTGATGAATTTTAAATTTGGAGGTAATATTATGGTTAAAGATTTGCCTATAAATTTTCCAATACTTTTTATATTTGTAATACTTTTTATATTAGATGTATTAAAAAAGAGATACAATCTAAAATTGTTTCTTTGATAAACATAGACGAAGATTCATTATTCTTAATTATTATAATTTTACTACTAATATCTTCATTAATAGTTGAGAACAAAAAGGAGAATAAAAATGAAACTTAAAAGAGAATTTACTAAAGAAGAAATAGATGAAATATTACAAGCAAATATAAAAACAAGTTTAGCTAATGAAAAACTATATAAACTAGTTATGAAATATGAAGAAGAATTAACTAAAAAAATAAAATATCAGAATTATTTTATTATAGTTTTACTTATTTCTAATATATTATTATGGATGTTTAAATGGGAGTTATTATGTTAAATACAGAATTTTTAAGTGTAATTGTTAATGGAATAATATTTGGTAGTTTTGTTTTTTGGATAATATATTATTTTGTATTTGAAGAAAAACTAAAAGCAATAATTCCAATAACTTTAATGGTTATTCAATATATGCTATTATTTGGGCCTTTATTAAAAAATAAAGAATTAATATTAGAAGAAAAAATAGCAGGAATAAGTAAAACAGTAGTATTAGATAGCAGGAGTATAGAGTATAAAAAATATATTTATCATATACAAACAAAAGATAATGGATATAAGTATTATCAAGATGAATTAAAGTTTGTTAATTCAACAGAAAATAAAATAGTATCATATAGATATTCAAGTAAAATACCATTTTTAAATCATAAGATTTTTACGCAGATAGTAACTAAAGTATATATGGAGGAAAAAAATGTATAAAATAATGTCAAATAATTTAACTGATTATGAATCTATTAATCAAATAAGAGAAATTGATAAAATTTTTAATAATAACAATATAGTTATTATGCCAGATTTCCATGGAGGAAAAGGTTGTGTTGTAGGAACTACAATGCTTATAACAGATAAAGTATGTCCTAATCATGTAGGAGTAGACTTAAATTGTGGAATAGCTGGTTATAAAATAGATAAGAGATATTTTAAATTTGATACAGATAAATTAAAAGAGTTAGATGATATAATAAGAAAATATATCCCTAGTGGATTTTCAATAAATCAAAAACAATCTAAATTTATTCCAAAAGGATTCGAACTTAAATTAAATGCTGATATAGATAAAAAAACTTTAGATAGAGGAATATTAGCTTTAGGAAGTCTAGGATCTGGAAATCATTTTATTGAAGTTGGAGAAAACGAAGAGTGTTATTATTTATTTGTACATTCTGGAAGTAGAAATTTAGGATTACAAGTAGCTAAATATCATCAAGATAAAGCAATAGAACAAACAGAAAAACTTAGAAGAAATAAATATGATGAAATTATAAAAAATACAAAACCAGAAGATAGAGAACAAGCATTAAAAGAATATAAAGAAAAATATCCACATATTCCAGATGAAAGTTGTTATCTTGTAGGAGAAGAGAAACAAAAATATTTAGAAGATGTAAAAGAAATGAATAAATATGCTTGTCTAAATAGAGAAATAATGATAAAAACTATTCTAGAAAAATTAAATATTCCTTTTATTAAAGGAAATTATATAGAGTGTACCCACAATTATATAGATGACTACAAAGGACTTCATATATTAAGAAAAGGAGCTACATCAGCTAAAAAAGATGAGAAAGTAATAATTCCAATTAATATGAGAGATGGAGTTATTATAGGAATAGGAAAAGGAAATCCAGAATGGAATTTCTCTGCTCCTCATGGTGCTGGAAGAATACTTAGCAGAAGGCAAGCTAAAGAACAATTATCATTAGAAGAGTTTAAAAGTGCTATGAAAGATGTTTTTACTACATCAGTATGTGAAAGTACTTTAGATGAAGCTCCAATGGCTTATAAACCTATTGAAGAGATTTTAGAAGTAGTAGGAGATACAATAGATATACTAGAAATAGTAAAACCAATATATAATTTTAAAGCTAATTAAGGAATAAAATATGGGAATAAAAAAATCTTTAATGCTATTTGCAAATAAAAGGACACAAGAAATATTAAATGAATTTACTGAAACACAAAGGACTTTAGGTAAAACTATTAGTACATATAATTATTTAGAAAAAAAGTTAGTATTAAATCCTAAAAAAGAATTTGATGAATACTTATTATTTCTTATAAATCATTATAATAAAATAAATGTTTGGAGAAAAAAACATACTAGAAAATTTAAATAATATTATGATATAATTATAATAGTATTATTTATTTTGGAGGAAATTTTTATGAAGAAAATATTGATTATTTTATTAACAATTATTTTATTTGGTTGTATGGACAAAACAGATGAAAGAGGTTTCTATATAGAAGGAGAAAAAATCGGATATCATAAAGAAACAAAAACATTATATGATAAAGAAGGATACGACCAAAAAGGTTGGAATAAGGAAGGAATAAATAAAGAAACAGGAACTTTATATGACAAAGGCGGTTTCGACCAAAAGGGTTGGAATAAGGAAGGAATAAATAAAGAAACTAATACAAATTTAGATAAAGATGGATTTAATCAAAGTGGTTGGAATAAAAAAGGAATAAACAAAGAAACAGGTTATAATTTTGATAAAGAAGGAAGAGTTGAGCAAATTGAAGGAAATACTTATGATACTTATATTTTAACAGATGTAAAAAATTTTAAAAATATAAAAACAGCTAACTTAGGAGAAGCTCTTGATTACAAAGAAAATCCATTGATACAAGTAAATGATGAATTTTATGGAAATATGTTTATGTCATTATCGTTTTTTGAACCAGTTGTAAACTTAAATATATCATTAAAAATGCTAGAAATAGCAAATGCATTATCAAGTTTTTCTAAAAAATCACCAAATAAAGAGCTAAAAGAAGAAATGGAATCGATGCAGAAAAAAGTATTAGAAGCTTTAGATACTGCATATTTAGATATATATACTGCAATAACAAGAAAAGATGCAATAGAAAGTCGTTTAGTTTTAACTTTTTCTTCGCTAAATAAAATATCTGATATAGAAAAAGTAGAATTTTTAATAAAAAATAATATATATAAATTAGAAAATATAAAAAAAGATATAAATATACAGCCTAAAAATGATTTTTACATTGGAATCGCTGATAGTTTATATGTAAATCAATTGAGTTTTATAATAAATGATGAATTATTTGAGCTATTGGCAAAATTGGAAAAATATGAAACGATTTCTATAAAAATAAATACAATTAATAATGATGAATTTAGATTTAAATGGATAAATGATGTAGGTTTAAAAAATAAATATTTGTTACCTATTTCATTAGGAAAATATTATATTTTAAAGAAAACATTAAATGAAAAATAAAAGAGTAGATTAATTTCTACTCTTTTCTATTAAGTTTTATTTTGTTTATCCTACTTGAGCTTTTCAAGCAGAGTCATAGTTTGAGCTTTATTTTATTTATCCTAATCGAGCTCTTCGATTAGATTTATTTATTATTATAACATATTTTTATAAAAAAATATATTAATTAATATAAATTATATAGTATAATATTATTATGGAAAGAATATTAAAACATAAAAAAGATAATGAATTATTAAAATATATAATACAATATAATAACTTATTAAAAGAATCTTTTATAAAGAAAGATAAATCTAATCTTAAAATAAAAGTTCCAGAATTCTCTATAAGTGAATTAAATCAAATAACGGAATTAAAAATATGTTTAGGAGCTTTAAAACATAATTATAAACAATTGTTAAGATATTTAAATGACAATGAATATAGTCCAACATTAAAAATTATATATTTAAGCATAGAGGATTCTTATCCTGTATATCTATTAGTAGGATTAGAAGAATATTTAAGTGCAGATTTTTATACAAATAAAAAAGAATTGTTTGGAGATAAATATGACTATTAAAACAATAAAAAAAGAAATAGAATATGAAAATAGAAAAGTTATTTATTACGAAAATGAAAAACGTCAAAGACATGGGAAATATCAAGTATTCGAAAACTGTTTATTAACAGAAGAAAGAGAATACAGAAAAGGAGTTCTATTATCAAAAAAAACATTTTTTGATAATGGTCAAATAAAAGTATCGGAAAAATATAAAAATAATAAATTAACTGATGAATTAATTGCTTATTATGAAGATGGAACTATAGATTTTAAATTAAATTATGTTAAAGGTATATTAGAAGGGAAGCAAATATGGTATCATAAAAATGGAAATATAAAAAGAGAAGAAATGCGTATAAAAGGATTAATTGAAGGAACTGTAAAAACATATTATGATTCTGGAGAACTATATATGATTGTAAAATATAGAGAAGGAGAACAATATGGTTTTTTTAAATATTTTAATAAAGACGGAACTTTAAAATATAAATCAAAATAAAATAAGGAGAATAAATGAATTATAGATATATAAAAGGAGATATATTTAAAAGAAAAAATTGCTATTATGCACATTGTATAAGTAGAGATTAAGCTTTAGAAGCAGGAATAGCTGTTGAATTTAATAAAAGATATAATATGAGTAAAACTCTTAAAGAAATGGGAAAAGAATATCCAGAAACATTAAAACAAAAATGTATAAAAGTTGATAATGTATTTAATTTAATAACTAAAGATAAATATTGGGAGAAACCAACATATGATTCATTAAGAGAAGCTTTGTTAGAAATGAAAAAAAATATAAAAAATAAACTTGCTTGTAATGAATATTATAAAGTAATAGATGATAGATTAGTTGATAAAAATATAAATAAATTAGTTATGCCTAAAATTGGATGTGGATTAGACAAACTATCTTGGGATAAAGTTGAATCTATGATAAAAGAAATATTCGAAGATTTAAATATAGAAATAATAATATGTTATTTATAGGAAAAATATTATGAAATTTAATTTTAATTTAGATTATTTAAAAGATGAAAAAATAAATGACTGGAAAATAGAAACATTTGAAATTCCAGAATATTATGCAAAATTAAGAAACTTATTTGAAAAAAATTATTTAATGCATTTAGAACATGGAAAATTTAAAAAATTAACTTATAAAGGAAATATAATAATGTCTAATACAGCTATGGAACAAAAAACACATATAGAAGCTATAAATAAAGCTAGAGGAAATGTATTAGTAGCTGGATTAGGTTTAGGAATGTATTTACAAAATGTTAAAGGCAAGAAAGAAGTTATAAGTATCACTGTAATAGAAAAATCAAAAGAAGTTATAAAATTAATAGGAAAATATTATAAAGATAACAAAAAAATAAAAATAATAAATGAAGATATTTTTAATTATACTTCAGATATAAGATTTGACTTTGCTTTTTTTGATATATGGAGTAATATTTCTAATGAAAATTTAAAAGAATTCAGAAAATTAAAAAGAAAATTTAAAAATATTCCAAATATGATTTTTTGGAGTGAAGATATAATAAAAATTAATCAAATATTACAAATGAAGGATTATGAAAAAATTAGATGATATAAAACTTAGTAAATTTTTAAGCCTAATTATTAGACATAAATCAGAAACAATAGGAATAACTTTAGATAAAAATGGTTGGGTAGATATAAACGAGTTAATAGAAAAAATAAAACTTTCAGATAGATATATTGATATGAAAATATTAGAAAGAATAGTTAGAGAAGATGATAAAAATAGATACTCTTTTGATGAAAAGAAAGAAAAAATAAGAGCTAGTCAAGGACACTCTATTGAAGTGGAGTTAAATTTAAAAGAGATGACACCTCCAAATATTCTATATCATGGAACAGCAACTAGATTTTTAGAAAGTATTAGAGAAAAAGGAATAATAAAAGGGAATAGGCAATATGTTCATCTCTCTAAAGATATAGAAACAGCTAGAAATGTTGGAAGAAGACATGGAGAAGTAATCATTTTGCCAATAGATATAGAAGGATTAAAAAAAATTGGTTAAGTGATGATATTCCAAGCAAATATATTTTATGGGAAAAAATAAATAAATAGTATTAAAAGAAAGAGAATTTTTCACTCTTTCTTTTTTTATTTACAAAAAGGAGTGATGAAAATGAAAAATAAAATATTTAAATTAGGACAACAAGTAGGAGAAAGATTTGATTTTGAAAAAGAAGAAGTATTTTTAGCAAATTTAGAAAAATATAATATAAATGATAAAATACTATATCTTAATAAAATTTTAGAAAAATTAGAATTAGGATTTCCAGAATCTTTAATTATAACTGAAGAGAATAAAGAGAAAATAATTAAAGAATTTATAGATGGTTTTAGATCAATAGAAAAAGAATTATAATTATTTGGAGGAGATAAATGATAAACGAATTAGTATTTTGCATATTATTAGTTATAACAATAGATATGGTTGTGTTTTTTTATCATTCAAAAAGATATAAAAAATATTTGAATTTTAGTCATTATATAATGGCATTAAAAATTCCTATATATCAAAAAATACTAATATTAGAAATACTTTTCGTTTATTTTATAACTGTATTTTTTTAAAAAAGAGGTGTTTAAATAAATGTCAAATATAATAAATTATATGATGCAAGATTTATACATTAATAATAAAGCATTCAATTTAATTAAATATACTAAGTTATCAGATGACTATAGAATTTCTTATGATAAATTTTCTAAATATATAGAAAAATATATAGAAACATTGAATTTTAACATATTAAATCCATTATTAGATAAAATATCAATTGATGAATTAAAGAAATATTTTTATTTATGTATAACACTAAATAAAGAACTATTAAAAGAAGATATAGAATCTTTAATTTTGGATTCTGATTATTTTACTTATAATTTAATCGTATTAAATACTTTGCTATATAAATAGGAGGTAAAATGGCTTTTGATATTTTTAATTATAAAATTAATTTAACACCAGATATAAAATTTATTCTAGAAACTTTGCAAAAAAATGGACAAGGATATATTGTTGGTGGTTATATAAGAGATTTACTTTTAGGAGTAGAGCCAAAAGATTGTGATTTTGTAACAGATATAGAATATGATAAATTATTGGAAATTTTCTCTCTCTTTTCTCCAAAAGAAATAGGAAAACATTTTGGTGTAGTACAAATAAAACTAAATGGAATAACATATGAAATAGCTAAAATGAGACAAGGTAAAGGAATACCTAAAAACAGAAAAGAGCAAGAAGTTAAATTTACAAATGATATATATGAAGATTTAAAAATAAGAGATTTTAATATAAATGCTGTAGCATATGATGGAAAGAATATTTTTTCTTATGATGATCTTATATTTTTAAATGATTATACAGAAAATAAAATAAACTTTGTTGGTAATGCAGAAGAAAGAATTAAAGAAGACCCTTTAAGAATATTAAGATTTTTTAGATTTATTGCAACAAAAGGATTATTATGTAATAAAGAAACTTGCGAAATAATAAAAAACAACAAAAATTTATTAAATAATATTTCTAAAGAAAGAATAAGAGAAGAATTAAATAAAATATTGTTATCAAAATATGCTTCTTTAACCATTAATCTTATGCAAGAATATGATATATTACAAGAAATTATTCCAGAATGGAGTGAAGTTATAGATTTTAATCAAAGAAACAAACATCATTGTTTCACATTAGATATACATATATTAAGGGCAGTAGAATGTGTAGAACCAGATTTAATAACAAGACTAGCTCTATTATTTCATGATATAGGAAAGCCTAAATGTTTTACTATAGGAGAAGATAAACAAGGACATTTTTATGGACATGAAAAAATATCAGCAGATATGGCAGAAATAATATTAAAAAGATTAAAATATGATAACAATACTATCGAAAGGGTAGTTAAATTAATAAGATATCATTTATTTTATAAGTCTTCTATAGATAAACCTTACGCTAAAAAACTTTTAAATAGATTCGGAGAAGAAGATATTTATAGATTTTTTAGAGTTATAGAAGCAGATAGAATAGCTCATAATCCGCCATATGATTTTGAATCTATTGATAAATTAAAATTGTTAATAGATGAAATTTTAAGAAATAAACTTCCTATTTCGTTAAAAGATTTAGATATAAATGGAAAAGATATAATGAAAGAACTAAAATTAAATCAAGGACCATATATTGGAGAAATTCTAGATTTTTTATTGCATGCAGTGATAAAAAATGATAAATTAAATAATAAGGATGATTTATTAAGACTGGCAAAAGAATATTGGGGGAAATAAATGAATTTCAATAAAAAAATAAAAATGATAGTAAATGATATTTCTACATTGAATAATAACATAATTTTATTAGGTGAAAATTCAGTAGGTAAAACAACAGTTTTAAGAGAATTATATTTAAAGAATAGAGAAATATCTTTATATATAGAAAACCATAAATCTAAAAATGATTTATTTGAAACAATAAAATTAGCAAATGAAAAAGTTAAGATAATAATAATAGATAATATAGAAGTAAATCTAGAATATAAAGATAGATTAAATATTTTAGAAGAGTTAAAAGAAAAATTTAAAAATTTGAGATTTATAGTTTCAACAAATTATCCTAATATGCTTATTAATTCTGTAGATTTTGTACATTTTATAATAATAGAATCAAATTATAATTTAGGAGACTCTAACGACATCCAAGATATGATTGATGTAGATAGAATAAAAAGTTTTATAAAAAAGGATAAGAAAGAAATATCTGAAACTGAATTATTACTTTCTAAATGTATGAATAAAAATTTGTTTGGAATAATGTCAGAAAATGATATTAAAGAAATAGAAGATTTTTTATCAAAAAATAAAAAGATGTATCATTATCAAAGAGAATTATTTTTAAAAATAATAAGAGAGGCAAATTATGAAAATAGGTAATTGGATTAAAGAATTAAGAATAAAACAAAATTTAAAACAAAAACATTATGCAGAAATAATAAATTGTACATTAGAAGATTTTATATTAATAGAAAAAAATAAGAAAGAATTAACTTCAAGTCAATTAGCCAGAGTGTTAAAGTTTTCCGGATTAACTAGAGAAGATTTAAACAAAGATATAAATGAATTAAAAATAACAGAATTTCATATAGACGGAGATATAGATAAAGCAATAGAAAGTACAATATTATTAAATACATTTCTTGATAATTTTAAAAAAGTAATAGAATTAAATGAAAAAAAATGATACAATAATCGAAAATATTATATATTATAAAATGAGGAAGCAATTAAATGTTATATTTGATTTTAATATTTATATTTTTAGCGGCATATTCAATATCTCCGAAATACTTGAAAGTATTTTTATTAATGTTGAATATAATTATACCAGATCCTATTCCGTTTATTGATGAAGTAATTATGATTGCTTTGTTATTTAAGAATTGATTAGAATAATATTTTTGTTAAGGAAGAACTTTGTCTCTTCCTTTTTTAATGAAAAAAGGAGAAAAACTATGAAAGAAGTAGAAATAGCAGAGAAAAATAAAATATTAGAAATAAGAAGTGGTAGCCATTTATATGGATTGAATACTGAAAATTCAGATGAAGATTATATAGGAATATTTTTAGCTCCTATAGAATATCATTTAGGTCTTCAAAAAGTAGAACAAGTTGATTTATCAATTAAAGATAAATTGAAGTCAGGAAGGAATTCTAAAGACGCAATAGATAAAACTTTTTACGAGCTTAAAAGATTCGTTAAATTAGCTATAGATAATAATCCTAATATACTAGAAGTATTATTTGTAGATGAGAAAAACATAATATATATAAATGAATATGGAAGAAGATTGCTAAATCTAAAACAAGAATTTTTAAGCAAGAAAATGATAAAAACATTTTTGGGATACGCAAATTCTCAAAAAAGAAAGTTGATAACTAAAAAAGCTAATTTAGATACATTATTTAAAATAAAAGATTTTCTTGAAAGGTTTAATTTAAATGAAGGTTTAATTCTTCCAGAGTTAAAAGAAGAACCGGAATTTAAAGAATTATTTATAGTTATATCTAAAGATGTATATGGGATAGGGGAATATAATATAAATAAAAATATAACTATAAAAGAAGCTTTGAAAAAAGTTAATGAAATTATAAAAAATTCTAGCAATAGACAAGAATTGATAAAAGAATATGGTTATGATACAAAATTTGCTTATCATTTAGTTAGGATGTTACTAGAATTATACGAATTAATTACTACAAACAATTTAGTTTTTCCATTAAAAGATAAAGATATGCTTATGAATATAAAGTTAGGGAAAGTAGATATAGATACTTTATTTTCCATTATATCAGATATAGAAATGAGTATTAATAGCATTATAGATTCAAAAGAAAATTTATTAAAAGAAAAGCCCAATTATGATATAATAGAAAAAGAATTAATATCTATATATAAAGATTTTTTAAAATAAAAAAAGGGGATGATGTTATGTTGAAGAAAGCTCTAATAATTTTAATACTTATTTTTAGTTTTGTTGGTTGTGGTAATAAAGTAGAAATATTAGACGAAGATATTTCAACAAGAATTGGATCAATAGTTGATTTTAAGGATATAGAAAATGAAATAAAAAAATCAAAAAATTTAAAGATAGACTATGAAAACGGAATAGCTACAGTTAAAGATAGAAAAGATAAGAATAAAATTATTAACGGGAAGTATTATTTGCTTGGAAACGGTATAATTGAGTTGAATGTAAAAGATAATAAACTAGATAAAGAAATTATTGTGTATGAACAAATACCATATAGTGATAATAACTATAAAACAAAAACTATAATTAAAGTAAATGAAGGAAAATTTATCAATAAAAATTATTCACTGGCAGAAAACGTTTATATAAATTTAGAAAGTTATTTAGAAAAAAGAAGAGTATATAGAAATTTAATTATAGAAACTAATTTTAATTATTTTACAAAAATTATTCCTGAAACAATAACACAAAAAATATTTTCTGAAAAAGATCCATATAATAAAATATTCGAATTAAAAATTGATCCAAAATATAATAAGGAAAAAGAATTAATAAAATTTGACGAAGAAGGAAATAAGATAATAATAATAAAGAATATAGAAGGAACCAATAAAATAGAAGTTGCAGATTTTAAAGATGATAAAGAAATAAATAATAGAATGATAGAAATTAATAGGAGATGATTTGAATGGGGGCTTTCTTTGGAATAATGGCAAGAGTTCTATCAAAATTAATAAAAGCAATATTAGAGTTTTTAGATAAAAAAGTAAATGAAAAAGAGAGTAAATAAAACAAGTTTTAATGAAGGTCTAAGAATAAAACAAGCAGTCTAAGAATAAAAAGAACCGTAGGAACTACGGGGTTAGCTTGGTAAATATAGTTGGCTAACAAAAGCAACTACTTCCCAAGAAGAAGCTCCCACTTCAAAAATTACAAAGTAATTTTAAGTGGGAGAGGTTCACCTAATGATATAAACCTAATAATAAAAACAAAACGAAGAAATATTAATATGACTGTAGAAAATATAAATATTAATAATTTATCAAAAAATAAAAAAGAAAGAAATTACTGATTTGATATATGAAACAATTGAAAAAAGCAAGAAATTATTTTTTCTTGCTTTTTATATTTAAAAAGGAGAAAAAATGGCAAGAAAAATAAAAAATTATAAAAAGAAAGAAAAAAAAATAACAAAAGAAGAAGTGGATAAAAATATAGAAAAAGGAATGATAACTATTTATAATGTATGTGGAAAAGAAGTGTATGAGAAAATGAAGCTTTTAAAACTAGACTCTTCATTAGTTATTACAGAGGCTTTTGATTTTATAAATCAAGCTTATAGAATGTCAATGATGCATAAAACTTCTATAAAAAACGGAGATTATAACAAATTAAAATATAATGTAAATTTATTTTTGAAAAAATATTATAAATATTATAAGCCTAGTATGCCAATGGGATTATATTCTATTTTTTTTATGTTTAATAAAATAATAGAACAATATGCAAAAATGAATGATTATAAAAAATTATTTAAAGATAATTCAAATGATTTATATAATATTAATAATTATTCTGATTTTAATAAAATTTTTAATATAAAAATAGGAAAAAATGATTTTGATCCTATGTATGATAAAAAACAAATGCAAGATTTTATGCATATATCTGAATTACTAAAATATAATTTATCGATTTTAGATAAATATAGAGAAAAACTATTTAATGAAAAACAATTGAAAGAAAATGTATTAAAAGCAATAGTTAATATAGATTTGCTGCAAGTATATAAAAATGATTTCAACACTAATATTATTGAATATGATATGCTTAATAAATTAATGTCTTTATGTCAGGCAGCAAAAATATTTATAAGTCATAAAGTAACATTAGGAAGAATGAAAGTTGTAAAACCATTTGATCTAGAATTAGTAAATGCAGATATAAATTTTATTAAGAAATCTATATGTGAAATAGAATTATTTTTAAATAGAATGATTTTATTTATTTTTCAAGGAGAAGAAATTAGAAATCCATTGTTAATAAAAACAAGAATAAAAGAAATAGAAATAAAAAATACGCCGGCGAAAAAAAAGAGAGCCTAATATACTCTCTAATTTTATAATAATATATTTATCGGATATTATTTATACATTACTCTTTCTACAATTTTTTCTACATTTTTATCTATTTTATCTATAGTTTTTTGCTGATTTTCTATAACTCTATTAAATTCAGCTCGAGTAACATAATAATCTGATAAATTATCTCTACTTTCTTCTAATTTTTGTATTTTATGATTCATATCTTCCAATATGGTATCTCTATTTTTATCTTTTTCATTCATTATTTGAATTTCAGTAGTAATTTTGTTATGTTTTTCATTCAAATCATCTTTTAAATCATTTATTTGGTTTCCTTTTCCTATAACCATATTAATAGCAATAGGAATTACTGTCCCAATAACTATATAAAAGATTTTTTCTTTAATATCTTTTATGCTCATGTAACCTCCACGATTAATTTTTTTAAATATTTAGAGCTACAGTTAAACAAATATATTTGAAAAAACTAAACTACAAAGAGGTTAAAATAAATTATTGTTGATGTTGAATAGAAGATATAGCTTCTTGTATCTTTTGTTCAACTTCTTCTTTTGTATAAACTTCAGTTTTTCTATAAGTATCATTTGTCCAAGTATTAATTTGTACATCAGTAACCATTCTATTATTAGTATTTTGAGTGATAACACTAGCATCATGTTTTTCTGGATGTACATAATTATTTGCATTTTCAGCAATTGAAGATAATTTATTTTTTTCAGTAACTGTAAAATGTTTTTTAGTATCTGTTTCTGTAATATTATCTAATGTATGACTATGAGAAGAATTAGCTTTAGTTTTAAGTTGCTCTAATAAAAATTCCTTAAATTGATCATGAAATTCTTTTAAACCTACTAAATTAATTAATTTCTCTATAGTTATTACTTCTTCTGAGAAAACAGAAGCTATTTCTTCAACATTCGCGATTGGTAACTCTGGTTGATCAACTGATATATTTATATCTTCACTACCATCAAAAGATATTCCATTAATTAAAATAGGGTTTTGTAATTTGCTAGCAGTAAAAGCGTTTCCTTCTAAGTTTCCTTTAACATTAGCACTAAAAGATCCTTCATTATCTCTAATGACTATCGTTCCTGGAATATTATCATAACTAACATTAGGCATATTTGTAGATATATTATGAGCTAATGTTTCTGTAACTATAATTTCTTGCTCTTCGTTAAATTCTTTATTAAAAATAATAGATCCTTTAGATACTGTATAATCTTTTCCAGGAGTGAGCATTAATCCATTTGCAAAAACCTTGGTCATTTGATTACAAACAAAAGTTGCTGGTAGTGTTATAATCTTAGAAGAAACGGATTTTATTGCTATAAATCTTTGCTCTTGTAAAGTTTTAATATGATTTTGTAATTGGGTTATCGAATCTAATTTAATAATATTTACTATATCACTTTTCTTTGAATATAAATAATCAATTAACTCTTTTCTGATAGATGGAGTAGTTTGATCATACATATCATTATCTTTTTTACCTATTCTTTTAATCAAATCATCTAATATTTTATTCATTTCTATATTAGATAATCTAATTTGTTCTTGGGCATTATTTTTAATATCAACAATTTTTTCATTTATACTAGATAATGCACTTTCTTTATTAGATATAATTTCTGACAAAATTCCATCTTTTAAAGAGTTTATAGTATTTGTATGTTCTTCTATTAATGCATTTAACTCAACAAATATTGATTCTTTAAAAGAATTTTGAGAATTTTCAAGCTCTAAAGATAATGTATTTTTATATTCATCTAAATGTGTTTTGTTTTGTTCAACTATTAAATTAATATTTGTAGTAAATTCCTCTAAAGAAGTATTAGAAGCATTTGTTAGTTCTTTAAATATGGAATGAATTGTATTTTTAAACTCTTTTTCTACAATAGCTTCTTTTTCGCTATTTAAAGTTTTTACAACATTAATAGAAATTCTTTCTGGTATAGTTAAAAAAGCTCCAGAAGCTTTATCTGAAACAGCTATTTCCAGATTAAGTTCACCTTCATATATCAAACATTCTTTTGGGATTAATACTGATGTTTTGGCAGATAAATCATTTACCTCTTTTACTAATATAGTTTTTTTAGAATCAGGTATTAAAAAATATAAAAATAATTTATAATTTTCTAATCCTTCTAAAGATAAGTTTAAATCAAGAAATTGAGTATCAAAATCTAGATTTGTTAGAAATTTACTTTCATCTAAAGTTAAAGTATCTAAATTAATTGTTAATGGTATGTGCCTTTCTAATGACAAGATATCACCTCTTATTTTTTCACTATAATAAAAAATTATATAATTTAAAATTTTTTCTTAAATCCTATTTCTGCATTTAAACTATTTTTATCATTAAAGTTAGTACTTGCACTAATTTTTCCATATATTTCAAAATCTTTATCATAATTTTTATAGGTTTTATTTAAACCTATTTCAAATTCATTATTTTTAATATTTATTTCAAATCTTTTTTTTTATCAAATTCATTTCCTATTATATCAACATCTACTGCGTTCTCATCAAAAATATCCTGTAATTCATTTAATAATGCTTCAATAGTTGTTACAATCCAATATTTAGAACAAAAACATTTAGCTAAAATTCTTAAAAAAAAAGGCAAAGTTGAAATTTTATTTTTAATGCTTTCTTCAATAATATTTAATTTATCTTGTCCATTATCAGAATTAAAATATTTTTCTGTTTCTTTTATTGATTCAATTATTAAGTTTTGAATTGCTTTTTTGGTTCTTAATCTATAAAAACTAATTGATATTAGTATAAATAAAAAAGTACATAATATTTCTAATTTATTATTTTTTAAAAAATCTAAAATAACTATCAATATTTTCACCTCTTATTTAAATATTATTATCTCTACTTCACTATCATTAGAATAACTTTCAACTAAATTTATTTTTTTTAATTCAAAATTAATATTATAATGTTTTTTATTTATTAGTTTTATTCCATTGATAAATAACATTATACAAAAATTATCCTGAAATTCATATTCGTCTGGTATATTAATTATAGAATTATTTTTTTCCAAAGTTAAATATATTTCATAAAAATTAATAGATTGAGTTTTTATTTCTATATTTTTGCTTCCATCAAACTCTACTCCATTAATAGTAACAGGCTTTGATAATTTAGACGCTGACACTGCATTAGCATCAGCATCTAATTTATTATTCCATCTTTCTATTTGTGTACTCGTTACAAATTTATTAAATTGATCTTGTACTATCATACTTGCTGGATGTGTTTCTGGATGCACATATGTTGTTTTTTTTAAATATGTTTTTAGCATTGTATGATAGTTTGATAATAAATTAAAATTAATTAAGGACATATATGTGCTCCTTTGTTTATATTTTAAGCAAATAATGATGCAATTTCTTCATCAGATGCTACAACTGTGGCTTGAGTTACAGCAGAATTTATAGCACTATCAGCTTCTCCTTTTGTATAAACTTCTGATTTTCTATAAGTGTCATTCCATCTAGAAATTTGAGTATCGCTTACAAATTTCTTTTCAGAAGTTTCAGCAATTTCATTTGGCTGATGTTTAGAAGGATGCACATAAGGTGCTGCAACGCTAATAGTTCCATCTTCAGCTACATTAACGTTTGCACCAATTTTAACTAAACCGGCTTTTTTAGAACTAGAAACAGGAAGTCCAACTCCAGTTTTAAAATCTTCAACAGTTCCTTGTAAAGAAGATATATCACTTCCATATTTTTTGTGTTCTTTATACATAGCAGCAGACATTAATCCATCTGTATCTTCAGTTACAATACCTGGTGCTAGAATTTCTCCTAATTTTTTCCATCCAGCTGGCTCTGCAGATTCATATACGAAAAGTATATTTTTCATTTCAGTAGAAGGATCATTTACTACTATTGCAAACCACCCATCTTGAGGATCTTCAACTTGATTTAATTCTTCTATTGTTTGAAATGAACCTCTCCAAGTTAATCCAGATGTTACTGTTGCCATTTTGTTATCAACTTCTGATTTAGTATATGTATCATTCCATCTAGAAATTTGAGTATCGCTTACAAATTTCTTTTCAGAAGTTTCAGTAATTACTGAAGCATCATGTTTTTCAGGATGCACATAATTATTAGCATTTTCTGCTATTCCTGATAATTTTGTTCTTTCTAAAAGAGTAAAAAATTTATGAGTATCATCCTCAATTATTTCAGTAGCTGCATGTGTGTGTGTTGTATTAGCTTTTTTAGCTAATTCTCCTGCAAGATAAGCATCATATAATTGCTTATATTTAGTTAATCCTGTAACGTCTATTAGGTTTGTTTTTTGATTTGATTGCATAACATTTCTGTATTGAATCATTTTTTTCTCCTTTTTCTATTTTAATTTTTAAAAATGGCTTCTATTTCTTCTTCTGATGCTATTTCTAAATTTATTTGGCTTATATCAATATCTTTGCTTCCATCAAACTCTACTCCGTTAATTTTTACAGGAGTTTTTAATTTATCACTAGTAGAAGCGTTACCATTTAAGTTTCCATTAATTGAAGTTACCGAGAAAGAACCATTTTCATCTCTTACAACAGTTGAATAAGGAACATTTTCCCAAGTATATTCACTAAAAGTTGGAGAAATTCCTTGAGCTAAAGTTTCTGTAACAACAATTGTTTGAGAAATTGAAGATTCTTTTGTTAAATAAATGATATTTGTTCCTTGAACGTCGAAATAATAATCTTTCATATAATTTAATAAATGACCATTAGAAAATACCTTGGTTAATCCATTTAAAATAAAATTAATAGGCAAAGTTATTTTGGTAACATAAGGTTTTATATCAATAGTAAATTTTTGCTCTCTCAAATTAGAAATATGTTCTTCTATTTTGCTTTTGATCTCTTTTCTTGTTTCTTCAATGATTTCAAATTTTTGTTTTTTTACTGCATCAACAGCTTCTTTTCTAATAGAAGGAGTATATTGATTATACATAGAATCATCATTAGTACCTATTCTTAATATGACATCTTCTAATGTATCATTTATTTCAGAGATAGATTTACTTTTAAGATCATTTATTGAATTTATAATTTTTTCTTGTTGAGAATTAAGATTAGATGACAATGATTTTAATAAAGAAAGAAGTTCATTTTTTTTTGTTTCAAATAATGTACTAATTTCATCTATTGATTGTTTAATGTTATCAGAAATTGATACTTTATTCGAATTAATAAAATTATTTAAATCTTCTTTTGAAATAAAAAGAAAAGAATTTAATTCAGCTAATGATGATTTTAATAAATCATTATTGACTTCTTTTAAATTATTAGATAGAGAAACTTGGTATTCTGATAATTCTTTTTTTAATCTTGTTAATAATACTAGTAGTTCTGTTTCAGTTTCTGAAATCTTTTCTGTACAAATATTATCTATTTTATCTATTAGATCTACTATAGATGTTAAAATACTTTCTCCTGGTATTACAGATTCTAGATTTTCTCCGTTTATAGTTTCAACTATTTCAAGTTTCATTCTTTTCGGAATTGTTAAATATTGATATGTAATTTTATTATAAAATGCTATTTCTATTTTTAACTCTCCAGTAATTATTAATGCAGTTTTTGGAATAGTAATTATAACTTCATTTGTTATTTCTTCTACTTCTTCTGCAACTATATTTTGTAGAGGAAATGGTAGAATAAAGTATACAAACATTTTATAATCAGAAAGATTAGATAAGTTTGAAAGGTTTAATTTTAAAAATTGAGATTCATTATCTAATAAAGTGAGTCTTATCTTATCATAATAAATATCATTCAAATAAATTTTTGCATTTATGTATCTTTCAATGGCAATCACCTCCTATTTATAAAATATTTAGAAGAATTTTATAGCCAATTTATTAATATCATATTTTTGATATAAATGGAAATTTGCAAATATTTAATTGAAATTTTTTATACAAAAAGTTACAATATAAAGATAACTGAAGAGACGATAGTCTATGCTGGATCAGGTTGAGCTAAATAATTTAAGAGAAGAAAATAATAAATTATATGAAGAAAATCAAGAATTAAAACAACAAATTTATGATTTAGAAAACAGAAGAGAAAAATTAATAGATGTAATTTCTAATGGAATAAACAAAAAAGATCCATTAAATGAAATAGATATATTTGATTTAATATTGATATCTTTTAGGAATAAAAATAGTTTTATATCTTATTCAGATTTATTTTTTTTATTTTATAATTTTGAAGTAACAAAAAATGAAATATTTAATGAATACAGATTGATAAACTATCTTGAAAAATTAACTAAAATATTAATAAAATATATATTTTTTTATTATATAATGGGCATATAGAAAAAAACAATTAAAATAAACGATGAAGATAAAAGACCTGATATCGTTGTATCTTTAAATGACAAGAACGAATATAATGATATAGAATTATTAATAGAATTAAAAGTAGGAGTAGATAATAGTATTGTTAAAAGATTTTTATCAGATATAGAAAAAAGTAAAAAATATTATAATTTTGCAATAGTATTAGCATATGACCATATGGAAAATATTAAAAAATATTTAGGTTTAAGAGATTATCAAATAAATAAAAATATGAGATTTAATCAATCTAAATTTTATTTAGATGGCAAAGATGATATTTATTTTGTATTAAACTATGAAATAGTAAACAAATATAAATATTTAGGTTTAAATAATAATAAAAAAAGAAAAATTGAACAAGAGATAGATAAAAGTATAAAATTGGCATTTTATATAGAAAATAAAGACCTCTAATAAAGAGGTCTTTTATAATATAATTTTATTTTTCTTTGATTCTTGAATTTACTTCTGCAGCCTGTCTTACATAGTTATTTGGATATACTTTTTGAAGTCTTTCAAGTTCTTTTTGAGCTTTATCTTCTCCTAAAACTTCATTTAATTTATTAACCATTTCTACGTATTTTCTCTTAGCCATAGCAATACTTGTAGCTTTTTGGCCTTTTTCTAAACCAGAGTAAAATTTTGTTATGTTTCTTAATACATCAATTGTTATATCTTTTTCTAACATGAAAAGCCTCCTTTAATTATATTTATTTATTATCTGCATTTGTTGTTAATAACATTTGAATAGCATCAGCAATATTTATATTTAAATTGCCTAATGTATCTATTTTTTCATTTAATGCTTTTAAAAATTCGTTTTGTTCCTTTATTAATTTTAATCTCTCGTATTCTAATGTTAATTCTGCTTTTGTCATAGCTAATTGACACCCCTCTTTCGATATAGTATATGAATTATCAAATAAATTAATTGAATCGACAACACATTTATGACATACATTGTTACAAATACATTCATTACAATCTTCATATTGATATAATTCTGAACGAATCAATGTATTTTTATCATCTATATTTATAGTATATTTTTGGGGTATATGCAAATCAGTTAATTTATTTATATTCATAATATTCCCCATCAATAATTCTTGATATTTATTAGCATTTAATCCTTTGTGACATGGTAATATATCGCCATTTGGTAAAATAGAAAATTGATTTTTTAAAACCCTGCACATTAGTAATTGTTCTGTATGTAAAAATTCAATAGAATTTATAATACTATCATAAGCTCCATTTAGTAATCTTAACTCACTACAAGTTCTTTGTGTATAATCTTTATATATATAGTTTAATTGCTCTTTAGTATATATTGACAACATATCATTATCTATACTATTTTGAGAAACTAATGAAATTGAATTAAAAAAATCACCATATTTTTTTTTAAATAAAAGAATATTATTTGTAAGAAGGGTGAAATCTTTTAACATTTCAGGAGTCAACACACTATGTACATTAATAAATGTATTTTTTTTAAAATTTTTAATTATATATATAAGATTATTAACAAATATTTCGTATGTACCATTTTTGTTAATGTCTATCCTAGTTTTATTATGCATTTCTTCGTTTAATATACCAGAAAAAACAATTTCTAATAATATATTATTATACTTTTCGCAAAATCTATACAATTTTTCTAATCCTATTAAAGAGCCCTTAAAGCCATTAGTTGTAATAATTATTTTTATTCTATAATCTATATTATCTATAATTTTTTCAAGATAATTAATAATGGTATTAATTCCGTTAACGTTTAATGTTGGTTCACCGCCAAATAAATCTAATATAATTTCATAATCATCTTCTGATTTATTTTTGAAAATAAAATCAAGACTTTTAGTAATAATATCAGCATTCATATATTTTTTTTTATATCCGGCATTTTGTTCAAAACAGTATGTACATCTCATGTTGCAATCTTCTGTCAATATTAAACATATATTATTTATTCTCTTCATCTATAATGCTCCTTAAAAAAGTTCTAAACCATTTTTCGTGGTCATTGAATTTTAGTTTTGGAAAACATAAATTTAATTTATTATTAAATTTATTAAATCTTTTTTTATTTTTTTTATGATACCTATCTAAATTAAAAGTTTCTAAATTATTAGAAATAATATATTTATCTCCTTTATTTAAATAATTTTTAAAATTATATAAAACTTCACATTTTGTAATATATTCACCTTCTATATTTAATTTATATTTATAACAATCTGGATCGTTGTAATTCATATGCTCATAATTGGCTTTGACAATATTAATATTTTTTTTCAAGACAGCCTTAAGTTTATCTTTATATTTAATTAAATAATTTTCATGATTTGTATAACTAAATAGTGGTTTAATTATAATATTTTTATTATATTTAATCAAATTTGATATAATTTGTTCTAAATTATTAATAACATCTTCGGTTAAAATAATATTAAAGGCTTGAATTTTATTTAAATATATAGAAAATTTAGCATCATTAATCATCTTTAAACTATCTATAGAAATGCGTATATTAAAATTATTATTTAAAACGTAATCGTTCTTGATTAATCCGTTTGTTGTAATATTTAACGTTTTAAAATATTTAAACAAAAAATTATAATCTTGATTTAAATATAATAATGGTTCTCCTCCAACAATATTATCAATGCTATCTATAAACATATAATTGTTTGAAAGAAATATTTCAAATTTTTTTAAATCTAATTCTGACATATTCCTTTTTATTTCGAAACAATAACTACATGCTTTGTTGCATTTTTTACCTAACACAAGATGTATATTATATAATTTTGTTTGGTTTTTTTGTTCATTAAAATTATTTTCTAACATTCTCATAATATTATACATACGTCTACATTTGTATTCTTGAATATTTTTTCCATTATAATCAAAATTGCATGGACGGCAAATATTTTTAAATAAGCATTCTAAGCATTTATTATAATAGGATATGTTAGATTTACAAAACAAACATTTTTGATGGATATCTCCATTAGGCTTTAAAGCAACTTCGCAACTATCCATACAATTATTCGCATCCTTAAAAAATGATATAGTTTCAGAAAATGTTTCTAATGGATGGAATAGTCTATAAATTTCTTCAGAAAAGAAAGATGGATAATTTAAACTGAATAAATATATATCTTTTAATTGTTCATACTGATAATCGTTAGCAGCTGCATATTGTGGAATAAATACTAAGTTTATATTTTCGATATATTCATAAAAGTGTTTAAATATTTTTGTAAAATATATATTTAAATTTTTTAAATTTGGTATAACTGAATGGACAGAAAATAATATTTTTTCTGATTTTAATTTATTTATTTTTAAATATATAGATTCATTACTAATATGTTGTTTTAATTTAAAAATATTATAACTTACAATAAAGCGTATATTATCATACTTTTTAAAAAATATAGTGTCATCATCTGATAAATATTCTAAATTTGTAAAAATAATTATTTGTTTAAACTTATCAGTATAATTAGTTATAATATAGTATAATATTTTTTTAAATAATAATGGTTCTCCACCAATAATATTTAGTTTTTTTTCTTTTGAAACATTATTTTTTAAAAAACAATCAATTTTATTATAATCCAATGCACATTTATTAAAATTTCCATTTTGATAACAATATTCACAATTTTTATTACAAAATTCAGAAATTTGAATTAATATATTCTTCTGCACTAAATTCACCTCTTAAATAAATATCATTTTCATTATTAACATGATGTAAATATTTAATTGGAATAATCTTTATATTTTTCTGTATTTGAATGATACTAGAAGATAAAATATCTACATTATCTAAAATTTCAAATTCTATAATATTATTCTCAAATATAGAATATTTATAGTTTTTAATTTCAACGTTATCTATATATAAATATTCTTTCATTAAAATTGAATTAGAATAATCACTTTTGATTTTATTGAAAATTAAAAAATCTATATTTATTTTATCGCTATTTTCCTCTATAACTCCGTTAATAATCATCAATGTTAAAATATAGCTATCTACATACTCTTTTATTAATGATATATTTTTATTAGAAATTAAAATTGGCAAAAGTATATAAATTTCTTCCCACAAATCAATTTCTTTATTTAATATAATATATTTAATATTATTTTCATCTATTAGAGTAAATTGTGTATTTTTCAAATTATTAATAACATTAATTAGTTTAATATAATAGTCAAATTCTTCGTTTGCTAAATATTTCATACGTTCATTATTGTTCTTATTATATTTTAAAGTTATCAATACTTCATTATTATACATTAATTGTAATTCCATCTATAACCTCCATAAGTAATTAATATATTATATAACTATGCTCCTGATTTACCACAATGACCAGTACAAAGACCAGTACAACTACGATTACAACTACCAGTACAACTACTAGTACAACTACCAGAACAACTACCAGTACAACTACCAGTGCAATTCCCATAACATGCACAATAATTTTTTATATTATTTGCTTGTGTAATAATATTACCAGTAATATCAGTAATAGTTGTTCCATTAGTAACAGTAGTTATGCTTCCAGTCCATCCACATTTATTTTTTGCTTCTGTCAGTTTAGTAGCTATATTATTTATATCTGTAGCTTTACAAGTATTTCCAACTGTCGTAGTAGGAGTATCTTGAGTAAGCCCCCATTTAGAACGAGCTGCATTTACAGCATTTTTTATTTCATCTATTCTAGTTTTTAAAACTTTATCTCCAGCGGCCATATTCTACCTCCATTATTTAATCATTATTTAATGAGTATTTTTACTAATCCTATTTCTTTAAAATTTTTATCTTCTAAAGCATATCCTATTTTAGAATAATTATCAAATCCATTGATTTCTGATACACCAACACCTTTAATGTCACTTAAAACTATAACATCTCCTTTTTTTACTGGACCTACAACTTTACATTTAACTCTGCCAGCTAATCCAACCGGAATAAATTTTTTTATATTATATTCAAAATAATCTTTATCCGCCGGCGGATTTTCTCCACCTATTAAATGAGCAAAACTATCAGAATGAACTCCAACTACACAATTGTTTTCTTTAGAAGCTTTGATGTATTTTTCTTCATTTGATGAGTAATCTAAAGAGATAATATCTCCTGGTTCAGTCTCTTCTCCTCTTTCGAAAAATTCAGCATAGTCATTCCAAACCGCATTATATACTTTTGAAGCTTTTAATCCACTTGGTGATAATGTCATAATATTTGAAGTAGAACCTCCAACATAAATATTTACTGTTGTTCCATCATTTAAAAATTCAATTGATGATTTTTTAACTCCATCAACTAATTGAGTAATAACTGGATGAGCAGTAGAACCTGATGCTGGTGTATTTATAGTTAATCCACTGGCATTATTCCCCGTTCCAGAGAACCATGACCCAGATCTTACTGATGTATATATTGTACTTTTAGTAGCTCCATTTGTACCATACGAAATATTACCAGTAATAGTTCCTCCTGCTGCAGGGAAAGCTCCTATTTCAGATAAACTCCAAGAAACATTTGCAGACCCATTAACTGATTTTCCACTATTACCTATAGTTAATGTCCTAGCTGTTCCCCAGTTTGATGTAGTGATATTAGCACTACCATTAAAGCTTGTTCCATTTATTGTTCTTGCTGTTTGTAAAGTTGTTGCAGTTCCAGCATTACCACTTACTGTTGTTTGTAATGGATGAACATGGTCTTCCCTAGCAACCTTTGAGCTTGTTCCTACAGCTGCAGTTCCAGCAGCTTTCCCAGCAACAGTGGCATAAGTAACATGTGTTCCGTGCGATATAGGTGCATAAACACTATTATGGTTATGATTAGATAATGCATAACTTCCTGAAGGTTGTTTTCCGTCTAATGCTTTTTCTATTTTCCCTATAGCTGTATTAAGACTATCTGATACAGATATTGCTGATGTAGAAGAAGGTTTACTATATCCGGTCATAGCATTTATTGTATTACTTGATTGATTGTGTGCAGAAGGAGTAAAAGAAGAAGGTTTGCTAGTAATATTTGTCCAAGAATGACTATGGCTATCGTTACCAACAGTTGTGGTTAATGTTACATCTGAACTTCCATCTATACTTACACTTCCTGTTACATCTCCATTTAATGTAATAGTTCTTGCGGTAAACCATTTACTAGAAGTCCCTGAATTACCACTTATAGTTGTTTGAACAGGATGAACATGATCTTCTCTTGCAACTTTACTACTAGTCCCAATACTTGCTGTTCCTGGAGCTTTAGCAGCTATAGTTGCATATGTAACATGTGTTCCATGTGAGGCAGCAGCAGCTCCTATACTTGCTGGAGTAATATTTATTGACTTGGCAGAACTTCCTGTATATGCTCCTTGAGAAGTCCCATTTAAACTAATAGTTAAAGCATGAGGATTAGGCATGGTACTAGGTTTTCCTGTTACTCCACTCCAAGGAACTTCTGTTGCACTTCCTGCAGTATAAACTTGATATCCAGCTTCTTTACTTAATTGAGATTCATCTACTACTAAATACATTTTGTTAGTATTTATTACTAATACTGTATCTCCTAGTTGTACACTATTAGTTGTTAATGCAAATCTAGCACTATCGTCTTGTACCTTTACCAATCTCTCTAAAGCACCTTTAGGCAGTCTAGCTATATCTATTGTACCACTTGTAATTTTACTTGCATCTAAACTAGTAATAGTTGAATTAGAATGCGTATGACTATCATTTCCTACAGTAGTAGTAATCGAAATATTTCCAGAACCATCAAAATTGGCATTACCAGTAACGTCTCCAGTTAGTGCTATATTTCTAGCAGTTTTTAACTTAGATGCAGTAGAAATATTTCCTGTAATTTCACTAGTTATTACTTGTGCATATAAACTATTTTGTAATGGAATAGAAGTAGAACTAGAAACTGCTTGATAAAAATCTTTTCCAGCTACACATATAATATCATTTAATTCGATATAAGGATTAGCTTTCATTGTTTCGATAGTCTTTTCTCTTATCCATGATTCAGTATCTCTTTTATTTTTTAAAATCATATATATTCTCCTTTTTTAATTTAGCATTTTTGAAGAAAAACATATAATAGTAAAATCAGTCTTTCTGATAATTGGAATTCTAAATACTATTTTATTTTCTTCTTGATTTAATGTATAATGTTCATTGTGTAGGATCAAAGTGCCATCTAGAAAAACTCTATTATTTAAACTTAAAACAATATTAGGCGGTAAGACTATTTCTGTAGTATTTGGATTTAATGTCTCAGAATATTCAATTTCTTCTATAGAATTAATAAATTTTTTTACTTCAGTTATAACAAATTCTAATGTTTCCGTTTGCATGTTTTGAACAAAAGTTTTTATAGAATCAATAGCATCCTTTCTAACAGAAGGGACTTCGTCGTTATACATCGAATCATCATTTATTCCTATTTTATTGATAGAATCTTCTTTTATAGTTAAAATTTCTTCAATTGAATTATTTTTATTTTCTAATATTGAACCAATTGAAGATGTCTTGTTATTATTAATTAAGTTCAATGATTCTTCAGTTTTATTTTCCAATGATGTTATTAGTTCATTATTAGTGTAATCAATTAATTGTTGCTTTAATTTATTATATTCATTTGTTAATGATACTAATAATTGATCAATCAATTCACTTAATTGTCTTGTTTTTTCTTCAATAATAGAATTTATAGCAGAAACAAATTCATTATACTGTTCTATTCTATAATCCTCTAATTCATTTTCAAATCCAGCAGTTATATTCATTATATTAGATAATATTTCTTGTTCTCTAGTTGCCATTACTGAGAAAAAATTAGTTAACTTAATTGTGAATTCAGATAAAATTTCTTGCTTTATTCTATTTAAATCTAAAGTAAAATCATCTTTCGCATCTTCAAATTTTTTCAACAATTCATTAGATTTAGTAACAAGTTCTTGTTCAAGAATTGCTTTTTTTTCTTCCATAGATGTTTCAATTAATTCTACTAAATTGTTTATTTCAGCTTTAGCTTTTTCTAATTCTACTTCTATAATATTTTTTATAGTAGTTTCTGTTCTATTTATTTCATTTATTGCTGAATTTTTATGTTCGTTAATTTCTTCTTTAGCTCCATTAATAAAATTGTTAATAGTAATATCTATTCCTGAGATAGTTTCTTTTATGTCTTCAATAGCTTTTAGTTTCATATTTAAAATATTCTGTACAGAAGTTTTTTCGGCAGAATAAATATTATCTATTCCTTCTAAAGTTTTGTTATTTATATCTATAAAAGACTTATCTATCATATTTTGTAATTGAGATACATAATTTGTAAATTTACTTTCAAGTTCGTTAGAATTGACATTAATCTGAGAGATTATTTCATTTTTCTTTAAAGATAATTCTTCATTTATAGAATTAGAAAAAATATTATTGATATATTCTATTTCATTATTAAATGAGTTCTTTACATTTTCTTTTATCTCATTTAATTCTGAAATAAAAGAATCTATATTAGATAAATTTTGTATATCAGTTTTAAATTTTTCTAAAGAAGAATTAATTTTAGAATCAGTTTTCCTTATAACTGTATTATATCTATTTGAAATAGAATTATTAAATTCTAAAATTTTTGAATCTATTTCTTCATAAGATTTATTTTTAAAACTATTGATATATCCAGTTATTTGTTCTTTGTAAAGAGAGCAATCATATTTAATTTGTTTTTCTAAAACGACTAATTCTGATTTTAAATTATTAAACAAAATTATAAGCTCTTCTTTATAGTTATCATTCAAATCACAGCACCCCCATTAATATTTATATGTTACAAAAAAATTAATTTTATTTTTTATTTTATTACTTATGAAATATACTTTGTTTTCTTCCAATGATTGAATATGAAATGGAGTAATTATAGTTTCTCCGTTTTCAGATACAATAAATATATCATTAACTGAAATTGGGTTGTTTTTTAAAGTTATAGTATAAATATTACTATTAGGGGTAACAATCATATTATCAACATATTCATTAATTATTATATTTTGAGGAGTTTCTGATTTAATTATTAAATATAATTTTTCAAGGACTGACAAAATTAATTCTTTTGTTACAGAACCACTCTTAATATTTTCAAAATCTATCGTCATTGATTTATCTCCTTTCCGTATATCTTTGTTTGTAAAGATATATTATTATTTATATCAAAAAACTCTAATAAATATAGTTCTTCAAAACCAAATGTATTACTTACATTTATATTTTTTTTTACTAAATAGTTATTATTTATAAATTCACTTTTTATATCATTTCCTATATCATTTATTACTTTTGAATAAGTTTCTTTATCGTATAAATATAAAGAAGTGTTAGAATCATTTACAAAAATAAGATCTGTAAATTTATTTAAGTTTGTAAGTTTTCTAACTATATATCCATATTTATTCAAAACACTTGCATCAGATTTTTTATATACTTTAATATTTTTTATATAATTTGTAATTTCTTTATTGCTAATTATATAAAATTTATTATATTTAACATCATTTTGAATTTTAAATAACTTATTAGATTTACTGTCTATATTATTAAAAATTAATTCTAATGTATTATCTTCCTTTGAACCAAATATAGAAAAATTAATTTCATTATAAAATTCAATAAATATATCTTCTATACATTCTAGATTTCCAAGATGAATAAAAAAACTATTATTATTTATATTTTCTATTCTGTAATCAATTTGAATCAAACCATAATCATCTTTTATATAAGATGAACCGTTATCTAAAATATTTTTATAATAAATAATATTATCATCGAATACATAGTTATAATTATCGTTTAATTCAAACATATTTAAAAAAGATTGCCCTTTAGTTGATAAAGAATTATTTATTTTATTGTATTCTTTATCTAAATTTATACTTTCAGTTTCTAAAAGCTTTAAATAATTTTCTAAATAACTATCAATAAATTTAAATTTATTATCTATATCTTCTAAAGTTTTTAAAAAATCATTTAATAATTTTATATTTATCTGATATGTATTATTTAAGTATTCTTTAGTATAATAATCAGCTAATCCAAATAGTTCGTTATCTCCAATACTTGTATTTTCATAAATATTATTACTTTTAAATGAATGTTTATATTGCTCTAAAAACATAATTCACCTAACCTTTTATTGATAAATCAAACAACATAGGAGTATAATACTTAGAACTTATTTGTTCTTTAGCAGTTTCATAATTTATCTCAAAAGATATTTTGTAATCATTTAAGAAAAAAGGGATATATACATTGTTGTTAATTACATCAACATAAATATTACAAAAACTTGGATTTTTTGATAGTATTCCTACATCATCATAAAATTTCATTTTTTTAACATTTTCATTTTCCTCTTTAATTAGGAAAATATATTTTTTATCCAAAAAATATAAATTATCTTTTTCTATAATAAAATCACTTATATTCACATTTGCATTTTTTAATTTTTCTTCAAATAATATATAAGAACTAAAAGGAATGATTATATCTACATCTTCTATTTTCCCATCTAAATTTAATTTATAAGATGTTTTAGTTTGATCGTTTGAAATCAGAGAAGATAAATCTAAAGATACATTATCGCTTATAGATACTTCATTTACTTTAAAATTTTCATAATCTGATTTAATTTTAATTATAAAATTGCTTGAATTAGATAATGAAAAAACTGATTCATTATTATTAAATTTTATTTCTTCGAAATCAATATTATTTTCTGAATAATAAAATTTTAATGGTATATTTTCTTGAGAATTTTTATAGATATTAAAAGAATTTATTGAGTTGTAGTTAGAAAAGGACAAAAGAGTGTAGTTTGAATTTCCTTCACTTTTATATTCATTTGTATATAAGATACACAAATCATTTTCTGAATTAATAGTGTCGTTGAATATAAATCTTATTTTTTTTATATTCTTAGGAGTAAATAAAAAGTTATTTAGAAAAGAATTAGAAACAAATCTATTATAAAATCTAAAAAAAGATTCATAAAATGATTCTTCAAAATCATCATAATATATAAATATATTTTCTGGTATTATAGGAACTCCTTTAGAGTTATAAAACGAATATTCTAGCTCGTTATATATAATTTCAGAATTAAAAGAATAAATAATTTCTTTTTTATCTGAATTAACTTGTTTTTCTAAAAAATAATTAGCTGTTCTTTTTATAGGTTTTTCTACCAAAGCTCCATTTTTATTTATTTCAAATCCATTTAATTCTAATAGATTGTTTTCGTTAATAAAATCAACAAATTGAATATATTTAAAATATTTATTATCCATTAGCGATTTTATTTTATTCTCTTTTTCAGTAATTTCATTAATTACTGTGCCAAATTGATTTTCATTTCTTATTTGCTTTTTATTAATTTCTTCAAGCAATAATTCAATTTTGGTTTTATTTAAAGCTATATTTTTTATAGTTTTATTAATACTATTTAAATACCTGTTTATTACTTCTTTATTCATATAAAATCACCAATTTTTTCTTAATATTTTTATCAAAATTCATTTTGTCATCAACTGCTTCCAACTCTATTTTAACTATTTTTTTATTTAATTCAAATTCAAAAGAATTTTCTCCAGGTTGATATTTTATTAATAATTGTTTATCTTGTATAAGTTCTCTATCTAATATTAAATAATCATTTTTAAAACCATATTCGTGGTTATAATTTAATTTTAGTTCTTTTCCAAGTTGGAAGCCATTTTCGTTATATATGCAATTATATATATAAATAGTATTTTTATTAGCAACTTTAAAAATACTTTTACTTTTACCTTCATCAAAAAATTCAGAATAAAGTCCATAATAGTTATATGGCAATATATTATATTCTGAAATAATATTATCATATGTGTAAACTCTCATTTTATAACTTAAAGGTAATTCATAATTAAAATTTTCGAATTCTATTTTTACTTTCTTAATATAAGAAGTTTTAGAAAAATCTATATTATTATCAACAAAATTTATTTTATTATAAGAATTAGAATTATTGTATAAATCTATTAAATTATCTATTTTTCTATTTTTACTTTCGATTAAAGAAGAAAATAAATTTGAATTTTTATTAGTATTTTTTAGCCCTAAACAATAAGTTATTTCTTCGTTTAAATTAGTTTTACAGCAACTAATAATATCTACCAAATTTTCTATATTCAATGATTCACATATTATTTGCTTTTCAGTAATCCATTTTTTAATATTATTTTTTTCTGCTTCACTTTTAAAATTAAAATAAGTACTCATATATACTTCTCCTTTTTTTAAAAAAGCCCTAATTATGATTAGGGCATTATTGTTTATAAAGTTTCAAAAGTAGTTATTTTGAATTCCCATTCTAAGTTTAAAGATAACTTATCTCCTATATTCAAAATATTCCAATTTTGATTTTTATTTTTTTCTCTATAAAAAATTACTTCTGAACTTTTTTTGCTAGGCATTGAATTTATTATAATGTATTCATTATCTGAATCTATATGACAAATTGCCTTTTTATCTCCTATATTAATGGAGTATTTTTCTTCAACCTTTGAAAAAATATGAAAATTATCAGCATAACTTAGTACATCTTCTATCTTTTCAATTCCGTTCTTTTTTGCTTTTACTACAATATTATATCTAGCTAAATTATAACTTGCAATTTCATATCCTTCTTGTACAAGCATATTATTTAAATAAATAAAATATTGTACATTTGATAATTTATTTTCTATCATTAATCTAATTGGCAAATTAAACGTTTGTCCATTAGTTATTCCACTAAAAATAGGTTTAGGTATTTTATCAGCAAACACATCAATATATGAATAAGAAACATCACTAGTATTGATGTATTTTTCAATTAATGAATCTCCATCTGTGGTTTTAACAAATATACCATATCTTCCATCTACAACTGGATATTCGACATCATCATTTATAATTTTTTCTATACTATTTTTTATTTTTTTAGAATACCATTTTTCATTATCGAAAGAATAATATAAATATTTAGCATTAGGGACATCCCCTATTGTTACACTCCATTCTAATTTATTATTATTGTCAGTTATAGTTTTATTTTCATAAAATTTAACATCTGGAATAAGTAATTTAGTTATACTTAAATTTATCTCTATTTTGCTAATATTTGAGTATATTCCATTATAGCTAACCCATCTCATATAAAGATATGTTTTTGAATTTATATCTTTTATGACATTATCAGGATTAATTATAAATCTACTATCTATTACTCTAATCCAATTGAATCCATCATATGATACTTCATAATGGTTTGCATCTTTTATATGATTCCAACTAATAATATTATTATCTAATGTAATTTTATTATTAATAATTTCATACTCTATATCTATTGGAATATCTAAATTTATATTAAATCTAAAACTATTAGAGTTAGAGCTTCCATATACATTCAAACCTTTAATTGTTAAATTGTAATAACCATTAATAAGCCATCCATTTTGAATTAAAGGTATAGTTAAATTCCTATCTGAACCAATATCTACAAAATCATTTTTTTGAGGACCAACAGGCAATAAAGAACCATCACTAGATGGCATATATGATTCAACTATCTCTACGCTTCCATTTTCTAAAATTTTAATTCTATCTAATTTATAATAAAAATGATTAACATCTTCATTTGTTAAATTCCAACTAAAATTAAGTTCTCTATCATTAATTAGATAATAAATTTTATTATTAAAATCAAATGTTGGCAGTAACTTAATATCTGTATCTATATTAAAATAATAATATAATATATCAGTTCTGTTTCCGCTTTCTTCTTCTAAAATATATTTAATAAATTTTTTACCATCGCTATCAAATGATAAGTTCTCTATGTTTATACCATAAATTAGTTCAGAATTATAATCTATGTATCCTACTCTTATTTTATTCCAAGTTTCAACATCTTCGTTATTTTCATCTAATGAATATAATACAGTAGATACATCTCCATTACATAAAGCGACTAAATCAATAGTCTTTGAATTGAATATATTATTATTCAAAAATAGTAATTCTCCATTTATTCTAGTATCTATATAAAATATTCTGTCTATGTATAAAGATTCTCTTCCTAATGGGTCTATGCAAAGTATAGAAATTGAATATTTCCCATCTCTTATATGAGTTATTTTATCATTTTCAGTTAAACTATTTAGAACTTGTAAATAATTATCATTTGAATTAATATTAATTTCATATGTAGAACCTAAAGGATTATAATTCATTCTTAATTTAAAATTATTAATAATAAATTTATCTTTATGTTCTTCAAAGTTTAAAATGTCTGAATAATTGTTATTAGTATCATAAATATAAGAAATGCTATTTGAATTTAATCCAAAGATATTAGAACCATTATTGGTATTTGGATTAAGGATAGAAATCTTAGGATTTCTTTTAATGTAAACTATATAGTAAGTATAATAACCTCTATATGCATTAGAGTTTCCATACTTATCTATTGTAATGAATCTTAATTCCCAAACTCCTTCAATAGGATTTTCAACATTTGCTTTATCTAAAATATTTGTAAATTTATACATTCCTATTTCTGTAGGTAATGGTAAATCGCAAGAATATGTATTTCCATCAGGGGATATTAATTCTATTGAATATCTTTGTCCTTCAATTTCTGGAGTATCTTCGTTATCAAAAATGTCAACACTATGAATTGTTTCAAATTCTATTGAGTTTATATCATTTGTATAAGAATATTCATTATATTGTTTAGCATTTATAACGTTATTATTTTCTGTTTTTTTAGCATATATAGGATAAGATGAATTAGAAGTTCTATATACTTCTACAGGTTTTGATTCAAAAGTATAATCTTTTAATCCTTCTAAATGTTTTAAATTATATTCGTATACAACTAAAATATATATACCTTCTTTGTATTTAAGATATTCATCTTGAATAAAATTAATAGAAAGTTCATGATTTTGTTCAGTAGATGAGTCATTTATATAATAAGGAGATTCAACTTTTACTGGTGATGTTTCTTGATAATTAAGTCCATCATCTGAATATTTAAAATAGTAATAAAATCCTTCAGAATCTTGAGATTTTTTAATATTCCATATAAACTTTGAATCAACTTTATTAGTAAAGAGAACTTCTGGTTCAATTTTAATTTCAGAAATTAATTTAAAATTAAATTCAAATGGATCAGATTGATTTCCAAAATAATCGTAAGTAACTACTTTGCAATCATATTCTCCGTTTTCGATTTCTGTATTATTATTTAAAACTATACTTCCGTCTTCTTTTGAAGCTATAACGACGTAATCTGCGTATTCATTATATAAAGAATTAGTTTTTTTTAAGAAAAAATGAGCTTCTTTAAAATTCCAACCAGCATATTTTTCAGATTGTTCATTATTAGTAATAGTTAATTGGAAATATTTTTTATTAATTATAATTTTGTCGTCTTTTTCATAATAATCTCCAGGATTAATTATTACATATGGAGTTTTAGGTTTATCATTAGAAGCTAAAAAAGTAAATTGCTTTTCTTCAGAAGCTATTCCTTCGGAGTTAAAAGTTCTTATCTGCAATATATTTTCGCCCTCCTTAAATAAATTTCTTTTTATTTTTATTATATTATCATCATATGAATTTCCTAAAGGTTCGTGTATTTCGCTTATAACTTCAGAATCATTATTTATTAATTTATATTCGAATTTATAAAAGTTAAAATTTCTATAATATTTTATGAAAAAATAATTATCTGTATTTAGATTCATATAATAATAAAGACTTTTGTTATTATTATCTATATTTAATTGATTTCTTAAAGCTTTTCCTGTAAATGTTTTATATTTTTCAGAATAACTTCTCATTACTTGTATTGGTGTAGGATTATTTAATTTATAAAATTCTCCAATAGTTCCTGTTTCTCCAAACTGAATATTTTGATTTCTACCAAAAATTAACCAATCTTCACTTACTTCTCCTATATAGTTTTCATATAACGCAAACTCTACAAAATTTTCTCCAACTTTTATATTCCAAGCATTATAAATTTCAACAGTTATTTTGTATTTGTATCCAGATTCACAAAACCATAAATTCAAATTATAGTTATTAGTTTCTCCTAAATCAATAAAATCATTATTTAAACCATCGTATGAAACAAGACAATCATATGGTTTTTTTAAAAAAGTTTCATTATTTCTTGGAAAATCATATTCTATTTCTTTGTTATAATCAGGATATTTTTCATCAAATTTAGAAACTTCTTGATCTAGAATATAATTTTTATTCCATATATTTAAATATTCATCAAGAAATGCTTTAATATTCTTTACTTCAACTTTTATTTTTGATGTAAATTTACAATTAGGAGTAGACCAAGTTATAACCCCATCTTTATGAACATCTAAAGATTTAGAATAATCAATTACTGGATTAAATTTTTCCAATTTATTAATTCTTATGTAGTTTGGTATCTTGATATCAAATATTTTATTAAAATCATAGTTACTACTGTAAAATAATTTTAATGTTATTTCATCAGAATTATTATTAAATTTAGAAAAATTTTCTATAACGAAATAATCATTTGAGTAATAATATACAAAATCTCCTGAAGAAATTTTATAATTTAATTTTTCTTTATTTGTTTTATTTAATTTTATATATAAACAATCTTTATTGTAATCATATTTATGCTCATAAGAAATGACTTCGTTACTAATAAAATTTAATTTGTATACAAATTTATCTTCTATAATCTCATTGTTTATTGAAGAATCTTTTAATTTATAATGTATATTTAATATTTTATTTGATAGTTCTTTTTTTATTATTATATTTTTAGAACTATATTTATAACCATTATATTCTAAATCATATTCAATTAAAAAAGGATAATTATATTTAGGTGCGACACTTAATTTTATATAATTTTCATCAATTACTTTATTTACAGAGAATTCAATCTGTTCTCTAATAATTACATTAAATTGTCCTTTATATATGACCTCTTTATTTTTTTCTAATATAATGTTATATATTTCACTGCTATAATTTAAATCTGATATTTTTATTAAAGCCTCATCAGAATTTATTCTATAAAAAAGTTCCGCTTGATGTATATCTCCATAATTACCTTCTATATATACTTTATAAAGAGAAGTTCTTTTACTTTTAATTAAATTATTTCCAAAATTATGTTTAAATATTTTTTCAGATGTTTTAATGTTGTGAAACATATTATAGTCTATATATATAGTTTGAAAAGAATCTCCAAAATAAATATTTACAAAATATAAATCGTTATAAGCTTTTAATTCATCATTAGGTAACTTTATCTTCGTTAATTCTAATTCTTTTTTATATATTAATAAATCGTTATTATATATCTGATTTCCTGATGCAGGAACTTCATCAATATATGATGAGTCCCAGCTTTTTTTTATAATATATTTGGTTATATCTGAATCAAAATTTGTTATAACTAAATAGTATAAATTATCTACTTTTTCTACTTCGATTTTCAAATAATCACCTCTTTTATTTATTGCATTCTACATTTAGCTTCAAATAATTTATAACAGAGACTCCGTATCTTTCTCCCCATATATGTGCTACATAGTAGCCTACATCTAATGTCCAAGATATCTCTGCTATTACGGGTTCTTTAAAGTTATTTGAATAAAATACATAATTGTTTATGTATTTTTTCGAATCTCCACCTAAATAATCCCACATAACAAATGTTTTATTTATAATAATACTTCCATCTAATTTTTTTATTTTTACATATATATTCCCTGTTCTACTACCATTATTTCCTTTGTGCGAACCTTCAGGTCTACTAGTGCATTCGAAACTCAAACTAATATTTTCTATAACTTTTGTAGTATAACTACCACTTTCTACAGTTTGATATGTGTAATTTTTATTTAAAATAAAATTTTCAAAACCTAATTTATCAACTAAATAATATTTTTTGGAATCTTTAGTTGCAGTTATTGTTTTATAACTTGGCTTCTGAGTAGATAATTTGCCATAATAGACATTATTACTATTAAAAATTTTAATAGCAGGAGTAGTCCATTTTATTGTACTTAAAATAAATTCTTTGTTATAAATATTATTGTTTAAAGAAATTGATTTAAAAATTTCTTTAGGAGGATCATAAGGGACTTTTGGAGTACCATTCCAGGTCCCTGATGTCCACCAAGGTCTAGTTCTATAACCAGAAGGTATATCTAATACAATTACCCATTCTTGTAATATATCATCATATAATTCAACTCTCATAGAGGCATTACCATTACCTGCACCTTCTGCATCTAGATATCTAACAAATGTAACTGTATTTACATCTCCGCTAAAATTATACGGCAAAGTAAATTCTTTAGTAGAAGTTCCATTTTTGCTAGCACAAACATAATGATCTCCACCATATAATTCAAATATTGTTTTATTAGAGCTATCTTTAATAACTACACTTTTTGTTCCATAATTTTTTTTCAATCTCCAACCAACACAAGTAAATTTTATTTTAGTAAAAGCCATATATCTCCAATCATTCTATTGTTAATGTGTAGCCATTTATTATAAGTTTTTGTATATTTGCTGTATTACTATTTAAATTTACTATAGTTGCAGTTGTTGATTCTAAATTATTGGTTTTAATTTTATTAGTGTTTGAAATATTATCTGTTGTTAAGGATGTTATGTTTGAATTTGAAGAAGATAAGTTTTGAATAGTTGAATTTTTAGAAGTTAGTGTATTAGTTACATTAATCGTTGAACTTTCTAATGAATTTGAATTTATTTTATTATAAACATTTATGCTTTTTAAAAATGTTGCATTTTCTTTAAAACTAGACATAGATACTGTTAGATTATTTATGACAGCATTGTTAGAAACATTGATATTTTTACTAGAAAATTCGTTACCAGAGGCATTAGTATAATTAAAATTATTTGCATTTAATTGAGTGAATAAAGTATTCCCTTTAACTGTTCCTCCAATTTCTATATTTAAATATGGATGTTTATGATTAGCTAAATCATATACTCTTTTTAAGTCAGCTACGTTTGCAGCTTTAGAAGAATCATCAATAATAGAATTAGATAAATATACTATTCCTTTTTGGGTATTAGTAGCACTAGGTATATTTTTTATTTCTGAAAACAAATGTGTATGACCAACTAAAGAAAAGGAATCATCAATTATATCTTCTATATTTTTTATTTTATTTTCAATAATATTAGCTCCTTTAGTTGATAAAGCTGTATAAGAATTATTGCTAGAAGAATTATCAGATATATTTAAGATACCCTTAATTAAACTTGTTCCAGTTTGTATGATTACTTGACCGTTTTCATTTGTTTTTACATAAGAATAAGGTTTTAAAATATTAAAACTAAAATCTTTTGTTAGTATATTATTTTTCCCATATAAATCAACATCATCTTTAGAACTATTAGAATTTAAAATAATAATTTTTTTCAAATTAACTCCGTTTCCTGTAATGATAAATTCGTTTATATTATTAGTATTAGAGTTATCTTTATTAACATATTTCATAAATTTATTATCTTTAAAAATAAAAATATCAGAATAATCGTTGTAAGCATTTATTATTATTTTTATATGACCAACTTCTTTTTCGTTGTTAAAAAATATTTGTTTTCCATTATTTTTAAAATACCCTATATGAGTTGAATTGTAAGTGTTATCTAAATAAGCTTCAAGTATTAACGTCTTATTAAAGAAAGAAGGAAAATTTTCGAATACTATTTTCTTATTAGAATTTAATTGGATATATTTATTTTCTATCAGTGTACCGCTATTTGTTGAAGGAGTAAAATTATTATAAAAAGTTTGCCCTTTTGAAAAATCTATTGAAACATCATAATTATTTATTTCAACAGAACCATTATTTGATAAAATTTTATTTATATCAACTTCTCTAAATGAGAATGGTATATTGTTAATTACATTAACTAAATTGTTTTTTGATATAGATAATAAAGAAGAATTAGAATTAGTAAGTATTTTTGAATATTCATCAATGTTTTTATTCACTATAAAACTAATTGAGTTTGAATTTATTTTGTAATAATTTATAGAAGAAATTCCATCATATATTCCAAAATAAGTATCGTTAATTGGTATAATTTCGAATCCAATATTATTTACATTGAGATTACTAATTATATATTTTTTAAATTCGAAATTAGATTTATTAATAATATAAACCTCTGATAAATCGTCTATTATTATTAAATAATTATCAGATGTTGATACTACAATTGGATTAATATTAATTTCTATTTCTTCAAAATATGTATTTTCATTATTATATATGTTTCCATATCTTATGATATTTTCTGAGATAAAATAAATATAGTTTTTATCAATAGTATAATCTATAATTTCTGATCCAAATGTAATATTCAAAGGATAGACAACATCATTGATTATCTTATAGAATCTATCTCCTTTTCTTGCAATTATTTCTCCATTAATATTTATTTTGAATTCATCTACTGTTATAGAATCAAAAATAGTATATGCATTATTAATAATTTTTTTAATACATCCTAATTTGTTTATATAATATAAAGCATTATTTGAATATATAGCATTTTTATATTCTTCATTTAGTTGAAAACTTGCTATATTCTTAGAAATAGTGTCTTCTACTATACTTAATTTATTGTCTATCCATAAAACATCATATTTATTATATTCAGTAGTTGGATTATATATACCTTTATATGTAGGACCTATGATATTTAATAATAATTGATCTATTGATATATTAAAATTTACAAGTTCATTCCACTTATCGTGAGTTAAGGTTTTGTTTGTTGAATTTATTATTAAATTATTAAGACTCAATATAATCACCAACTTTGTTCCAATTTATTCTATTTTTTAACCATCCATAAATAAATGTTTCTTGAGATTCATTTTTATCACAGATATTTAAATAATACATACATCTAACTGCATTTAAAATAATAAATAATCTCTTTTGATCTAACTTTAAAGCTGTAGAATAAGTTATATTTCCTGCATATCCATCAACAATAACATTATTTGATGTTAAATAGTTAATAGATTTCTGTAAAATAATACTCATTCCTTTATATCCATGATTAACATGGCAATCAAATAAGAAACTAGCTATTTCTTCATTAAATGATTCAAACTCTTTTCTCCAATACAGTTTAGAATATATTTCTATTGCTTGTTCTTTTGTAAGTTTTTCCATTGAGCCTTTATATCCGAAATTCCTAGCAACTTTTTCTGTAATTCCATACATTGTCTTTCCGCCATTATCTAATATATTATAAGAATATAGACCTTCTTTTTCCAATGTATTGTTTATAATCTTAATTCTATCAATCATTAATGTCTCCTTTTTTATAAGCTTTCCGCCAAAATGTCAAAAAGCTAATTTATATCATTTATATTAAAATTTTTATTATAACTTTTAATCGAGATATCTTCTTTTTTATAATAAGATTTATAAAAATTTCCAGGGGTTTTAAAATTATTATTATAAAAAGAATCGTTAGTTAACATCTTATTCATGAAAACTTTAGAATTATACGAAGAGAAATTATTATTGGTATAAACGGCAATAGAATTTTTGAACGGTTTATTTATATAAAATTTTCCATTAAATGATTCAACAAAACTAGAACCATTAATATTATATTTTTTATTTATCTTTATTTTAGAAAAATTAATATTTTTAAAATTTATTTCTCCAGATAAATTTGCAATATATACAACATCACTTCTATTCTTCTTAAAAAAATTAATCTTATTATTTACAATTAAAGAATCTCCGCTCTCTTCTATAAAAACAAACTCATTATTATTAGAAGAAGATTCTATCTTAATTTTATCAACTTCTAAATTTAAATCAAATTTTGTATTTAATTCATTTGAAGTTAATTGTATTCTATACGTTAAACCTTTTACAGTATTATATAAATAAATATTAATATTTCCATTAACATACGAAGATGACTTTAATTTAAAACTATTTATTATTTCAACTTGAGAAAAATGTATTGTATTATTTTCATCGAAATAATAATTAGTCTCTATATTTTCATAACTTTTAATTGGTTGAATATAATTATATTTAGATTCTCCTAAGTTATAGAAATACTTTTTATTTTTAGCATTAAAATAAATTATATAACCATTTTTAAAAGCCTCAGATAAATAATATATTTCATTATAACTATCATCATATAATTTAAAAGTATCTAAAGATGTTGTAGCGATAAAAAATTTATAAAATAATGGTTCTACGAAAAATTTATCAGTTATTAAAAGATTTTCAGAATATTCTTTTTCTATTGATAAATCATCTGTATCTTCTATATAAACATCTAAAAAATTTGTATCGCTATAATTTATATAATCTTCTATTAAAGGTATATTCATATAATAATCACTATTAACAAGATTATTTGTCATAATTACACCATTACTTGTGTTTTTAAAATATAAAGTTTTGCCTTGATTTTTTATCCAAAAATCTGTAATATATCCTTTTGAATTTATCAAATCAAATTTTATTTGATTTACAGAAGAATAATTAAAAATGCCTTTGTTCCTGAAATAAATTTTATTATCCTTTATTTCATAAATATTATTAAAGTTAAATAGACTGATTTCATTTAATGATATATTATCATTAGGCTTTACTGTAATTTTTTTATTTAAATAAATAAATTTATTATTTTTATAATCATAAATATTATTAAAAACAATAGAATTTCCATCGAAATAACAGTTGTTATTTTTAATGTCATCATCGCTAAATGTGGATTGCTCAATTATTAAATCTATTACTTTAGAATTATTTGGAATTTTATCAAATTCATAAGAAGATATTCCTGAAAAAAATGGATATGAATCAAAATTACTAATAGATATCTCTTCTATATAATCAGAATCTAGAATATTTTTTTTAATAAAAAAATATAAATTACAAAAATATAATTCTCTTTGAGAACTATATTTAATCTCTTTTTCAAATATATATTTCCCATTTTTATCCTCTTTGTATAAAGCTATACTAGATTTACGTATAACAATTTTAAAGTTTCCTTTTTTGCTGTAATAAAAATTACCATTAATATGAATATTTTCGTTATTATAATTTAAAGAATAATCTTTAGAAACTGTATTTTTATTAGAAAAATTATATAATTCTCCATATTCTCTATAATTAAAATAATTTAACCCTCCATTTAAGGTGTTATCAAATTTATTTATTAATAATTCTTTGAATAATTTCAAAAAATTAGTAGATATTTTTAAATTCCCGTCTATTAAAAAATCATTTAATCCATATATATTAATGTTATTATATATTTGTAATTCTTCTATTTGTTCAACAGATATAAATTGGTCTTTATAATTTTCTAAAGCGTCAACATAATTAAATAATATCTTGCCATCATATTCAAAATAATATAACTTCTCAAATTCCATCTGATAAAATTTATATTCTTTATTCATTAAATAAAAAACAAAATTATCAATATATGATATTTCTATACAATCGTCAGGAACTTCTATATTGAAATTTAATTGATCTATATTAATTTTAGAATTTTCTTTATTTAAATCAATGAAATTAGAAGAAAGATGAGAAGATGATAAAAAAGTTTTATTTTCACGTTTATATAATATATACACAAATTTTTCAGAATCTATTTTAAAATCCAATAACTCAAAAGAATTAGATAAATGATAATAAAAATCTGTATTATAATTATAATTTGAATAAAATATAATATAATTATCTTTGACAAAATAAGAATAATTATTAATAATTCCATTATTATTTGTTAAGTCTATATTATCTTTAAATGGATGTCCATTCCTTTTAAAATAACCAACTTCTTTATTAGAATATATATAATTATATTTTTCAATAAAAAAATTATTAGTTTTTTTGTATCCTCTATTTTCTAATACTTCTATATATTCTTTAGAATTGTAAAAGGAATAAAATATATCACCTAATTTACTTTCAATATGTAAATTTTTATTTAAGTTATATAAACTAAATAGAGTTATTTGATATCTGTTTAAAAAAGATTGTATAATTTTTTTTATATTAGAATTTGTATTATTTAAATTTCCTTCTAATAAAATATTATTACCATAGCTTTCTGCTAATAAAGAAACCACAACGCACCTCCAATTTTAGTCTATATTACCAAAGGAAATAATATTATTATTACCTATATTTAAAGAATCTTTTATATCTTCTATTAATATTGGAGAATTATAATTTACATTCCAATAAAAATAATTTTTTACTTTTATAATATTAAAATTTAAATTATTTGTTATATTATAAGTTTTTAATGTATCAGTAATTATATTAAAAATATCACTTTTTTTAATACTATTATCTATAAGTGAATTAGAAAGATATTCAGAGATTAAATTAGAAATAATATTTAATAATTTTTCATATTCAGGTATATGTAATAGTTGATTTTTTAAATTTATAATTCTTATTTCTATTAAATTTGGTTTTGCTATTTTCACGAATGAATCTTGGTAATATCTAACTATTTCTTCTGAATAAGAAATTAAATCATCTATATTAGATAAATTGTTAGGAAATATTGTCATAATAGTTGTTCCGTTAATATTATCTGAATAAATACCTTTTATTTCAGGATTATTTAAAATAGCATTTTCTATTTTTTTATTGTTAGAAAACCCCATACTTGATATCATTGATTTTGATCTTTCCAAAAAAGATAAATCGCTTTCTGAATCATTAGATAAAAGTTCTAAAGAAATAAGTTTTATATATTTAGGAAAATACTCAGATATATTTGTTTCTTTTTCAGAAAAACAACTTTTCTTATCAAACTTGATTTCTCCGCCGGCGGAAAAAATAGGAGTTTCAAAAGAATAAGAGCTGTAAGTTTTGTATCCTGTAATGATATTTTTCGAGTTGGAATTTATTATTAAATCTTTACTAATTTTATAATAAGATTTTTCAAATTCTATTATAGAGTCTTTTAAGATTTTTATTTGTTGATCTCCATTATTTAATACCTCAAATTGATAAATATCTTGAGGATTACCTGAAATTCTGTATATATTAAACATATTCATATATCTATCTAAATCGGCTCCTGTCTTATTTTCATAATCCAAAGAAGAAAGAAAATTATTTATATCTCCTTCAACAGATGAAGAAGCCAAATAAATTGCATTTAATATATCGTAATCAAAAGTATTTGTGTCTATTTCCAAATTTAATGTATTTGAAATATTTTTAGTGAATTCATCAAATGATTGTATTTTAATTATTTTAATCCCTCCCTATTAACATTCTAATGAATAATATAATAAGTTTCTATTTTTATTATTACTCTCTTTAAAAATAAAAACTATATCAAATTTATTCATATTATTTTTGAAAAAGAAAATAATTTTATTTCTAATATTAACTTCGTCGCTGAATAACGAATTTAATTCATTATTTAATAACTCTTGGATACTTTCATTATTAAAATTATTTCTAAAATATTTTATGAAACGATCTCTGAAAAAATTTTTAAATTTAAAATGTGATATTATCCTGCTTCTAGCAATCCTAAACTCTGTTTCTGTTGAGTCTCCTATCACTATATCAGTAAATGTCCCATCTTCATGAATATATATGTCTCCGTTTTCTCCAATAGAAAACATATTACCACCTACCTAAATTTTTATTAATTTCTCTTATTATATATTGTTTTCTTTGAGATGATATAGTATTATCCGATCCAGAAATAACCTCTCCTACCATAGACAATCTTGTTTTTAACTGATTAAAAATACCTATAACCATAGATATTTTTGCGAAAGCATCTTTTGTTGGTAAAACAAAATTAGGAGTAAATGCAGTGGAAGGAATATTGATTTGCTTATTTAGAAAATCTGTAACTATCCCTTGTATATTTTTAAAAAATTCCCAACTTTTATGTTGAGTTTGGGATTTAGATACATTAGAATTAACTGTTTCACTTTTTACATTATTAACTTTTATTCCTGCAGTATTATTAGATATTCTCACTGACATTTTAATCACCTATATTTAAAAATTGAGCTAATGTTTTATTTATAAAAAAGCCTAATTTTAAGTTTTCTGCTATTTTTATATATAAAATAGAATTTTCTTCCATTATAATTTTATTTGTTCCTCTTACACCAGTATCAGAAAAAATAATTAGGTCTAAAACTTTACCTTTATTATCTTCAAAAAAAGTATTTATCTCTTCAGCTCTTTCTGTTATTGTTTTATCTTTTTCATTATTAGATACTTCATTTATTATTTCACTAACTTTGCTATCAAAATTATAAGAACTAAAAATATTACTAAGCAATTCTATATTAGATATAGAAGAATTTTCATCGTCAGTTATATTTTTATTTATATAAAATGCTCCATCTGCAATAAAATTACTTGGCTCTATGTCTAATATAATACCAAAGTCTTTATTTATCATAGTATAATTCTCCTTTTAATTATTGTTTTTTTATTCCTATAAAAATAGGAACATGATCGCTTATAATTTTTCTATCTTCTATATTTTCTATAGGGTAAACAAATCTTGATGCTTTAATAAATTTAACTATATTATTAGAAGCTAATATATTATCATATGGATTTCCTGTTACTTCTCCATACTTATTAACAGTTGTAGCCTTTTTATTCATAGATTTAAATAAACAATTTGATGGTAATTCCATAGTTGCATTATTATATGCCGATGATGATTCTAGGGGCTTTTCTCCATAGTTAAATATATTTAAGTTAAAGTCAGCCATTATAATGATGGCTTCATTGTCAGAAATTAAGTTTTCATATTTTTTAATAAGTAAATTAACATTATTTTTTCTTTCTTGATATACATTTTTTTCAGATATATCATTTTCGTTATATATATTATGAAACCAAATAACTTTTAGAGTTCTTAAAGAATTTATATTTAATAGCGAAATATCTATTGTTGTTTCAATAGCTTTTCTTCCGTTATCTAAATTTATTAATCTATTATTTGATATTTGATATTTTCCATCAGAATTTAGAATTCCATATTCATTTGAAACTTTGTTACTTAACATATTTCTCATTATATGAAAACTTTCATATAATTCACTATTCTCTGGTTTTATATCGTTCAAAAATGAATCTAAATTATAATTATAAATATCTGAATTATAATCTATTTTAATATCATTAATAGTATTAAATGTATCATATGCTTCAACCAAACAGCTAATATTAAAGGCTTGAGAAATGATTTGTTTTATAGAAGAAGTTTTTATATTTAGATTTTCTGCTATTTTAGTTTTATCATAACTAGCATTAGAAGGGAACATATTAGAAATAGTCTGAGCTTGTATATTAAAGAAACCTATTGTTAAATCAAAATTTCCTAAATTGTAAATTCCATTATATGGATTATATTTAATTGTCCTTGAATATAGATCATAGTTGCTTTGAGTATTTAAAAACTCTAATAATGGATGAATAGAATATAATTCTGAAGATATCTGTTCTAAAGCTTTTTTTTCAGAAAAACCTAATAATGGTTTTATAATATCAGAAATACCAAGAGTTATATTATTAATAGTAAAATCTGCCAAAAATACAACAACTGAACTAACCCAATCTACACCAGCAAATACTCCATTCTTGATTGAATTTGCTATTCTTGACAATAATGTAGCTATAAGAGATTGTATTTCATTTCCATCATCATTAAAAAATGCAAATTCTAAAGTATTAGGATAAATCATTTTACCTTTCTTAAATAATGGATAAAACCTAATTGGAGTTTGTACTGAGATAAAATTAAAATCATATATATAATCATCAGAATTAAATAATTCATATGCAGAAAATGACTCTTCCAAATATTTAGGAATTAAATATTTAGGAGATTGCATAAGAGTTTTAAGATAAAACCCAAATATATTTTTTAATTTATAATTTAATGTTACTTCGCTATTGTTTTGAAGTATCACTTTTTCTTGGAATTCATTCATCATTTGATATCCTATTTTTAAATTGTATAAATCTAAAATCGGATCAACATGATTTACTTTAGCTTTAACAAATAATACAGTAATTAAACCTCTTTCATCTAATGTATGCTCAAAAGCATCTATCTCGAAAATACCAAAAGTAGATGTAGAGTTATCAAGTAATGTTATTGTATCTCCGATTTCTATATCATCATTATATTTAATATAAATTTTACCTTGATAAGAGTAGCTTAACTCTTTAATCATTTGAGTAACGAGAAATTCATAGTGTCTAACAGAAGCTTCTATATTTGATTCTTTTATATTCGGATCTATAGAATTAAAAGTTTTCTCTTTAAAGTTTAAATTTAATTCTTGATTTGTATTAGATAATTTAGAAGGCAAAATAGTTAATATTCTATTATTTTCTTTTTTATTATAATCTATAGCACTAACTGTATTTGGTATATCATCAGAAACAGAGATTTCATGAGCTATTAAGTTATAAGAACTAATAGCAAAATGATTTTCTGAAAATTTTCTTATTCCATTTCTTTCTAAATAATCAAATTTATCTCTAGTATTGATTTTAGTTTTTTCATATATATTTGCTAGTATAGATGAAACAGAATTAGTATTTTCTACATATAATTTAATGCTATCTTCGATGATACTTAATATATCAATATCTTTATAATTAACTAAAAAATCTTTTTTAAACTTTTTTATTTCATCTGTACCTATTTCTAGTTCTTTTTCTTTATTATAATAAAACATATGATCTCTAAATAATGATAATTTAGGAGTATTATCTTTGTATCTTATATCCCATTTAGATGTTGTAATAAGTTGTTGTAGAAAATTAAAAATCTCTCCAGGAGAAGCACTATCAAACTTTAATTCAGGATTAGTCCTTATTCCTCCAAAACTAGTTGATGGCCCTCCGTTTATCATTAATTCTTTATTAACAAGAGAACTAGAGCTTATTGGTAACTTTTCCATTAAGTTCACCTCTTTCTTGACTTTTGTCTTAATATTACAATAGAAAATTAAATATTTCAATTTTGGGATAAATAACAGTTGAAAATGAAAATATAAGTTTAGCCTTGACAATACAAAAAAATAAAAGTATAATCTTAATAAGAAATTTATATAAGAAAAGAGGTAATAAAATGTTAAATATTTCTTTGGGATATAAATCAGATGGAAGGTTAAGTACAGCCACTTTACCTATGACAAAAGAAATGTTATCTTTTTTAAATGTATCAGATTCTAACGATGAAATTTTATTAGAATACAAAGAGAAAAAAATTATATTAATGAAACATGATAGTACAATAGATTGTTTTGAACAATTAAAAAATAAAGATGTTGTTTTTTATTATAAAAAAAACATAAAACTAATTTTTTATAAAAAAGGGAATTCAGTAAAGTTAAATGTTCCGTTATCAATATTAAATGATTTTGGGATAACAAAAGATAACAGGAATATAAAATATGAATTCAAGGGGGACAAAATGATAATCTCTAAAGATAAAAAAGAAAACAGAAATGGAAAAATATTTATGTCAAAAATAAATAAAGGTGGAGTTGGTAAAACTTTTATAACTTCACAACTAGCTTCTGGATTAGCCGAAAAAGAATATAAGGTTTTAATTATAACTTCAGACGACCAAAATAATATATGGCAACATTTAAGCAAAAGAGTTAAAGGAGAAAAACCATTATTAGAATTTAATAATGGATTAAAATATTCAGTAGAAAACTTAAATGATGATTATGCTATTAGAATGAGGAAGAATTTATTCTTTATTCCACTAGAAGATGAAACTTTTGGTAATAAATTCTTTAATAACATTAATGAATTTTTATCAAAAATGAGAGAAAAATATGATTTCATTTTTATAGATAGCCCTCCAACATTAAAAAAGATAGATACAGTAGATATGGAACTTATGAATTTAACAGATAAATTTATAATTCCTTGTTATTGTATAGATGATACAGTTCAAGGAGCTATAAATATTATTCAAAAAGTTGGAGTTGATAAAGTATTAAGCTTAGTAGTAAATAAGTATTCAGCTCGTAGTACTGAAAAAAAATATTTAAAAATATTAGACGATAATATAAAAGGATCGAATATTTTTTATCCTGAACCAATCCCGTTAAGTACTTTAATAATGGATATAATAGATAAAGGTAAAACTATATGGGAAACAAAAACAAAAGAATTAGATACTATTAGAGAGATATTTAATAGTATAATGGATACAATAATAGATTATAAAAACGGAAAAGAAGAAGTATATGATGAATTAGATTTCTAGGCTTTCCGACATTTTGTCGGAAAGTTAAATATCAATTTTTTTATAAGGAGTGAATATGAACGAAATAAATAAACAATTACAAAATATTGTTCCCAAAAAGCAAGAATTAGTAAATGAAAATATTATTAAATTCGATAGAGAAGAATTTAAGAATTTAAGTAATGAAGTTGTAGAGTATTTAGAAACTTCTGCATTTGATATATTAAATATTTCAGCTAAATCTCAATTACAATTAGGAAGAAAATTTCAAGAGATATTTGATACTCTAGGAAAGCAAGGAGTAGAAGAAGGAGTTTATACTAAGTATGTTCTTTTTTTAGGATATAGCGATAGAACAGTTTTGAGATATAGAAATAGATGGAAATTATATAATCTAATAGAAAATAAAAATACTAAAGGTATTATAGCTATAATGCCAGTAGTTTATGTAGATAAATTACTAAAAGAATATGATAGTTATAAAGAGATTTTAGAAGAAGATATAACTTTGGAAGAATTAAGAAACAAATTAGATAACAAAAAACAAGTAATTGAATTAAAACATGAAGAGATAACAATACCTCATGGTTTTTTCAAAGATAAAATATTTAATCTATCATTAAAAGCTGAAGAGATAGAAGATAAGCTTACAGAAGCTGAAAAGATCAAAGTTTCAAAAGCTTTAGAAGTTTTAGAAAAAATATTAAATAAATAAAATAAAAAAACTGTCCCACGCCAATAGAACAGTTTATGAGTGATTAATACACCAATACTAATACTAACATTCTATCACTCAAAAAAATAAATGTCAAGGAGTGATTAATATGAAATTATCAGAATTTAGAATTTTTACAAAAAATTTAGCAATATTTATGAAGTTAGGTAAAACAAATAGTGAATCAGAAAATATATTATTAAATATGAAAGTTGAAGAGTTACAAAAACTATTACAAAGGGGTATATAGATGGAAAAAAATAAATTATTTTTAATTAAAAGCAAAGAAGGTGGAACTGAGTATCCACATGGAGAAGAATTAAGAAAAAGAGCAGAAGAAGAAATAAACAAATATCTTGGTTGTTATTTTAAAATACCTCTATGGTTAGTAAATAAAGCTGGAATAAATGTGGAAGAAAAACTTGATAGTTATTACGAATATGATGATAATTATTTAATAATGTTTGATAGAGAAGAAGTATTATTGGAAGAAAAGGCTAAAATATTTGAACATTATACAAACGGAATATTTAGAAGTCAAAATTATAAAGGAGATTTAATCGTCAATCATGGAAATACAAAAAAATATTTAGAAAATAAAATTAATAAAGTCAAAGACATAGCTTCAAATTTAACTTTTGAAAAAGTATTGGGATTTAACTTTAGAGAATTAGAATCAGAAATAAATGATTCTTACGGAGATAGAGTATTATTTTTATGTGGAAAAGGAGAAGGTTCTTTTATTGAATATCCGTTAGAAAAATATTTAATAGAAACAGCAATATTTGACATTAAAATTGGAAGAAATTATACAATTGAATTAGTGGATATATTTGAGATATGAAAAGCAGGGAAAAATTCCTGCTTTTTTTAATATATATGATTACTTTTTTAGATTGACATGATTTAAATAAATATTATATAATGAAACTGTATAAATTGGAGGGGATTTATGGATTTAGATATAATCGAAATCAATTTAGATTTAGTTAAAGAAGAACAAATTTTTGAAGAAATAGAAGAGAAAAAAATTGAATTAGTGGATAATAAAGTTAACGAAAAATATATTTCTAAATATAATTCTTATTTATCAAAATTAAAAAGTAATCAAGATAAAAAAAATGAAAAGAGTAATCTAATTAAACAAAAAAATAAAGAAGTAAAAAATGTTAAACAATTTTTTAAAACAGAGACTGAAAAAATTGAAGAAAGATGGATTACCAAAAGAGAAAAAATAATATCAGATAGACAATCTCTTACAGAATCAGAAAATAATATTATGAATAAAAAGATAAAAGACCTTACAGATTGGTATAATAATCAAAATATTATTTCTAAAGTAATTTTATTTTTTCAAAAGTATAATCTAGCTGACGAAAAAAATAAAATAGAAAAAGAACACAGAAAAACAATTTCATGTATAGATGAAAATTTTAGAAAAGAAATTTTTTTAGCAAAGGGTGAATATAAAGAAAAATTAAATGAATTAACTTTGAATACAGAAAAGCAAGAAAAGAAATTAAATGAAGAAATAGCTTCTTTAGCTAATGAACTTAAACAACACAAATATAATATATATAGATTTAAAACAAATATAAAATATATAGAATCTAATGATATTTTGATAATTGATGATTTATACAATCAAGTAAATGATATTTGTAATTATAAGAAATATCCAATGAAAAAGATTATAAAAGATTTAGAATTTTTTTCTGAGAAAATTATTTCAAAATATTCAAATCATATTAAGGTTATTGTACATGATGAATTTCATGAATTAAAAAAATATATAGATGAAAGAATAATGTTTTTGCCTGATACTAAAAATAATTTTATAAACAATGAACTTGAAAAAACAAAAGAACTTTTATCAAATATTGATGGAAAATCTCTAGATAATCAACAACGTACAGCTGTTGTTACAGATGAAGATAATATTCTAGTAGTTGCTGGAGCAGGTTCTGGAAAAACATTAACTATATCTGCTAAAGTGAAGTATCTTGTGGAAGAGTTGAAAGTAAATCCTAGAGATATACTTCTAATAACTTTTACAAAAAAGGCGGCAGAAGAAATGGAAATTCGTATCAAAGAGAAGTTAGGAATAGATATAAAAGTTAAAACATTCCATGCTTTAGGATATGAAATATTATCAAGTTTTGAAGATAAAAAATCAGATATTTATCCTGGTCCAGAAGTTTTTGTAAAACAATTTAAAAAAGAAGTTGAATTAAAAGATGAAGAATTTGCAATGTTACTTTTTAAATACTTATCTGTATATATTTATCCATATGTAGATCCTGAGAGTTTTTCATCATTAGGAGATTTTTATAAAAGAAATAAGCTAACAGGTATGGAAGCTATTAAAAATAAGATAAATAATGTTTTTAAAAGAAATAATAATGCTGTATTAAATGTATTATTGGATAGTTTATCTCATACTCTTGAAGTTTTAAATAATAACATTAGACTTTTTGAAAAAAGGAAGGCTATTGATAATTTAGAAGAGATAGCTATAAATTTATTAAAAAAAATAGAAAATGAAAAGAAAAATGAAGAAATAATAGAACTTTTAAATGAATTTATTAATAAATGTGAAGAAATAAGAGAAGAAGAAACAGGAACTATTCAAGAAAAAATAAATGAAATGGTATTAACTTTAGATAGAAAAAAACGTTCAATAAAAAGAGAACAAATGAAAAGCATAGAAGAAGTTGTTATTGCAAACTTCTTATTTGTTAATGGTATTGAGTATGAATATGAACCTGAATATAAATATGTTACTTCATCTAAAAGTTATAGACAATATAAACCTGACTTTTATTTACCTGAATACAATATTTATATCGAACATTTTGGAATAAATGAAAATGGAAGATGCCCTCAATATTCAAGAATAGAAGAAATGAGGTATTTACAAGGACTACAATGGAAGCGTGATATACATAAAGAAAACGGAACCATTATGGCAGAAACATATTCATTTGAACATAAAAAAGGATTATTAATTGATAAACTTAAAAAAATATTAGAAAAATATAATATTCCATTAAATCCAATGACTAAAGAGGAAATATTAGAAAATATTATAGCATTAAGTGAAAGTGATACAATACTAGATTTTTATAAGTTATTAAATACTTTCTTAAATTTATTTAAAGCTTCAAACTTCAATGAAGCACATATTGATCAGTTCAGAAAAGAAGCTTCTAATGAAGTAAACGATTATGTGAAAAATAAACATACACTTTTTTTAGATATTTTTGAAAGATATTATAAAGAATATCAACAAATGTTAAAAGATAATAATCAAATTGATTTTAATGATATGATTAATAAAGCAACTGGGTATCTACAAAATAATAATTTACCTAAAGAATTTAACTTTAAATATATAATAATAGATGAATTCCAAGATATTTCTGTAGCTAGATATAAATTAATAAAATTACTAAAGGATTTAGCGACCTCAAAAGTAATGGCAGTTGGAGACGACTGGCAAAGTATTTATAAATTTGCAGGAAGTGAAATTTCTTTATTTACAAATTTTGAATCTTATTTTGGAGATTCAGAAATATTAAAAATAGAAAAAACTTACAGAAACTCTCAAGAGTTAATAGATATTGCAGGTCGTTTTGTTATGACTAATAAAGAGCAATTTATAAAAAATCTAGTTTCAGATAAAAGAAAAGATCAAGTTGTTCAATTAGTTGCATATAATAATTTTAATATGTCTGATGATCTTGATACAGACTCTAATTCTTTAACTCGTAAAATTATAGAAATTTTAGAAAGTTTTGGAAATGAAACAAAAAAAGTAGCTCTATTAGGTAGAAACAATTATGATATCGAAGCTTTGAAAAAAAGTAAATTCTTTTACCTTGAAGAAGAAGATGAAAAAACTAAAATATCGACAGAACTATTTCCAGATTTAGAAATAGAATTTATGTCAATCCATAAATCTAAAGGGTTAGAAGCAGATGAGGTTATAATTATTAACAATAAGAACTCAGTAACAGGATTCCCGAATCAAATAACGAATGATTCAGTATTAGGATATGTTTCTATAGATAGTGAATCTTATATGTTTGCTGAAGAAAGAAGATTATTTTATGTAGCTTTAACTAGAACGAAAAATAGAGTATATTTATTATATCCAGAAGATTATTCTATCTTTATTCAAGAATTGATGAATTATAATTCACCTAATATAGCAAATACGTTATTAGATAACACTGAAAGACCAATATCTTGTCCTACATGTAAAACAGGACATTTAATTGCTAAAAAAGGAGCTAAAGGGTTAACTTTTTATTCTTGTAGCAACTATCCTCAATGTGACTTTAAAATTACTGATCTAAAATATGTTAAAAGTAAGGTTAGATGTCCTAAGTGCGGAGGAGTAATGCAACTAAAAAAAGGTCCATATGGAGATTTCTATGGCTGTATAAATTATCCAATATGCACTTTTACTTATAGTATAGAAGAATATGAAAAATTGAAATAAGGAAAGTGGTTATATGTTATTAATAATATTAGCTTTTATATTGTTTTTGTATTTATTAGATAAAATAAAGAAGAAAAAGGAAGAATATAAAAAAAGAGAAGAGGATAGCCAAAGAAAAAGTTTGGAAAATTTATATAGACAATTTCAAGAATGGGAGATTGAATTAGAAGAAACGATGGACGAATTTGTAGAAAAAGGTATGAAAAAATATAAAGATGAAAAAAACTCAAATATAGATGTAAACACAAAATTAGAAGATACATTAAAAGAAATATCTGGAGAAGAAAAAGAAAACGAAGAGCTTGAAATAGATATAGATAAATTACTTTCAGGATTTAAAAAAAATAAAAATAATGAAAAAAAGACAGATTAATCATCTGTCTTTTTTATTTCATAAATAATTATTTAATATTTTCTAAAACCATTTTTTTATATTCTTGAATATCTAAAGCATGAGTTCCACCACTTTTTAAAGCAGTTTGCCCTATAAGGTTCCAATCATATATAAAATTCTTAAAATTAAATAAGAATAATGGATCTATTCTTTCTCCATTTTTAAAAACTTCCAAATGTAAATGAGTTCCACTGCTTTTTCCTGTATTTCCCATAATACCTATTTCTTGTCCTTTAGACACAATAGTATTTATATTAAGTTCAGGTTTTGATTCTAAATGAGCAAATTTAAATTTTATTTTTTCTTTGTCATTAAATAAATCTAAATAATATCCGTAACTATCACTATATGAATTAGCAATTACTCTGCATTCCATAGGAGAAAATAATTTTAAACCTTTATTATTTGCTATGTCTACACCTTTATGAGTTCCGCCATTTCTATATTCGCCAAATATACTTGTAACTAAATTGCTTTCAGAAGGAAGGTTTACTTCTTTTGATAATTCTATTAGTGGAGTTTGAATGATATTAATATTACCTGTATCAGAAACATATGTAGTATTATTTTCTAATTTTACCGATGTATCATAATTGCCTATTAACAAATCATCTATTCCGCTAATATTAGTTAAAAAGTACATACCATAAACTTCATAATCTCTGTCTATATTATTTATATTAGAAAACATATCAACATCTAAATCTAATGTAGATGTAGAACTAGCGTTATTAAAAATATCTCCAAATGAAGTATTTAATTTATATTTAGTTTTCATGCTAGTTATTAATAAATTTTCTTTGTTATAGTTAGAATTAGAATTAAAAAAGTTATTAACATTATATGGCATTTTATATATCAATGTTCCGAATACATTATAAAAACTAGATTCTTCGTGTAAATTACCAAAATTATATATAGGATTAGGATTGCTACTAGATGAATTTGGATCTATATAATTAAAAAGATGATCATTAAGGTATCCAGATAAAAAATTTTCATACCCAATAGGTTTTTCTTTTATTCCATCTGAAAATATTAATTTAAATATATTATTTATGCTTTCAGAAATTTGACCAATTACAGAAGTATCGTTAAATTTTATATTTTTGATTTTATAATTATATAAACTGGATGCAACATCAACACATTCTATTGATAATATATTGTTTTGAAATAAAATCTTATTAATAAATCCTTTGTAAGCAATTGTCTTTCTATCAGAGTAACCTAAATATATTTCTATCTCGTTTCCTGGTTCTATTTTTAATAATTCTATTTTTCCGTCTACAGAGTTAAGGACGCCTATTCCTGAATCACCATAATATTCAATTAATTCTTTATTAAAATCCACAAAATTAACAATAGCTGTTTTTATTTTAGTAGTACTATTTTTAGAAATACTTAGATTAATGAGATTATTCATAGATATTATTTTATTAATATTAACAGTTCTATATATACCTGCATTATTATTATCAAATTCTTTAGTTTTTATAAATATATTATAATCGGGTATTGTTTCTGTAACATCACTGTTAATAATATTAGCAATCTTATCAAAATCATTAAATGGATCTTTATTACCTATAATTCTTTTCTTCATAACATCAGATATATTATTATTATCATTTTTCATTATAGGATCTAAAGATGGATAAAATAATATATTACTTTTTGCGTTTAAATTAATGTCTAAATTTTCCCATTTTATCATAATATTATTTACATCATCATCTTTAAATTTTTCTTTCATATTTTTTATAAACTCTAAACAAGTCTCTTTTGATTCTTCATGATATGAGTTTAGCAAAGATTGCTCTATCATTTTTTCAGGAAATAAATTTTTTATTTTTGTTCCATAAAAAAAATTATAATCTTTGTTGATATCTAAAGATTCAGTATTGTTTAAATTAGAAGATAAATTTATTTTATCAATCCAATAAGATGAATTTATATTATTTTTTAAATTTTCTAATAACGAAATAGAATTATCATCTATTTTGATTTTATCTATATAATAATAATAATTTTGAAGATATTGATTTAATAGGTAAGTGGTTTCTTTAAAAATATTACTAAAATTATCTATACGAGAACTACTTTTTAATGAGAAGAAGCCAAATAACGCTGAAGCAATAATAAATGGTTTAATTGCTTCATTATAACTGTGTATACTATTGTTAGCTTTGATAGAAATTTCAAATCCATAACAAGAAGATAATAAAAATAAAAATTTACTTAAAAAAATGTTATTAGAAAAATCTATAATTAATTGTTCGTTAGAATCAAATAGTTTTTTATATTCTTTGTAAAGTTCATTAGATTGATATTCGACTTGCTGAAGTAACAATGATTCATTTTCTATTTTATCTCCAGAATTAGCTTTATATATTATAGCTATCTCATCTTTAATTCTTTCTTGAAACATTTGATCATTAAATGTAGTAATAAAAGCTGAGAAAAATTCGTTAATAATTCTTTTTATATAATGATTAATTTTTATATAATCTAGTTGATTGAAATTATAATAAAAATTATCCATATTTATTTCTTCAACAATTTTTTTGAATGTACCAAAATTTAAATTGAAAAAAATTCTTAAATAAAATTCTTTAAAATATATTAATTCTATAAGAGCATTTATTCTTTCTTCATTTGAAACAACTGTAGAAAAACAATAGTTAAATAATTCATTGAAGAATTCTTGATGAAACTCTATTAAGTTGTTACTTGAATAAAATTGTTTGTTAAATTCATCTTTAATATTGTTATTTGAAGATGTTGTATATAAAGAAATAAGATCTATATAATTATAAAACATAGCTAATTTATATATAGATAACTCTCTAGAATTAAAATTATCATTATTTAATTTTAATTGATTTAAAAAAATAGAAAAATTAAAATCTTTATAATTAATATTTTTATTTATAATGTTAAAATAATTTAAATATTCTCCGTTTTCTTCGATTAAATTATCTATAAAATAATATTCTTTATCACTAATTAATGAGTTTGGTAAAGAAAAACTAGTAAATGTAGATGAATACATAGAAATGTAATCTGCTATATTAACCTTATACAAATTTGTACAATTAATATTTCCTGCTTCATAAAGTTCCTGTTCGTCAAAACTACTAAGGTGGTCTAACTCTCCACAGGCTTAAATTCGCCACAGCAGTGTAGCTATTTTATATATCTTTATGCTATTCTACTTAAATTTATAGAAGCATTTAAATCTCTATCTATTACAGCTCCACACTCCTTACAGTAGTAAGTTCTATCTTTTAATTTTAAATCTTTCTTTATAGAACCACAGTAACTACAAGTTTTACTACTTGGAAACCATCTATCAGCTATTACTAACTTAATATCATTATTTTTACATTTATAAATTAGTTGTCTTCTTATCTCATAGAATTTAGCATTCATAACAGAATTAGCTAACTTATGGTTTTTCATCATACCTTTAACATTTAAGTCTTCTATAGTAATTCTTTCTGGATTTAACTTCATTAATTCAGAAGTTATTTTATGAATATTACTATTTAAGATATTTGTTTTTTTAATTTGATATTTACGTAGTTGTCTTTCATATTTTAAAAGATTTTTAGATTTAACTAAATCTGAAAACTTGGTTCTCGTTTCCATACAGTAATCTATCATCTTTTGGTAAATATGACTTACTTTTCTTTGGAACTTTTTAATTTTTTTATCTATCTTTTTAGTATGAGGTTTTTTAAATGATTGTCCATTAGAGCATACAAATAATGTTTTTAATCCTAAATCTATTCCTATTGGTTCTGTTTTATGTTTCTTAGGTATTGTTACTTCTCCTAAATCAACTGAAAATGATAACCAATAATCTATTCCATCAAAACTTAATCTAGCATTCATAAGTTTTCCTTGTAAGTTAAGCTTTACTTTAGAAAGTTTTACATCTCCTAATTTTTCTAACTTTACATATCTACCTTTAAACACCATTCTATCAGTCCTAGTTGGACATTTTAGTTCTGATTTTCTAGTTTTATATTTAGGATAATATTCACTATGTTTTATAGTAAATCGAAATCCTTTAGTTATTGATTTCTTTTTAGTTTTTTCAGAATAAGTAATTCCTTTAGTTTTAATATGTTTAAACCATTTTTTAAAAGCTTCACTACAATCTATTGAAGTCTGTTTCAACATATTTGCACTAACATCATTTAACCAAGAATATTCCTTATTTTGTTTTAGTTTTGTTATTAACTTTTGTAAATCTATATTACTTAGTGTTTTTTTATTTTCGTCATAATACTTTTGGATAGTATCAATACACCAATTATAAATAAATCTACTACAACCAAAACTTTTATGTATAATTTCTTGTTGTTCTTTTGTAGGATAGATTTTTATTTTGTAGCCTTTAATCATTTTTTTCTCACCTCATATATATTATATCAAATAGATATGAGATTTTAAAATATATAAAATTTTTAATGTACAATTTGTATAAGCTCAATAACTTTTTCCAATGGACGCAACTCCATTGAAGTAATTTCGGTTACCCTAATTACCACTATCTTTCGATACGTGCAAAGACTATTTGTCCGCTTTTACCTAATAGGCAGTCAGCGTCGGTATTTTTCTTCCTCCATTCGCTTGAGGCTTTACTCCCTCGCCAAGGGATAGTCGTTGGGGGTTATCCTATTCGGATATTCCCTGCTAAACAGCCATTCTTAATACCACTTAGCACCTATGAGTCATTTAACTCTCATAGGCTTTTATTTCAGCATATGGCATCCTTAATACTTTTTTCTACTTTCGTAACATTCACGCTTGAGCTTATTTCATCTCTACGTTGTAGTGATTAAGGCTTTAGGTCATTCCTAGCATTAAAACCGAGGTACACACACATTTCTGTATATGCAGAGTGATTATCTATATATTTATATATTTGTCATATTTTGACTAATATTTTATATACAGTTTTGTTGCTCCAAACTTTGCTATATAATAACTTTTGTTACCGATATCAGAGTATTCATTTTCTGCTTCAATAATTGTAGATAACATTTTTAAAATACGATCACTAGAATCAAAACTATTTGATAATAAATAATTTATACAATTTTCTAAATAAAAACCTACATTATTAAATCCATAAGAAGCTTTTTTTATTTGAGAATTACTTATATTATTTGGATTTAAATTATCTAAAGAAAAAATGTTATAAGAATTAACTTGCAATTGTATTGTTATAATAACACCATTCATATTTTCTATATTATTAAAAATAATATTTTTTATAGATGCACTGTGAAAATCAAACATATTCAGTAAAGGGTGTATTATTTCAATTTTATGATTGCTAATATTTTTATCAGATAATTGCTTTATTTGAGATATTAATTCATTATCACTTTCATCTAAAATTAATTTAAAATTATAGAAACTTTTATCTGTAGCAATGAATGATTTGGTTGGGATAGTTTGTCCGTGAATAGGAGTGGAAGATATTATATTATAAGTTATTAATTCAATTTGAGAAATATGTTTATCGTTTATTTGTAAAATATAGTTTTTGTCTAAATCTTCATAATTTTTTAAATTAGAATAATATACATTTTTTTTATATACATCATCTGAAGTTACATTAAAATCATTAGAGGAAATTAATACCTTTTCTTTTAATAACGCATTTAGTTTTTCTATATTATATATTTTCATTTCTAAATTACTATTAGTTATAATATTAGAATAATTTTTATTTATTTCATTTAAGCATATTGTAGTAAAATTTGTTTCATTGTTCCAATCGTTAAATGTTTTGGAAAAAGTTGTCATCTCAGTTTCATTAAAACCATTTTTATGTAAAGATAAACGCATATAGACAGAATAGCCATTGTTTGTTTGTTCTAAAGAATTTATTTTAAAATTTTCAAGAAATACTATCAAGTGAGTTATTTCTTTTTTTAAGTTATCACTATATTTGAAATCTACTACTGATTGTTCTATATATAAAGAACTTTTAATTTTTTCTAAGATATATTTATTTTTTAAAGGAAGAGCTCCTAAAGCCTTAAACATAGAATATATTAATGCAATATTCGGTAATTCTTCAGCATCTATTAGAAATTCTATATTTATTGTATCTATTGTATTTAAATTATTTTCATCCAAGGAAGAACCAAATCCTCTAATAGCTGTTATGCTATTAGAGAATTTAGAAGTTTCAAATGTTAAATTTTTAAAACCATTATTTGCTACCTTGATATTATTAATATATAAAAATTCTTCTTGTTTAAAAAAATCCATTAATAAAACTCCTTTATGTTGGTATTTATATTATAATTGCCAAGTGTTCTGTACAAAGAACCTTTTGTTTCTTCATATTGCTTTTCATTAATGTCTAATTCTACCACACTTCTATTAGATTGAAAAATTCTAAAGAATAATCCTAAAGTTGCAATTGCTCCTCCTATTGTTAGAGCTTTTTTATTTTTTTGTAACATTTCAGAAACCTGAGTTTTAGTACTACTACTAGCAGTAGTTTGCTCTACAACTTTAGCTGTTGCCTTAGAAGATTTTTTTATATTCTCATTTTGTTCCTTTAGTTTTTCTAATTGCTCCTTTAATTTAATAATCATTTGAGCTTGGTTGCTATTATCTTGCTTATATTTTTCAATAGTTTTAGACAATTGCTCTGAAATATTTTTATTTTTTTCTCTTTCTTTGGCTAAATCTTCTTTTAAAAATTCTATTTTTTGATATGCTTGATCTATTTTATTTCTAATATTAGCTTCAGTTTCTTCCATTGAAGTTTGAATATGATTAATTTTACTAGTTAATTTTTCGTTGTTTTTTGTTAAATTATCATATCCATTGTATTTAACGTTTAGATTACTTATTTCATCTTTTAAATTTTTTATTTCCTCATTAGCTGTATATAAATCATTCTTTAATCTTTTTATTTCATTTTGACTTTCTATATATTTTTTCTCATATAATTTAACTTCTTCAACATTTTTTTCTAGATTGACATTAGAATCAGTAATATTTTCTATTATATTATTTACATTTGATTCTGTATCTTTGTAATCAGGAGAAATTTGGGAATTACTTATATTGTTTGCTACCACTTTTTCTACATTATTTGTATCATTAATTAATGTTTCGATTTCTTGAGAATTTTGAATTTCATCTAAAGTGTTACTTATAACTTGATTGTTTTCATATAATTCATCAGCAAGTTCTGTAATACTTTTTAATTCGCTATCTATATCTGATATTCTTTTTAATCCTATATTAGAAATTGCATAATTTATAGCATTAGTTAATTTTGATTTTAGAGCGGTTTCAAATCTAAGTCCAGAGTTTTTATTGTTAGGATCGAAATATTTTATAATATTATAAAATAATCCTTTTTCATTTATTTGAGAACGTAATCCGCCGAAAATATCTACAACTTTTTTATTAACATATTCTACTCCGTTAGAATTTGTTTTTACATCTTTTACAGCTAATGTATTTGTTATAGCACCTTTGGAAATTAATAATCCTATATTAGAAATAGTAGACAATAAAGTGTGATTATCTAATTTTAAATCAGAAATATTAAATCCTTGTTTAGTAAAATCTTTATTTAAGATTACAGCTATAGCTTGTTGAATAGCGTTATTTAATTCTGAGTCTATATTTCCCTTAAAAAATATATCGCTTATATCTTGGATAGATGATATTTTATTATTGTTATATAAAAACTCTTTTCCGCTCATTTGAGTTTTTAATTTATTGGAAACATCTAGAATTTTATCAAAATCAATCATATTAATCAAAGCATCATTATCAATGTAATTTGATATCAATCTATCTGTCTTATTTAATTGATTCATATTTAAATAAGGATCTGCTCCACCACCTAATTTTGAAGATATTGATAATTTTTCAATCATAGTTCCATATGTATTAAAATATCTTAATTTATTGGAAACTTCTTTAACTTTATTTATTTTTTTGTATATTTCAGATTCTCCAAGAATAGTCTCATTATTTTTTAAAAACGTTTCTATTACAGTATTAAACGTACTATCTTCTGAGGCTATAACAGAAAATTCTCTAAATGAAGTTAATGCTGAGTGAACAGGCCCTGTCCTATGTATTCCGGTATAAGCTTCATATCCAGTATCTGCTAACCATTGATTATTAAACTTAAGATTACCTTTTAATACTTGATTAGTCAATTCATTTAATAAAGAATACATACTATCTTCTTGCCCTGCAGAATTTAATTTTTTAAATTCTTTTATTTTTTTGACAAGTTTTTTATCAGCTAATTTTAAATCAAATATATTTTCTATTTGATTTACGTCATCTTTATTTACTATCTTGAATAAAAATTCTCTACGACTTTCATCATCTAATGATAATATAAATTCGGAAAAATCTCCTCTAGATATATTCATAGATTCTCCATTGTTAAATTTTAATATCAAGTCTTTTATACTAGGTAATACTGCATGTTGAGAATTTTCATCAAGTACTCCATCTTGAGCTCTAATGTATTCAAATTTTAAAGCATAATATCTATCTTCTATATATTTGAAAGCATCTGAATTATTTGTAATATTAAGTCCATCTAATTTAGCCCTATTTTTTATTAAATCCAGCAAATGTTCTTTTTCTTGATTTAATTTTTTATGAGTATTAAAGATAGTATCCAAATCTTCTGATGACATATCGTTTAATATGTATCCTATTTCGGAATCTAAATTTATTTTATTTAATAATATCTTTTTATCTTTTTTAGAAAATCTAAAATCATCTAAAACAAATTTTAATAGTTGATATCTATCTCCATCAAAGTCACCGTTCATTCCTAATGCAGTTCTTTTTCCTATGAAACTAAATGCAGGTGCTCGAGTATCTATTCTGTTTTCGTTACCAATAAAGTTTTTTAAGAAAGATAGATTTCTGTCATATTCATCTAGTTTTACAAATCTAGATGCTCTAATGGAACCAATGTATTGATGAGGATTACGAGAACCAAAACCATATGTAAATTTAGATTGACCAAATGTATTATTTATCTTTTTTATTTTTCCAAATTGTTCTTCTGTTCCTATAATAACTCCAGACATTGAATTCAAAAATTTTTCTAATCCTGATATATTTCTATCATTGATATAAGATTCAATTCTTTTTTCTCTAAAATCTCCAAAAACTAATGTCATAGCTTGTAAAAATTCTTTTTTCTTTTTAGCATATATATCTGAATTTGGATCTAAATCTAATAATTCGTTGAATGAATTTTTAATATGATAATTAATTGCAGTTCCCTCTGCTCCTTGAATTGTAGCACTAGCTCTAGGTTTATAAAATGTTACATCATCTAATAATTGTTGTTCAGGAGAATATTTGGAGATATTAGTTACAGTATTAGTCAATAATCTACTTATTCCATATTCATATGTATTAGTGATAGCTTCTTGCATTTTATTATAAATATTGATACCTTTGTGACCACTAATAAAATCTTCTTCTGTATTATATAGATAATTATCTATAAAAAGTTGTTTTACATATTCTTTTCCACGCTCAATATATTCTGTTGCTATTTTATTTTTGGTTTCATCATTAGAAATTTCTAAATATCCAATCATATCAGAAATAGTATTTGCTATATCTTTATACGAAACATTTTCAACTATATTTCCTTTTGAATCTATTAATTTTCCTAATACACTATTAAACATTCCGTCATTAGTAAAAGTTAGAATATTTTCACTATCTAAAATAGAACTAGAAATAGAACTACTAGTAAATAAGAATTTATTATCTTTAACATTTATTTTCATTTTATCTAAAAAGTCTTTAACATTGACACTTACTATATTTTTCTTTTTATCCATAACCAATGAATTACTAGCAGATGATGTTTTGAATTCTATATTAGATAAAACTAATCTATTAAATTCTCTGAAATCAACATTGTCTATAAATTCATCGATATTTTTTCTGTCTAAAATAAATGATCTAATTCTTTTAGATTCATTTTGGTAAACATTATAGTTTTTAGTTATTCTTTCTTGACTATATCTAATATATTTAATAATATTATCTAAATCTTTCTTTTTAGAATCATAATCATAATTTTTATCATTTATTTTCTTAGAAAATATATTTAATGTTTTTATAAAATCATCGTAATATTTTTTTTCTTTATCGTTGTCTAGGTATGCCACAAATGAAGAAAAATTATTTAATTCATCTATATTTAACTGATCTTCTAAATTGTTTTTATTATATTCATTTATTTTTTTATATATTGTATCCCAAGAGTTACCACTAGGATCTAATCCGACAAAATTTATTCCTTTAAAATTGTTATAAGCATTTTGTAATCCCGTTAATTTAAGATTGTTAGAAATAATATTTTCTATAGCATTTAGTTCGCTATTAAAAACTATATTACCGCTTCCATCAATTGAAAAATTAGTTATTTTAAATGGCATAAAACCATTTTTTGTAATATTTTCTAAATTCATAAAATTAACTAATTTTTCTCCAGAATATTGATTTAACATTTGTCCAAAATTTATCCTATCATCTCTAAAATAATTCTTAAAATATAAATTAATCATTTCAGTTTCTTCTCTTGTTAATTCAAATGTATTTTTGTCAAAGTCTCCTTCTAATAAATTTGAACTAGAAACAACAAATTGATTATAAATACCTATAAAATTATTTAAAACATTTTGATTAGAATTGTTATCAAAGAAAGAATTTAAAGCTTTAATCTTGTTTCCGAATATATTATTTGTTATATTAGTAGAATACATTTCATCTATTCTAGAAAAATTACCATCATTTAAATATTTAAAATTAGATTTTAATTGTCCTTTTACTCCAGCTATTAAATTATTTACTTCATTTATTTTTTTATCATAACTACTTGAATCTTTCATTATTGTTTTTATTTCGTTTTTATATAAATTTCTAACAAGATAATCAATACTTAAATCAAATGCTTGTTCTTTATTTGACAATAAATTATAAAAATGACTTATTTCATTTTTTAATTGATCGTTAAATCCTGTTAATTGCCCATAAAAATGACTATCTAAAGCATTTTCTGCTGGTAGATATTTCAATTGTTGGCCAATAATATTTTTACTTAAAAATTTATATCCATTTTTTGTAAATACAGATGAACTAGCATTCCCTATGTCTATTTTGTTCATAGAAAAATTCTTTAATAGTTCTTCAGCTTTATCATCTCCAAATAAATTTGCAATAACATTAGAAGGTAATAATGAGATATCCGATATCAGTTTTGATGATCTACTACCAGCTATTGCATCGCCCATCTCTTCAGCTAACCAATTTAATCCATTTTCAGAAAAAACTATATTGGTTAATCTAGTAAATTTTAGAGCTTCATCAACTTCCATAGCTTTTGATTCCTTCATCATATGAGAAAATGAAAATAACCTGTAAGCTCCACCAGTATCTATATCATGAATTTTATTTATACCATAATTTCTCACACCACCTGTTGTTTCAACATAAGATTTCTCTAGATAAGAATTTTCTGAGCCAAAAAATATTTTAGCCATTTTTTGAGATTCTGAAGTTAATTGTCCTAAATAAACATTGTAAGCATCATATAATTTACCAGTTATTAAAGCTCCTATTTGTTCAGCATCATTTGCTGTAGGTATTCTTCCTAACAAATCTTCAAATCTTTTTTGACTACTTGATACTAAATAATTTTGAGCACTTCCTAATTCATTTATATTATTCAATCTTGAAATAAATTCGGATTTAACCTTATCATATTCTCCTATAACTAAAGAACCATTTTTGTATGACATTCCAATACCTAATAAATCAATTACGTTTGTTTTTTTTCCATTGATTTCAATAGTAGAATTATCTTTCATTATACTTAAAAATCTATTAAATTTTTCTTCAGGACTTAAATCAGTTGATCCTTCAAAGTTAGAATTTATACCATGAAGAGCCATAGTTAATAAGCTTCTTCCGTAAAAAGTTCCATTGAATCCTCTTTTACCTTTTGTCATCTTTTCGTTTAATATAGAATCAATAACATAAGTATACCCATCACTAACTAAAGTTAATAAACTTGTATTTATCTGGTTAGTAGCTTTAATATTATCATACATAGATTTTGTTCCTTGAGAATTTAATAATAATCCTTTTGTACTTATTCTTATACCATCACTCTCAAATCTAAAACCTTCAATAAAAGCATAGTTACTACCTGAAATTCCTGTATTATAACCATTATACAAAAAATTATCTCCAATAATTTTGGTAGTTTTTCCGTTTTGACTACTTTCAATCATATATTTCTCTAAGAATTCATTATATTTTCCGACACTAGTATCTACTGCTTTTATTAGCTTTTTTTTATCCTCTATTGTTTGTACACTATCTATTTTAGCAATTTCGGATCCTATACTATTAAATCCAGAAACTATATCTTTAATATTTCCATTTTCGTCGTATCTAGCATCAATATATTTTTTAAAATTATCATCACCTAAAAATCTTTTCAAAAAATAATACTCAAAAGAATTAGAGTCAGTTAATTTACTTTGATCAAAAGTAGATAATCTTTGGTAAAATTCGCCGGCGGATTCTAGATTAAATTTTTCTACAAACTCATTTATCGTTTTTGTATCAATTGAATCGTATGGAACAAACATATTTTTATTATCATACATTGAAATATTTTTCATAGATTGTAGAGAAGAAGTAATATTGGAATCTTGGAATGAATAGTCGGTATTTGTATATAAAATAGATCCGTATTTTGTATATAAATTACTAGAATAATCAGGATTATTAGTAGTATTTTGATAGAATTTATCAATAGTTTTTTTTGATTTTAAATAGTTGGCATTTGTAACTTTTGTTTGGAAAGCTTGATCGTAATTTTGCCAAGAAGAAATAATTTTTGCAAAATCTAATTCAGATCCATTATCAAGAGATATCTTTGCTCCAGAAAATTTATCTCCACCTTGAGAAGCTCTTTGTCCCATGATATTTTGATGTCCTAATATATCCATAAAAGATTGAGTTATATTAAGATGTTTACCTCTTGTATTTGCAGTTTGCTTTCCTGTTCCTAAAAATGTATTTAATGTAAATTTATTATTCATTAATCCATAAATATAATCTACATCAATATCTAGAGGTTTAATATCATATTTTGATGATGCATTTAGTTTTTCATAAGAGTCGAATCCATGAGCTTTAGCGTATTCAACTTCAAATCTTTTCTTAAACATATTTATTAACATCAGTTTATCTTCAGATGTCGCCATATTACTGTTAGAGGCAATATTAAAAAGTTCTCTGAATGTAATATTATTATTATTTTCAAAATCTTTTCTTAAACTTTGCATAAAGTCAGATCTATAATCACCAATATTTAAAGAGAACTCTTTAGAATCGAAACTGAATAAATTAAACATAGCATTTATTTTATCATTTGTTAATTGGTATTTTTCAACTAATCTCTTTTCTCCTATCTTATTTGTTTCAAAAAAGCTTTTTGCATTGAAAGATAAATTATATTCAGGATTAAAGAAATTTATATCTATGTCATTAGTTTTTGAGTTTGCAAGATAATAAGAAGCATTTTGGTTTAATATCTCAGAAACTCTATTTTTATATCCAGAAATAAAGTTTTGAATGTTTATTGTAGGAACCATGATTTCAGGATTATAATCTGATTGAACATATTGTATATAATTATTATTTGAAGCAATCATTTCTGAAAATATTTTAGCTTGAACACTATCTTTTTGGACATTAAAAAATTTATATAATTTATTTTTCAAATCTTTTTCATTCTTTGTTGTTAAAGCCATTCCTGTAAGAAAGTTAGAAAAAGATGAATCGCTAAAAGTAAGAAGTTCACTATGAGAATTATAATATGATCCCATAGCCATACCTAAAGTAGACATAGTAGTTTGAGAAGTAAGAAATGCGACCGAACTAACAGCAGCTATTGTTTCTTGATTTGCAGATACTATTCTTCTTATATGCTCTATTTTTTGAGCTTTATTAGTGTAATCTTCATTTGATGTAGCAAAAGCTCCTAAAACAAAATTTTTCATTATTTCATACATATCGGCATTTTCGTAAATTCTAGATCCATCAGGTCCAATTGTAGAAATTTGTTGAATAATTTTAGATTTATTTGTAGTTGTATAAACGATTCCGTTATTTGTGGATAAAAATTGATTAGGCTTTTTAAAAGTATCTATAACTCCAGAAATAGTGTATCTAGGAACAATTTGCTCTTTCCCTTTTATTATTCTTTTCTTTTGATGAGCCCTTAATTCAACTATTGTAAATTGATCTCCTTGACTAATTATCCCTAAAGTATTTTTTAAATTGCTTAACATTTTATTATCTTTTTTTGAAGCAATTTCATTATTATAATTCATAGTAGGTTCAAAAACTAATAATGGAAAATTTTTTTCTGATTGAAATTCTTTTCCTATAAATAAACTATTCCATTTTTTTTGATTGGTAATACCAAATAAACTTGCCATAGAATAATCGTCTTTATAAGATGTAACGTCTAAATATCCTTCAGTTAATATATAGTTTGTCTTTTCTCCATTTTGTTGAATTAAATTTCTTCTAACATTTTCATCTGTATTAACTAATAATTGTAAATAATCATTAAAATATTTACCTATTTCTGTAATTTTTTCACCACGTCCAATTTTTAAAGGCGATAAAAATTGTCTTTCACTAGGTTTTACAAAAAGAAGGTCATTACTATCAATTGCTGTTTTAATTAATTCTATTTTGTTTTTTTCCATTAATATTCGCTATTCCTCCTTGATATATTTATATTACCAACACTGGATATTGTTGATGAAATATATGGTTTTTCATTATATAATCCATACATTTTTGATGATATAAATTCTCCCTCTTTTTGAGATATACCACCTCTATAAGCTTTTATGACACCTTGTCTTTTACTATCTAATTTACTTAAAGATATACCATAAGACGATTTCAATAAATTTCTAGTAGCATCTATATTGCCTGTATAGGCTCCAATATTTGTAACTTCAATAGAATTAGGCATATTTCTTTCAGGCATAACAAATTCTTTATTGTTATAATAAGCTTCTTGCCTAGCCCAAATTGTTTCTAAAATTGTAGACATTCTTTCATTAGAAGTAGCTAATATTTTTTCTCTAATATTTGCATTAGTTGTATTAACTAATTCTTCGAAATAAACAGCATCTTGTTCATTTAACATATCAGAGAATTGTCTTAAATTTTCTGAACCAGTCATATTATAAAAGGATTTTTCTCCAGAAATAAATTTAATTTTTTCTATTTCGTCTTGTATCTTAGTATCATCTTTATAATCAGATGATGTGCTCACACGTCCTAATATTGAGTTTAATGGTGATGCAATCATTCCAAGCATACTTAGATTACCTAAAATATTTAATTGACTAGAATTGCTATTTAAAAAGGCTTTATTAGTTTGCATTAAAAAATGAGTAGCTGTAGCTATACTATTTGAAGACATAGTATAGTAAGGTTCAACGAACGATGAAATTGGGCTATCCCAATCCCTAAAATAAGGAGATTGAACGCTTTCATAAGACCATTCTTGATAAGCACTTCTTGTACCAAATACTTTCTCTACTTCCATTGTACCAGCAGAACCAGCATAGACAGAAACTGCACTTTTTACAGCAGTACCAATAATTAATCCCAACAAATTTGCATTAGGACTTCTATATACATTTTTTTCAACAGTTAATTTATTACTAATCAAATTACTATCTACTCTTAAATATTCTCCATCTGAATCCGTTCCAACAGCAGACTCATGATTTTCTGATATTTCAAATGTATAACTATCACCTACATTAAAGGTAGAATTTAATTCATCCATTAACTTTCTTGCTCTTTCAGAACCATAAGTTTTGCTTAATTTATTAAAATCAGAAGTTATTCCAGAAATTTTATATCTTCTGCCATCATCTCCAATAAATTCGTTTAAAGATAATTTTTTCTTTATCGTAACATCTATTTCTTTAGAAGGATTAAAGATATTAAACTTTTCATTATAATCACGTTTTCCGTAAAAATCTGCATAACTTAAAGATTCATAAAAATATTCTCTTTCTTTATTAGACATAGAATTTAATTCATTCAAGAAGTTGCTTTTCATTATTTTAAAGTTATCACTTAATGGAGCAATCATAGATAATGTCCTAAATTCTTGAAGTTCTTTACTTATATCTCTGTTTTCTTTTGCTTTTTCAAAAGATCTTCCGGGTATTATGTATTCTGCATAATCTAAATTACTATAGATATTATTCCCATTTTGGAAATATTCTGGCATCCAATCAGCAGTTTTTTGCTTTAATGGATTCATTTCAATTGTACCTAAAGAGTTTCCATTGTCAATCAATCTTCTAATTGCCTCTGTTGTCCCAAAAAGACCTCCTAATTGTAACTTCTCGTAAGCTCTATAGTAACTTGTATCATTATCTAGAGATGATAATGTAACATCATTATTATAAGGATTAGTAGATCCAAAAATAAATTCTGTAGCTTTAGTTATCATATAACCTGGTAATCCTGAAAAAGTTTTTAAATCTTCTATTCCTTCAAATATTGATTCAACAAATCTATTTGGGTCTGTAAACTCTATATATTTAGGAGAATATGGGTTACGTGAATCATAATTAGGATTAATCATTAAATTATCAGATACTCTCCAATATTGTTCTCCTATATATTGAGTTGGCTTTATGACTTCTCCAACTGTAGAAGACAATAAATGCCCAAAGATTGGAATATCTTTAAATAATTGTTCTGTTTTTGGGTGAACAAGTCCAAAATTTTCATAAGCTTCTCTTTCTTCCTTATAAGGATCCAAAATATACCAAGGATATTTTGTTAGTAGAAAATCTCTTCTAAAAAATTTCTCAGCTTTATTAGAGTAAATTCCAGAACTAGGATTTCCCCATATATATAATAAATGAGGTCTGTATTGTCCAAATTCTTCTCCTTCAGCAGATTGACGTCCAGCAGTAAACCAGTTTCTATTTTTTTTAACTTCTATTGGCTTTCCATAAAAATATACATCTATCATTTCAGATGGATCCATTAATGGATCAAAGAAATGAGTGAATCCATTTTCTATTACACCAGGAGCCATGTTTTCTATTGTTCTTAATACGCTTAGCATCCCTGTATATTTTAGTCCATATTGTAATCCTACTCTAGCAGTAGCATAAGCTCTAGTCCCTACTCCAACTATACCATTACCAATTATAGGCACTTCATCAGGTACGATCATATCAGAAAAACTATTTAACGCAATAGCCCCAGTAGTTAAAGCCATTAAAGGTAAATATCTATACTTAAAGAAATTTTTAAACATTTCACCTGTAGTATTACCTAATTGTTTATTAGTCAGCCTTTCTATTCCTATAACTTCGGCAGCATCTTGAAATTTAGAAAATATATTTCTAGTAGATAGATTTAATGTAGATTGACTTTTTAAAACGGAATCTTTACTAGAAGAAACAATTTTTCTTTTAATATATTGTTCTGTTGCTATATTTTCGCTTTTAAAATATTCTCCTCCAGAAAATCTAACTATTGTTGAATCTATTAAAGATTTTACAGCATTTAAAATACCTTTAGTTTCTAAAGCTTTTTCAAAACTACTATATATTAAATTATTTACATATTGATTATTATTTTCCATTTTATAATATAAATTCATATATAGATTTTTAAATTGATTTATATTTTTAGCTTGAAGATCTCTTCTTATCATATCTTCATTTCCTTTTGATGTCTTTCTTTCTATATAATCATCAAAAGTCTTATTCCTTATTTTATTTATTTCTTCATATGTGTTAAAATTTAAATCTTCTTTATTTAACAGTTGATCGAAAAAAGAAGCATTTCTATTAAATGTATTTGTTTCTTCTAACTCTTTTATTAAAGAATTTTTCTTATCAAACATTGATTTACGCATAATCTCTTCTTGAAAAGCTTTCTCAACTTTTTCTTTATTTCTATTAAGTATACCTCTTCTTTTTTCACTAATATTGGGCTTAATTAGTTTTTCGTTAATATCTTTATATAGATTTCGATAATCTTCTAAAAGTTTTTTATGTTTATCTTTGTTAAACTCTCCTACAAAGTCATCTAATTGATCAATGATATTCCTTTTATCTTTTTTAATTTTTTTTAATTCTTTTAGAAACAATGTAATATTATCATTATCTTCAAAAAGTTTAGAGTTTTCGAAACCTAAAATTTCATTGTATACATTATAAAAAATATTATCTTTATCATTAATATCTATATTATCTAAATATTTTTCTAAATTATTATTTTTGATTTTATATTTATTTTTAAAAGAGTCAAAAATAATATTTTTTGCATTGTTTTTATTTTGACCTATTTGTTCTATAATATTAAAAAGTTTTTTTGCATATTCTTCATTTATTTCTTTATTGTTTTTTTGTAAAAAATTAAAAACATCAGAAGACTTTATTTCTCCGGTTTTTAAACCTTTAAATATATTATCAAAAGAATAATTAGGATCTTTAGACATTTGAATAAGAATATTATTTATTTTTTGTAATGTTGGTTCTAATAATTTTGTTGCATTTTCTGCAATTTTTTCATTATTAGTATTAAAGATTTCTATCTTTTTTAAAGCATCTACAAAGTTTTGGTTTTGACCCTCTCTTAAAAAAGTACCTATTGCATTAATATACAAATCTACATTTTCTTTTCCAATTTCTTTATCAAACACTCTAAAATCTTTTACAATATTTTCGAAAATACCACTTTTATAAAACTCATTTAAATCTTTCGCTTCGAAATTATTTTTTAAGAACTCTTTACCTAAATAATCAAATATTGATTCAAATCTTTGGTTATCTTTAACTATTTCTTCATAATCTATTTCTTTGTTTTTTCTAAAAATAAATTCATAGGCATTATTAAAAATGGTACCTTCTTTGTAATATCCATCTTTATTTAAAACTCTTCTAAAACCTTTATCTTTTTCATATCTTATTCCAAAAGGATTGAATGTACTTTTTGTTAGACTTTCTAAAGCTGTTTTAAAACCTTTATTTTGAAAAGTATCATATATTTGTTTTACTGTTTTTGTATGTTTTAAATCAGCTTTTCTAACGTGATAATCTTCATTTAATATATCAGAAGTTGTTTTCTTGAAATCAACTTTAAAAGAAGCAGAATCGCTTTTGTAATAAACAGTACTAAATAATTCATTATTATTTTTTTTATTTGTTCTAAGATCTCTGATTTTAATTTTTTTAGAATTTATATTATTTGAGTTTCCATAAAATTTAAACATAGAAGTTTTTCTAGTTTCAGCATTATTTTTGATATTCGTTTCCAATACATCATAACCATAAGCAAAACCATCATTGATAATAACACCATTACTTTCTGTAAAACCTAATAAATTATTATGAATATTATTTTTAATTCTAGCATTGCTTTGAATTAAACTAAAAGGAGACCACATATTAATCATTCTTCCTATATGTCCGCTATAATGTCCAACAATGTTTTTTTCGAATATGCTAAGTATATTCATTGTTGAATTAAATCCGTCTAATGCTGTGTTATCTATTATTCTATTTCTACTTTTTTCAACAACATTAGTAAAAGCAAAATTTTTCAAAATATCATTATTCTTAAATCCATGTAATAAATTATTATTATAATCTGAATTTACAATAGAAGCTTTTTTTCCAAGAAACATATGTTCTCGTATTGATTCATTCAAGTCTTCTATTTTACCATTGAACAAATTGCTGATTTCTCCGTATGAATAATATTTATCATTTTTATAATATTTATCAACTATATTAGAAAATCCATTATCTATTAAATATTTAACAAAGTTTTCTTCAGTTACTTCTAATTCTTGGCTAGAGTAATCTCTAACAAAATTGTCTGCTAATATATTTAAAGGGTTTCCGAAATGAGCATCATCTTCTAATATTCTTGATATATTAGCATTTATTGTAGATGTTTTTTTATCATATTCTGTATATCTTCCAATTATATCTGTAAATATAGTATTTTTTTCTATATTTCTATATTTTATAAATTTTTTATATTGATCTTTAGTTATGCTTGTATAGTCTATTTCTTTTATATTTAAAGAATTAAAATTAATACCCTTAGCCATCATATTTAAAGAATTAATATCGACATCTCTAAAATATTCTTTATAAACTTCATAATCACTATGGTTTATTATGTTATTAAATATGCTTTTTAGACCTTCGGTTGCTCCTTTTTCTGAAATATTTTTTAATGGATTATATATAAAAGTATTATAAATGCTAGAAGCAATTGATTTTCCGCCATCAAATAATTTACCAACTAAATACTTTTTGTCGCTAGCCATAGCGGCTTTTCCTGCATCACCAAGTGTTGAAAACATAAAGTCTCTAGCATTAGAACTAAGATTGATAGAAAATAATGATATATTTTTATATAACTCATCCATTTTTTCTAATTTGCTATAAACGCTTGCAAAATCATTTATTGTAGAATAATTAACTTTATGTTTTATTATTCCTCTAAAACCTTTTAGAGCATAAATTGCTCCTATAGCTCCTATGTCAGATGTGTAATCATCATCATTGCTTGTGCCAATCATAATAGAAGTTGAAAGTCCAGCTTGTACTATATCATTTTGTAAATAATCTATATTTTTAGCCTTACTTATTTTTTTTAAAGAAGTTCCAGTAATTGCGGTAATTAATCCAGCTTTAACTAATTTCTTTAAAAGGCTATCTTTAGAAACTATATTTGGATTATATTCATTTTCTCTTAATTCTTTTTGTATATTATCGTTCAACTAAAATAGCCTCCTCATTTGTCATTTATAAATTATTAAGTTTAGCAATTAAGTCTTCTTGTTCTCTGCTTACTGATTGTTCAATTTTTAATTCACCAAAAATTTTAGTAAAGTATTTTAAAAACTCTTGATCTTCTTCTTTAGAATAATATTTTGGTAAGAAATCATAAAATATTTTTTTTATTTTATCATCTTTTAAAGTTTCGAAATAAAATATTGTTAATAATTTATTATAGTCCCATTCATAAATATCACTAAGATTATAATATTCTTTAATAGATAATAACTGTATTAAAAAATATCTAATATCTTCAGAAACTTTATTTGATATATTTATACAACTTTCTAAAAAAGTTTTAGCGTTAGATAAATTTAATTTGTCATAAATGAAAGAAACTATTTCATATTTTATTTCTTGGTCCATGTTTTCTATTTGAATTTTATCTATATTTGTATATGTCAAAATAAATTTTTCATATTTTTCTTCTTCAGGAAAATATGAAATTTTATCCTTTAAGTTGTATTTTAATTCAAAACCTATATCCCCTATGTAATACATAAATTACACCTCTATAATTTTATATCTTTTATTTAAATCACTCATATTGATTATAGTGTCATATAAACTTAAAACCTCTCCACTCGTAAAAGATTTATTGATATCATCTTTATTTATAGGAAATAGTACACCTTTTTCTATTACGAATTCCATAAATTTTACTGGATTAGCTTCACGAGATTTGTGTTCACGTATGAACTCTTGGTATTCATTTGGATATATACCTTTAACTAAAAATATTTTTTCTTTTTTGTTCAACATTATATCATCATATGAATTTTCTAATAACACTATTTTTATATTATTATCTTTCATCTTTTGATAAATAAAAAAGTCATTATCAAAAATTTCTACTCCTTCACTTCTTAATTTATCAAATAATAATATTAAATTACTCGCTTTTTCATCTTTAATAAATTCGCTTTTAAAATCTTTAAATTTTTGATTTGAATATAATATATTTAATGCGTTTTCTTTAACAATTGTTTCATCATTCTCAATATTATTTGATAACTCTATGCTTTCCTCAACATTATCAATTGTGCTTTTTACTTCTTTATGCTCATCTATTTTTTGTAGTTCTTTATTTTTTTTAAATTCTTCAAAAATATTATTTTTCATTTATACCCCCAAATTATCCATTATAAATCATTTTTTTATTAACTTGATCTTTAGTTGCTCCAATCTCTTTTATTTTTTTCTCAACATCAGATGTTTTATTCTCAGCATTAATTATTTCTTTATTATTTACTTTCATAATATCCTCCTTCTTTGTTTAAACTATAAATTTTTACTAGGATTTCCTATAAATTGATAAATTTCAATAATATCATTTTTATTTATATTAATCTCAGTTTGTTTTTTGGTAAAAAGAACATCGTATATTTTTAATGTAGGATTATTTAAATTTCCTTCATATACAATTTCTAATTCAAGATCACTAGTGTTAGATTTATAGTTTTTATCTATATAATATAAAAGATTATCATTTTTTAATTCTTCAGACAATTCGGCGTTATTTTTAAATATCTCTTCATATTTGTAATCTTCAGAATTAATCTTTTGATTAAGTTCAGATAGTTCTGTCTCAAAAGTTTTGATTAGGTTAATTATTTCTGCAGTTTGAGTATTTATCTTTTTTAATTCAGAAATACTATATTCTAAATCAGAAATTTTAGTAGATAATTTTTCGTTTATGATTTCTGTTTTAAATAAATTTAAAAAAGCAGAAACTGTAACCTTTCTCAATGCTATAAAACCAGTAATTATTTTTTTCCCATTCAAATATTTTTTATATAAATCTGAATTATATGAATAAACTGGAATCTTTTCATTACTCTCCTCTATATTCATAACAACACTATTTGCAACTATAGATTTATTATTTTTATCTAAACTTAAATAAATTTTAGTAGAAATAGGTTTTGCATAAAAACCATCTTTTATAAACTCTTGTTTAAGTTCTTCATCGAAAATACTATCTTGTTTATAATACATTACACACCTCTTAATTTTGTATAATTAGTTAACATCAATCTGCTATCTTTTCTAGCTTGTTCTTCGCCGATTTTGTTTTTAAAGTTATAAAATTCTTTTATAAATAATTGTAATTTTATAACCGAAGAATCACTGCTGGTTTTTTTTCTAGAAATGTATTCAATAACAAGATTGTTGAATACATCATCTAATGCAGTATTTAAAATATAAGAAACTCCATAATCTAAATTTATTTCGGGTTTATTAGTAGGATATAATATATTTATATATTTTTCCAACATATTATTTGTTATAAGAGAGCTAATGCTAACAATATCTTTTTGAATATTAATTATCTCATTTTTATCTCTGATTATATGGTAATCATAATTGTCAGAAATAAAATTATTATAAAAATAAGGTATTTGGAAAGGAAGCATTTCGCTACATATAAATTCAGCTATAATTCTTCTTCCATAATTATCAGCACTTTGATCCATCTTTGTACTAATAAACTTTAAATTTTTTAATACAAAATCACCAAATATATCTTCATTTTTGGATTGAACACAATAAAAATCCATTGGATCTAAATCTTCTAATCTAAATTTATAATTTTTTTTAGAATTTACAGTTTGATTGTGAGAAAATAATAAATCTTGAAGAGGATATCCTGATAGTACTTCAAATACAAAAACTCCACCATTTATTTTAAAAGAATCTATAAAACCCATATTTTCTTTAAATCCAATATGAAATATTGGTTGAATATTACTTGCACTATCAATTTTTAGATATGATATATCCGGTCTAGAAATATTATTTAATCCATTTCTTGTAAAAAAACAATTTAATTCATGGAAATTATTTTTTGTTATGACTACATTCATTTAATTCTCCTTTTTTTATTAAAAAATCCTGCAAATGCAGGATTATTATTTTATTCAGAATCTTCTATAGATTCAGAAACTTCTTCTTTAATAATTGGACCAATATTAGATGCTATAAAGGAATATTGAGCTCCCATCATAGCACTTACTCCGATATCATGTCCTTCATTTGTAAATATTACACCATATATAGCTTTTGAAAACACTTTACCTGTTGTTGGATTAAACAAATATATATGAATAGAACAAGGAGGTAATTGATCTAAATATTCCAATTTATCTAATTGTTCTATAGTAATTATTCCATCTGTATCTAATGATAATGAAGATGCACTTACTGGTTGATAAAAAGACAATTTTCTTCTTAATATAGTACCTAAACTTTCATTTTCAGTTGAACCAGTTATGAAGCCTGTAATTTGTCTAATTCCATTTGAAACACCAACAGGATTAGCACTACCCATTACATATCTAGGAAGCTTTGGTTTTGAAGTCCAAATTTGAATAGAATTTAATTGTAACAAAGGTATATTATATATTAATAAATCATCATCTTTTTTAACAGAAAATTTAATAAAAATTTTTGCATCTTTACCTGTTCCAACTTGAAAAGAAAGAGTTTCTTTAGCGAATTCAACTTTTTGCATATTTTTAAATCACCATCCTTAAAAAGTAAAAACTTCTTCTTCTGCTTGATTTGAAGATCCTTCTTCATTTTCGTTGCTACCTTTAACAGGTTTGAAACTATGTAATTTTTTAGCTATAAATTGATATTGCTCACTTACAGCTAATTGTGTTACCCCTATTCCAGATGATCCGCTGGCGAATTTCATACCTTTTATTTCTAATTGTACTTTTTTGTCTGGGTCATTTTCTTTGACTCCAAGTAAAACTAGATCAATCATAGGAAAATCATTTATAAATTTTAAATCATTATATCCAAAAGATGGTTTACCATCTGTATTTTCAAAAGATAAATAAGTTTTCTTAAAGCCAGCTCTTTTAAATACATCAGTTAATGCTTTTATAAATCCTTGCTCTAAAACAGCAAAAGTAATATTTCCGACAACTACACTACCTCCAGTGGCTATAGATGATGGCCTAGAAAAACCTATATAAACATTAGGAATATTTTCATACTGAGTAACTCCAGAGATCGCAGAAACATTTCCTAGCTTCAATAATTCAAATTTTTCAGTTTGTCCATATTCATTATATTTAGTTGTTATTTTTAAATATGCCTGTATTTCTGTTCCATTAAAAGAATCAAATACAGCACTAGGATCTTTATAGTTATTAAAATTAGACATTTTATTCACCCACTATCCCATTATTATCAATTTTTCTCCAAGGCTCAACTCCGCCTAAAATAAGTACCTTAGTTGCTACATTATGAAGAGGAGAACCAGGAGAAATTCCAAATGTTTCAGATAAAAATACAACATCTTTTAATTTAAATTGATATGTATTTCCAGTTTCATAAACTCCTGTGTTAGGATCTATTTGATCTGCATATCCTGTAACTATAATATCTATAGGAGGCAAATCATCAAGTGCTGTAATTTCTTTTTGATATAGATTTATATCGAAATCATTTTGAGCACCACTCATTAATGCAGAATTTGGTTCTGCAAGAGTATAATCATCAAATGAGAAACCTTCTAAAGATGCATCTTCTAATTGTTCTGTCTCATAATTAAATTTCTTAATATCAGAAAACATATTGAATAAAACACCTGCGTCCATACTTTCAAAAGTTATTTCTCCATAAGAATTTCTAATTCCCTTTAAGACTCCAGCAGGAGTAGATCTTCCAGCTACATAGTTAAATGCTGTTTGTCTATTTATTTCTGCAACTATTTTTTGAAGTGAACCTAAATTGTATCTAAATCTTTTGTATTCTGTTTCGTTTCCAGTATTTCTACTTAAAGTAATTTCGCAATATACTTTTAATCCAGAACCCTTACACAAAACTCTTCCTATTAATTGAGTACTTTTATCCATTATTTATTAGTCACCTCTTCCCAATCAGTTAGTTCTCCTATTGCTAAGAAAGTTGTTAAAGAATTTAACTCTAAACTATCTATACCTTCTGCAAAACCATTAGATTCAAATCTGACACCTTTTATTTCTTTTTTGAATATTTTAGATTTATAATTATGGTCTTTTGATTGAGCAATAAGAATGATGTCAAATAAAGGCATATCACCCCATTCAGCATCTTCTGCATTTTGATGAGAAGGCATAACTAAACTTGCATTATAATCTTCTAAAGATTCAAATGGATTGTCTGAAATAAGAGGGAAAACTATTTTATCTCTACCTTCGTTAATTCCTTTTGCTATTTCTGTTTTTAATGCTTCTAAACTATCACGATGGAAAATTTTAAAAACAATTTGTCCTCTTACCATAGAAATTCCAGAAGTTATATCAAAAGGATTTTTTGTACTTAAGGTATATCTTGGAGTTACATTTGTAACATTTTCCCAAGAAATTTCTGCCAAAAATCCAATATCATAAAAAACTCTTTCGTTTACATCGGCATAGTTTTTTGTAAAATAGTTTTTAGCAAATGCGAATTTACATTTAAGTTCAATTCCATTAATAGCTGAAGCTACTATTTTTTCTCTCATTAATTAAGTCTCCTTTCTTAAAAAAGGTATCCAGATAAATTAATGGATACCAATTTTAAATTTATTATTTAACTTTAGCTCTAATTCTTAATAATTTTAATGTTTTGATTTCAGTTACTGTAAAGTCTATATATAATGCTCTTAAATTTTTACCAGTAGAATCTTCTTTTAAGTCTTTTAAGAATAATTTTAATTCATAATCTGAAGTTATATATCTTCCAACACCTGGCTTAAACACTGTATCTTCTAGTTCAGTTCTGATTAAAGCTAAATCTGTAACCTCATCAAATCTAGTACCTTTATATTTTTCACCTATAGTTTTTATTCCTTTTGTTAGTGCATATACTGTTACAAGATTTTCTATATCTTGGAATTGAGAATTAGCACCAGTCATAAGTTGACTTCTAGAAACTGCTCCAGAAGTAGTTCCAGTAATTTGATCTAATACAGAATATTTCATTACATTTAATGTATCTAGCTCTTTATTAGAGAATGCTAATTGGCATTCACCATTCCAAGCAAGACCTTCAGGTGATCTATCTAATCCAGCATCAATGCAAACATTTGCCCATTGCATAGCCATATAGTTTCCGTTAAAATCTTTATTATTTACATTCATAATATATTTAGGAATCTTGCTATCTTTTATGTTTTGAGGAATTTCTTTAGACACAGTAATAGTAGTAGTATTATCAGTATTTTGTTTAACTTCAGTTACTGTAGCACTTAAAGTTAAAATATCTAATTTATCATATGTATAAATTTCTACATTATCTCCAACTGAAAAATAGCTAGTAGTTTTTGTAGTTAAAGTTGATTCTGAAATGTCTTGAATAGTTATCTGAGGAAATCCTGTTAACCCACCTAAATTGTTATATCTATTTGCTCCAACAGCTACAGTTAAATACATACCCAAATCTATTTTAAGCCCTTTTATAGTTTGAGTTCTAATATCAGTAAATGCTTGATAAAGGCCTTTTAATTTTTCTATATATTCAGTTTTTGCTTTATTAGATTGATTTCTTGGAGGTTCAGGAGAAAGGAATAACATACAATTGTTTTTAGTTGTAGTTATTGTATGAACAAATTTTAAAGCTCTAAGTAAAATATGGCATTCAGAAGAATTCTTAGCTATATGAACTTCAGCTACAGTTAAATTTTCTTCGCCTGTTTCTGCTTGCCCTAAGCTATCTATTTCTAAAACTCCTTGATTGATTTCTAACACATTTTCTTCATCTATCTTTAATATAAATTTTTCACCCAAAGTTAACTGTAGTCCGTCACCTATAGCGGCTATCTGATTAGCAGGATTAGATGTAGGAGAAGTTAAACTATTAATTGTATATTTTGCTTCATGTTCTCCAGCTTCTGGATTATATGTAGTATCAATTTTAAATACCATATCAGCTTCTGTACCTTCTTCTAAATTTGTGATACATTTAGCTACTTTTCCATTTATTTTAAAAGTGATATCACTATAAATTCCAATTCTATTTAATTGTTCTTTAGAGTTTTCATCTCTTTTTAATTCAACCGTTAAATCAAATTGGGTATTTTTGTCTACATAATCAGCATCTCCTTTTTTATGAACATTTCCTATTAAATTTAACAGAGATGTTTTATCAATAATTGGATCACTTGATTCTAAATATTCAACAAACTTTTCATTAGGTTTATTAGCTAAAGATTTATCAAAAGAAATATCTGCTAATACTACTTGTCTAACAGGATAGTTCTCTGTTTCTTCAAAAGCAAAGTCTAAAGCTTCATACATATCCATTAAATTATTTTTATCAGGTGATTCTCCGTTTCTTTTAACTATTTTGCAAATAGCTATATTTGTATCTGTAGGAGCTAAAGAAATTATATTAGAAACCTCTCTAGTTATATTTATTCCAGATAATTCTAAAGTTTTTAAAGCTTCATCTTTTGAAACTATTAACATAGGCTTATTTGGTTCTATATACTTATCATATATATTGCCTTCTTCATCTTCGTATTTAAAAGTATCAGGCATTATCGAATAAATAGTTATAACATCACTAGCAGCCTTTTGAGTTTCGGATATAGGTGGATTATCTTCTATAGTTAAAAGAAATCCAGGTAAAGTTTTTAATTCGGCCATTCTTGCCCTCCTTATAAAGTATTGTTTTAAGGAAAACTAATATATTCTCCATTTTCAGGATAGTCTTCCCATTCGTTATTATCATTAATTTCACCACTACCAGTAGTAAGTTCATTGGTGAAAATTTTATATCCAGTTAATATATAATTTTTATCTATGGTAACAACTTCTGTTGTTCTTATTTCAAAAGTTATAATAGTTTTTGTTAATGAATCATCTGTTTTTTTAGCAGATGATTGAATAGAGGTTATCCCTGAAGCAATTATGTAATTACTTTTGATTATATTTGAATATATATTTAAAGCCCTTTCCAAAATATTAATTAATTCTAATTGTTCTTTTATATTTTTTGTTAATAAAATTAATTCAAAACGATTATCAAAGTACATATTCGCATATTCATATATCTTATCGTCAATTTGTTCTCTTTTGTAAAATCTTGGTATACCTGAAATTATATTGGAGTGAGAAAAGGTTTTAAACTTGTTAGATTGGTCTTCGCTGATAGGAGATCTATTTTTTAAAGATATATAAATATTTGGTTGCTTGTAACTATGAGTTATATTTGAAGCAATATCTTCATAATCTTCAGATAAAACTAATTTTGGAAATAATTTTTCTTTTTTATCACTTTCTAAGGCAAAAGCAAAATTTATATTAGTTTGTATAGTTTCAATTAGATTATGTAATATGTTTTCGTTATTAAATTTATAAACATTATTGTATTCTAAAACAAACTCATTTAATTTTTCTACGTTCATTTACTACCTCTAAATTTAAATAGTTTATTTTTTTAGCAAAAACTTCATAATAAATAAAATCATTGTTTTTATAAGTTTCTTTATTTATAATTTCAAACGCTGTAACTAAATTATCTTGATTATCTTTAATGACAATAATGTCATCATTGTTTAAAAAATAATATTGTTCAGGAAAATAAAAAGAGTAAATATCAAATGTGGCTTTATTTAAATCTTCTTTTTCAAAATAACCTAAATTTCCACTACTACCTATTTCGTATCTAATTTTTTGAGTTTCTATAAATGTTCTATGTTTCCCTGTTCCAAAACATAAATTACAATTTATATCTGGTTCAGACATTAAAAGATTATCTTTTTCAAAACATTCACAATCTCCGTTTGATTTTAATATTATTACCTCTTTTCCGGTATTGCTAATTTGATTAAATTTTTCTTTATAGAAATTCATTAAATTTTCTCCTTAAAATTTTACATTTTATTTGAAAATGCTCTGGAATAATAATAGGCTTAATATTTGATGATATTTTGTCTTTTTTTACTTTTATAGATTTATTAAATATAGAATTATATAATTTTTGTTCATTTACTTTGATTATATTTTGGATTGCATCATGAGAAAATATAGTACCTTCATTATTTTCTCCTCCTGTTTTAAACTTTCCTAAAGTCATATCTGTATTTTCATAGTTATTCCCTGGCATAATAGATGAGCCATTTATATATCCAAAACTCATAATTGATTTTATACAATATAAATTAACTAACTCTTTAAATATAGGAAATAATTCTATGTTTTTATATTCTTCTTCTGTCAATCCAAATGATTTCTTTAACATTATAGATTTTTCACTTATTAATTTTTTATAATATTCATCTTCCTTTAAATTAATATTTAAATTTAAATCATTAATCTTTTCTTTTAATGATTTAACAGTAGAAAAATGATATAAAGGAGTATTTTCATATTCTAATTCTATTAAATTTCCATTATTATCATTTATTGAAATTACTGTTATAGTACCTTTTTTAATTTCATGAATATAGTTTCTATTGTTAATAATTTCAATTTTTTTCTTAATAGTATTAAATGGAAATTCTGGATATATTTCATTTGTATATTCGTTTATAATTATAGTTAATTGTTCTTTAGTGATTTCTTCGCTATGTATATAAATTTTATTTTCGTCATTAATTATTTTTAAAGTTTTAAACGAAATAATATCAGTATTACTTTCTATTAATTTTTCTTTATTAGTTTCTTCATTTTTAATCGATTCAGAATTTACTAATTGGTTTTCAGAAAATATATATTCGATTCCGTCAACAAAAAGTTTATCTCCAACATTAAACTTTCCATTAATCAAAATATATTCATGATCTAATATTTTAAAATTGGATATACTTTTTTTTATTGGAAATATAGAGCCATTAATAGATTGGTTAGTACAAATAATAAAATAATCTTTTATATAATATGGTTCATTTTTTGAATATTTATACTTTATATACTCATTATTCCAAATTACTTTCATTTTATACTTCCTTACTTAAGATTAATTCTTTTAGTTCTGCAACTTTTATATTGGATTTAACTTCTAAACCTAACTCATCTGCTATTTCTAATAATTCTTTTTTATTTAAATCTTTTATATCATCTTTTGTATAAAATTCTATTCTCTTAACATTAGATGGAGCTTCAGATAATTCTTTAATATTATCTGGAACAATAATTTCATCAACTATTTGAAATTCTGTAATCTCATCTTCTCTGACCACTTTTAAAAATTTTTTATCTATATATGATTCAAGTTTTTTTAAATTTTCTTCAGTAGCTTCAATTCTTGGATTTTCTCTAGTTAATGTAATACCATTTGTAGAAACAAAATGTACAGTATTTAACTCTATATATTTATTCATTAAACCTCCTGATTAGTTTTATATAATGTTACCGGCTAATTGCCGGTAACATATATTTAATAAAAGATATTTTTATTCCTCAGCTATTACATCAGCTTTTGTGTAAGTAATAACCTCTGGCATTGCATCAACGTCAACTACATCTCTAGTCATATTGATGTTTCTGAAAGCAAATATTCCATGATCATTATCTACAACAAATTGGTAATAAGTTTTAAATTTAATTTCTTCAGTATCAACTAATTTGTTTTGAACTGTATCAGATATAATTCCTTTTCCATTATGAACATATGATAAAGCTCTTGAACTATCAACTAATAAGATATCAGAACAGTTATTAGGAGCACTTGCATGTGCTTGAACAGGTTTTGCTGTATATCTTGTTTCAGGTTTATAAATTGGTTGACCTTTTACATGGAATGAAAGGAATGGAGTGACAATGATTGTATAAGTTTTATTTTGAATTAAAGGCGGATTTAAAGGCTCTACTCCTTCAGCCGCTTTTAGTGTTCCTGAAGTTACAGATTTTAGTTTAGTAAACATATTGTGCCCAATTGTTTGTTTTTTCTTAGGTAATAAGAAATATACATTAGCATTTTGTTTAAAATACTCTTTAACAGATTTTTCATACATGAAAATATCATAAGCTAAAGGATGTAAGAACATAATATCAACATCATATCCCTCAGTTTGAGTAGATGCAAAGAAATCTCTTAGATCTCTCATTAATAATGTTCCGTTCTTTAAAGTAAGATTTGTTCTAGATACTCCAGATGGCATTTTTTCAGGATCCAATCCATCAAAATAAGTTTTTGCATTTGCCTCTAATAATCTTAGAGCTTCAACAGATTTATATCTCTTAATATCTGCAATTGCAGCTTCTGTAAGCATTTTAATACCAGCAATTCCTATTCTTTCTTTAGCCTCTTCAGAGTATTTTACTTTTACCCCTACTTTCCATCCAGCAGTTTTAATATAGTTTTCTGCACTTTCTAAAGAAATTGTATTATATTCTCCACCTTCAGCTATTCTTGTAGTTCCGTGTCCATCTTTACCTACAACTACGTTATATATTACAGACCCTTCTTTAAGAATAAGCTCTCTTGAAACAAACATCCAAGCTTCTAATTCTGGTTCTTCCATTTGAGACACTAATCTTGTAACAGTTTGTTGAACTAAAAATCCAAGAGTAGAAGTTGAAAAGTCTTTTGTGATTATTCCGTCTTCTTGGTGAATGAAGTCTTCCATTTGGGCAGATAATTCTGCAATAGTTAAATGTTTTTGAGTTTCCACATCAAAACCATTGTTATATATTATATTAGCAAAATCCTCTATTCTAGAAGTAATCTCATAAACATTAGATACTGTTTGCCCTTGATCGTCTGTGCTTTCTCCTTTTAAAACATCTTTTTTGAATATTTGATTAATTTTATGAAAGTCAGCAAACGATTTTAAAGCCTCTTTCATTGTATTATCAGAATGTTTAAATAATCTTTTTCTTATTTTCAAATTAATTCCTCCTAAATTATAATGTAATACAGAAATCTAAAATAGTTGTTGTATAGTCTGGTTTTTCTAATACTGTACCTATATAATTAAATACATCTCTAGATTGTCCTTTAGTTGCTGGTCCTTGTAAATCATATCCATAAGCAAAAGCTCCATTATAAGCATAATTGTTATATTGTCCAGGATGTCTATGAGCCATAGCTCTAGCAATTATTTCATCAGCTTTATCAGTTTCAGAATTCCATTTAACCAATCTTCCAGCATACATTGCAGCTGTTTTCGGATATTTTCCAGAAGTAGCTTCTTCTCCAGCAAATAATATTGGTAGAGTTCCATCTTCAACTGAAGCTTTTATTTCAGTAGATTTAATTACCCTTAAAGCATCTCCAGACTTAATCTCAAATAGAGCTTTAGTTGCTCCTGCAGTCTTATAAGCAATACCCATTTGGAACATAGCTCCTCTTTGCCATACTGTAGGAGTTAATTGAGACATAGTTTCAGCGTAATTAAGTGCTCCTTTACTAGGAGATCCTATTCCTGAATATTCTCCCTCTTTAGCATCTGTAAACATGCATTTAGTTCCAAGCAATGGTGTTCCAATCATACCAATAGGTTTTACTGTTTCATCAGCAGGTTGAGTATATCCTTTATCATTTATTCCTACAGCTACAGATGTTCCAGATACAATATCTAATCCTTCTGGAGCAAATCCTTCTGTCCATAAAACTGTTAATTTAGGATCAGCACAAGGAATTCCATTTCCAGGAGAACAAATTTGAATAGCGTCTCCTCTGAAACCATTAGGTATTTTATGAGTTTCTTTTTTTATCATTTCTTTTATTCCTCCTCTATACAAGCATTAATTAAAGCTTGCATTTCATTATCTATTTTTGTTTTAACTGTTTTTTCATCATTATTAAAAAACTTAGAGATTGGATTTTCACTAGAGAATTTTTCTTCTTTAGCATCGGTAGTGCTTGTTTGTTCTACAATTTTCTCTTCTACAACCACTTGTTCATTTAAGTCATTTGTTGGCTGTTCTTTTTGTTCTTCTTTAACAACTTCATTAGTTTCATTAGAATCATTAGTTGTTGTTTCTACATTTTTACTTTCTTGTTCTTTAACTTCTGTTTCTTTAGAAGCATCTACTGTTTGCTCTTTTTTTTCTTGTAATTGTTCTAACAAAGTAATGAAATCTTTTACTTGTTCTGAGTTCATAGAATCAAACAATCTTTGAAAAGGTTCTTTGAGTTCATCAGATAATTGAATTTTGCTTTCAATTACTTGTTTCAAAACATCTTTAAAGTTTTCCACAGGATCCTCTTTACCTCCTTCTTCTTTATTTTTATTTTCTATTTGATTTAAATCTTGATTATTAACTTTTTTATCTTCCACTTTAGCATTATTTTCTTCAACATTATCGCTAGGTGTAATATTATTTACATTATTATTTTTTGTCATTTTAAAAACAACTGAAGTGTCATTAGCTGGTAAATTTACAAAAGATAATTCAATTGGTTCATAATCAAATGTATTTACAACGCAAACTTTTTTTTCTTTTTTCCCATCAACTTCAACTTCATATTCTCTACCAGGAAAATGAGGACAAGAATCTCCATAATAATCATTTCCACAGATATTACAGATAGCTTTATTCATAAAAGAACTTTGAGATACAGTTAAATCTATATCGTTTTCTATTCTATTAGATAGCCATTCATCTGCTGAAATTCTTGCGATCACACTAGATGTTCCATTGTTAAAAGCACCTATTGAGTCGTAATAATCTACAACTTCTTCTGGTAATTGTTCTTCTATAGAAGATATAACTTCTTTATTTTGGTGATTAATGTAGAAAGCGTTTTCGATACGACCGTGGGGAGTAGAAAAGTATAAATCATGATTGTAAAGAATAGGTTTTTTATATGGCATTAACCATTTTTTATCTTTAACAGTTTTTAGCCAAGATTGATCATCGTAGTTACGATTATTGATAATTTTATTACTGCTTGATACAAGTGCATAATATACCATATCTGATTTTTTTTCAATTTGAGACGAATCTAGACTACGAAAATCACTAATAGTAATATTTTTTGAATTTTTGTTTTCTTTATAAAATTCGTCTTGCGTTAAAATTGTTTTAGTAGACAAATCTATATTATCGGTAATAATCATTTTGTTTTTTGAATCCAAAAAGATGCCTCCTTTTTTTAATCTTTTTTAGTTTTTTTAGTAGTATGTGTAGTTCCATGTTGATTAGCAGGATTATTTGTGTTTTCAACTGTTCCATCAACTTCTGATTCTCCATATAAAGTTTTAAATGTAAAATTATTATCGATATCTTTAACTAATCCACACATACTTCTTGCTTCTTTTAAATCAATCATTCCAGCCTGAAACAAATATGTAGCATGTTTTTCTTTACGTTCTTTTAAATTAAAATCTTCGTTAAATTTAATAACTATATCATTTTCTCCATAATTATTTCCGAATAAGTCAAAACAAATCTCTTTAATTAAAGTATTATTCAAAAAGTTTTGTAAAGTAACCTTAAAATCTTCAATAATAGAATTAGTATTTTCTTGTTGGGTTTCAGAATCTTGTCTACCTGAACTAGATAAACCTAATTGAGATTTAGATGAATATAAACCAGCGACTATTTGATTTTCTAAACTATCAATTATTTTGTCAGGAGAACTAAATGATTTCTTTAAAGTCTCTACATTTATAGGTACATCAGTTATTAGATCTGAGTCAGGATATGATAAATTTTCTCTTATACTTTTGTAACTTTCTGGAGTTACAGGTTTAGATGCTCCATTTTTAGAAACTCCAACCATATATATACTCTTTTCTAAACTTTGATCATTATAGGAGTCCATAGCAGTATTTAACAAAAAAGAATGTTTTCTTAAAACAGGTATTACAGATATCCACAAAGGCATACCAAAGATTTCATCACTCTCTTTGTTAAAATAATAATGCCATATATCTATTTCATTTTTATATATTTTAGATATATCTAATCCGTCAGGATTAAAGCAGAATTCTTTAGCAAAAGATGTTCCGAAAGATTTATTAACATGCCAACCTTTATTTTGAACGATTAATATTTGATTTAATTTCCCGTTGGAATCTCTAAATGGAATGGAAAAAGAATTAGAATATTTGATTAAGTTAATGATATGTTCTTTAAAAAAACTCTTCTCGTTATAGTTTGAGTTTTTTAAAATAGTTTTGAATCTTTCTTCTACTTGTTTTATTTTTTTACAATTTATATTTTCAGAAGTAAAAACAAAATCATTACTAATAACTTTTTGGCTAATATTTTGAATAACTCTATTAAGCATAGTATGAGCATCAAAAGATGCTTTCAGTTTATCAATTACTTCATCCATATTTTTAGTCATTGAAAAATTTCTGTTAGAATAGAAATAAGAGAATTCATTTGAAAACATAGAATAGTTTTTCCCTAAAGTTTTTTCAGATGAGAAAGATTTGTTAAAAATTGATTGAAATTTATTTTTAGTATTTTTTATATCTAATGCAGTTTTGAATTTATCTAAAAATTTCATTTTTTATGAACAACCACCTCCAAAGTGTTTAAATTTCTCCGCCGGCGTATTTTTATTTCAATAACTGTATGATTTCATAATTCGTTAACGGCATATTGTTCTCGTAAACTACATTTTCTATTTCTTCTAATAATTCTTTTTTTTCTATGGCCGTAGAGAAACCTTCGTAATTGTTGCTTATAGTAATACTTTTATAATCAGAGCCAGTAAATTCATTATTAATATTTTTATTCAATATTGAAGAATTTGAAACATACACATTATTTTTAGTTTTAGCATAATCTAATTCTTCAGTCAATTTTGAATAAATTTCATTTAGATTTTTTATAACATTATTATTAGGCATTTTTTTTGTTTGTTCTTGCTCTATCTCTTTTTGTATTTTATTCATTTTATTAACTATATTTACAATTTCATTATTTTGTATATTATTAATAAAATCTCTAATCTGTATTAATGTATCATATTCATTTTCCGTTATTATAGGCTTAGAAACTATATTATCATTAATAATATTATTACTATTATTTATTGAATCATTTTCATTTTTAATAATACTGATATTATTATTTTCTGTTCTTACAATTAAAGATGGTTCATTTTTATCTTGCTTATAAACTATTTTTATTCTATTTCCATCTCCATCTTCTATATAAATTTCTTTATTTTCGTAAATTAATTTTTTATTATTAGAAGAGTTTATTACATTAGATATATCAGCAATATTAATATTCTCTATTTTTTTATTTTCATTAATTGATTCAGAAGAAATTAAACTTCCATTTTTGTCATAATAATTTATATTGATTTCTTCTTTATATTCTCCATCTATATATTTATAGTATTCTTCATCATCAATAAATGTATAAATATCTTTAAAACAATCTTTTAATTCTCCACCATTTAAAACAAGATCATCTATTTCATTCAATATATTTTTTAATCTTTTATTAATAGAGTCTCCTAATATATTTAAATTAAAAATATATTTATTATCAGAAAACTCATTAAACATATTTTTTTCAATCTGTTTTATTTGATCCAAAAGTTCAAACTTAATTTTTATAAATAAATTTCTAAATAATAGATCAGAAATAAAATAACATGCTAAATCCAAAAATTTAATTATAGAGTTAATAGAATTATGTTCTATATTTAATAATTTTAAAACCTCTAAAATTGATGGCAAAAATCTCATTATAAAATCATCAAAATTTGATATGTTATTAACTTCAAAAATTAATTTGTCTATATTTTTTTTATTTTCTTTCATTTTTGTTTCATATTCTTTTATGCTAGTATTTAAATAATTTTTATATTTAATATTAGAAATAAAGTAGTTATATTCAATTTCATCTTCTAATTTAATGTTATTTTCTGAAGAAAAATTAATAAGTTCAACAAATTCTTTATAAAATGAAACATTTTTTAAATTAAATACGCCATCTATTCTCCGTATATTTTTTTCAATAGAATATACATCATCTATTATATTAAAATTATAATTTTTCATTTTTTCAAAATTAACATAATGAATCTTAAAAATATAATATTTTTCAACAGAAGTTAAGTTATTTATTATACTTCTTATATTAGAAATATTTGAAAAATCAAAATTATTGTATATATTTTCGTTACCACTTAAATATACTTGTTTCATTATTCCAAATTGAAGCATAGAATAAAATATAGATAAATCATTTCTAGCATTAAATGGTTCTTGGTAATTATTTTTTGACAATTTGTCATTATATAAATTTAGACCACTAAGATCATTCATTTCATAATCATACGCACAATAACCTATTTTCTTAATATCATTTTCTCTAATTCCTAAAGTTTGATAGGCGTATGAAACAAATTGCTCTCTACTAATATTAGAAATTATATTTTCACCCTGAGCTTTTTCTAATATTAATTTAAGAAAAATCAAATAATTATATATATCAGATAAAGAATAATTGTATTCACCTATTAATAAAAATTTAACATAAAATAAATTTTTTACTGCAAAACTTAATGAAAAATCTAAGACTTGAGCTATAGAATTTAACATCGAAGTAACCATACCTATTATTTCGCTTAATATACTACTTCCAGAATAAATGATAGGTGATTCTAATATATCTAGAATTTCAGATATATTAGAGATAACATCATAAATAGATTTTCCGCCTATAATTTCTTTATTGTACAAAATATCAAATAATATTTTAGAATTAATGTTTTCTCTAAAATACTTATGCATTTTTAAAGACTCTTCATCCATATAATCATATTTATTATTATTTATTATTTGATAATAAGGGTTCCTCTCTCCATTAATAAAAGAATAATAAACAGAAAATACTTTTGCAAATTCAGATTTTCCATAAAAACTAGAATCATATGTCTCTTCAGTTCCAGTTGCCCATCTTGTATCAGTATTAGAAATATTATACATTCTTTGAGATGGATAAAAATTATTATTGTTTTTATCTAAATAAGAATAAATAAATAATATTGTTTTGATTATTCTACATTTATCAGCTGAATTTTGCATTTGTTTTAAATAATTAGTATATTTATTATTAATATTTTTAAGGAATTGTAAATCTGGATTAAAAATATTATCTTTTGTGAACATCTCCAAAACTTTGTTTATATTTTCTTTTAATTCATTTGAATGATCTTCTCCAAAAAGAAATTCCAATAAACCTATTTCAATTGTTGTATTATTCTTTGAATGAAATTTATCATTTGATTCAGAGTCATCTATTTTAGGAGTAGATGAAATATTAACAATTTTAAAATATGAACTAAGTTCTATAAATGATGATTCAAAAGAATTATAATCTCCATCATTTTTATTAAATATTTCAGAATATTTATTTACTATATTTATATTTTTATCACTATAATAGGAATTAGAAACATCAACTTTAACAGAAGGTTTATGAAGAATTTTTAAAGAATTAAATAATAAATTTATAAATTTTTTATTAGCAAATATATTAGCTATTTCTATTAATTCTACAGAATATAATTTAGAATTAAGTAAATCAAATATGATTTTATCAGGAGAATTATGTATAGATATATAATAAGCATATAAATTAATAAAAAAATTTTCTTGATTTATATTGTTAAAATATGTATATTGCAAAAATAAATTTAAAAAATATTCTTTATTTTCAAATTTTGATTCATTGAAATAAATTAAATTATATTTAGATATAATATTATTTATATTAAGAAAATTATATTGATTATTTAATTTATATTGATTTATTTCTAAAAAATCTTTAAAAGATAAAATTCCGTATTTATCAGAATAAATTTGGGTCAATAAATCTATGTACTTTTGATCATTCATTTTCATTCACCGAATATCTTTTTTCAAAATCATTATATTTCTTTTTGTTATTTTCTCTTTTTAAATTTCTTAATACATCTTTGTCAGAAGATATTATTTCTAGTGTATTTAATGGTTTTAAATCTATCTTAGAATCATTTGAAAGAAAAAAAGAATAGATATAATTTGCACTTTGTAAATATAATGGATTCTTGGTAACAGAAGACATTTAAACACCTCCAAAAATATTAGCATTATCTATAGCATAATAACATCTTTTTTTAACTTGTTCAAAAGCGTTGTTTTCATAGCCATTATATGCTAATTCTCTTTCTGTATACAGCAAACTAGTTTCTATAGAATTATCATATTCACTTCTATTTCCTGATTTATTTAAATAATCATTTATAGTTTTTATATTTTTATATTCTTCAGTTTTATTTCCTAAAATTTCATAATATTTATTATTATTTATTATAGAATTATTTATTTCTTCAGAAGGTATAAACATACTAGAAAACATTACGCAATCATAAAAAGATACATTATTTCTTTCAGGTACTAAATATTCATTTTTATCGTATCCAGAAAAATCATAATATATTAATCTTGTTTGAATAGAAGATGTGCCGTCTCCTGGAGTGTTAATGATGCTTTCTCTTTTGCATTTATCAAAATCTATAGATTTTAATATATTGTTCGAAATTAAATATTTAAAATGATCATAAAAATAAGTAATATATTCATATTTTTCATATCTATTATAAATAGAATTATCACTTTGATTATATATATTTAAATGATATTCTTCCATTGTAACAAATTGAGATATCTGATATGTTAATTTAGATAAAACTTCATTTATAGCTGATTGAATTAAAAAATCCATAGAATTATCTATATCTTTTAAAGATAACAATACTTCTTTTTTCATGAAAGCATATTGTAAATCCATAAGTCTTCTAGTTATACTATCTTCTCCTAATGCGTTTGTATTAGATAAGATATCTTGTATAATAGGATTATTATACATATTTTCTATAGTTGAATTATTAATAGTTGAATTTATTTGACTTTCTACAAAAGGTTTACCACTCCAGCATTTATATTTCCATAAATATAAATCTTTTAATCTATTTTCTGGATCAAAAACAAATATACCACAAGCATTTTCTTTGGCTCCAGTTATTTCTGTTGGAACTATATTCACAACAAATTTATCTCCAACCTTTACACTTTTGATTTTATCTAAATCATCTAAACTATCAACTGAACTTCCATATTGAAATGTTTGATTTTCAAATCCACTTTGAGTGCAATCGCTTATCATTTTAGATGGTATACATTGAAACAATTCATTGATTCTAGAAGAAATTTTTTCTTGCCATTTGCATAAAAACATTTCAATTAAACCACCTATACATAAACCTGGAAATACTTGGAATTTTTTATATCCAATTAGTGGAGGAATATTAGCGTTAAATAAACCAAACATATTACAAAACGAATAAATATATTGAATTATCCCTCTCTTTACTCCAAGTTTATTTGAATCAGAATACATACATAAATGACCAGTTTTATAACTTTTACTTGGGCATCCGTTTCTACTTGTGCTTATAGTTGAATTAGCACCGCTATATAATACTGTACCATCGCTTTTAAATACTATATCTTTATTAGAAATTGTATCAGAAGCTAAAGGTTTAACTCCTCTTTCTCCTCCGCCCCAAAATAATAATGAAGTTAATTCTGAATAAGGTATATCTTTAAAATTACATATACCCAAATTTGAGTAATCTATATTATATTTTTTAAATTGATCTATAATATTAATTCTATTATCATCAGAAATATTTTCAAAAATATCTCCTAAATATAAATCTTCTACTGGTAATTCAATAAGTTCTTTTTCTGATTCAAAAATTGGAACTCCGTTAATCGTTGCATAAATAAAATCATTCTTTGTAGTTACATTTTTATTAGAACTAAAATATTTATTATTGTATATATTATTTAAAATATCTGAAGCTACTAAACTTTTATTATTTTCTATATCTTTTGTTTTATTAGATAATGCATCTTTGAAATTTTTATTAATAATATCATTTTCTTCTATAAATTCTTTTATAAAATTGTCAGGAAGATCAATTCTTATGCCTTCTTCTGTTACTATTTTTTTATTTAAAAGATCTATATATTTAATTTTTTCTGATGGTTCGTTTGAAGCAAAAATTATTTCTCTATTAGGATTATATATGTTTCCGTCTGAATCTATTGAATATCCATTATCAAAATTAATTTTACTATCATTCATAATTCCTGAAATGTTATTGTTAGAATATAATATTTCATCAATAGATACAGGAAGCTCATTTTTAATTAAATCTCTTGCATCTAAGAATGCTTGTCCTGACACATTAAAATTTTCATCATAATATTTAGGATAATTTGGAATATAAGAACTTATAAACTGATGCAAATTATCTAATGCTTTAATTAACTCTTCATCAAAAAAAGGATCAACCTGCACTTTAGAAGTTTTTATTTTATCAATTACATTTTTTTCAACTTCGTTTATATTGCTCAATAGATTGTTTATTATTATATTCTGGTCAATCTCATTAATTATATTATTTTTATCTTCTAAGTTATTAGAATATTCAATTTTTTTTGAAATTTCTAAAAATTTTTTTATTTCAGTTTTATTGTTTTTATATTTTTTAAAAAAACTCAAAATTATGCCTCCTAACTCTTTTTTTCTTATTAATTATTATACTTGTAGCATAATTTAAATTATTAAGCGAATTAGGTTTACTTTCTTGCTTTTTAATTATACTAAACTCTTCTTCGTTATTAGAAAATTGTTTAATATAACTTTTATCAATAGAAGCTACAATTGTACCAGTTTTTCTATCGAATATTGCGTCGTTATTTTCTATTATTGCAAAGTTAGCTAGCAATAATCCATCTAATATATGGTCATCACCTTCAAAAACAGGATCTTCTCTTGAGTCGAATTTTTTTATTCTGTAACTTTTTATTTGATCTATTAGTAAATTTTTTCTTTCAGGTTCTTCTAATTTACTAATAGATATTTCTTGCATTTCAAATCTTTTTTGTAAAAAATATACCATCATTACTTTTAGTCTTCTTTTCTTGACTTCTCCAGTATATATATCTTCTGTCTCATAAGAACTCGAAAAATTTACACCTTTAAATACGTTATGTTTTTTTATATCAAAAAAATATTTGCTTAAAACTTCATTTTGCATAGAACCATGTCCTTCATCTACATAAACATAGTTTGCATCAAAATCATGATAAGTCTGGATAATAGTTTGAACGGCTTTAGTTTGAAGATTTTTTATAGGTATTCCATCATCAGAAATAGTATGAAGAGAAATTCTTTTTAATATTTTGAATGGTTTATTAGAAAGGTTGTATTTATTAAATCCAAGAACAACTATTTGTACTCCGTTTTTATATTCATTATAGTCTACACCAATAGATATAATCCAGTTGTTTGGATTAGTTAATTCATTTCTGTTATTAATATAATTATAGTTTTCAGAAGCTGATTTAATATCTTCTGACTTAAAAATGTTTTTATTACTATCAGCAAACTCAGCTAATACTTCTAATTTAAAATCTTCTTTAGTATAGTCTCTTTCTAAAGTTCCTTTTATTTCATTATAATGTGGTAATATTGTAGAAGGAAAATGAAAGTCTTTCCATTCTGGATCTTCTAAACACCACTTCTTAAAATTACCTTCTATGGCAACAGGAGTAGAAGTAGCTATCATTTTTACATTTTTGTTATCCAACAAGAATGCTAATGTTGTTCTAAACGCTAATGCAGGAATATAAGCTGCCTCGTCAAAAATAACAACATCTGCAGATTGACCCCTTATTGAGTCTCCGCTGTTACCTGTTGTAAATCCTGTTATTGACGATCCATTATCAAATACAAATTTATTAGGTTTTCTTTTTCGCTTAAATTTATTTTTATATATTGAATTTTCGTTTGAAAGAACAGATTGCAGACGTTCAAAAATTTCATCTATAAGGTTTTGGAATGGACCTATGATAAGTATTCTTGTTCCGGGTTCGTTTATGGCTGTATGAAGACTTTCTATAATTATATATTCAGTTTTACCCATACGCCTTCCACAACGTACAACTTTCATTTTGGCAGTGCATAACAATATTTGTCTTTGATAGAATTGGTCAAACCCTCTATCTGGATGTTTTGTGCTCCAACCTAAAGTTTCTTTAGCCCAAAGTAATTTATTTTTGCTTAATTGCATATCTATTTTTACTTCTTCGTTTAATGAGTCATAAGTATTAGTATCTATTACTTTGTCTAACGGATAATATGGATTTTCAAAACTATTTAATGTTTCAGCAAAAGGAATACATTTTATTTTAAATTCGCCTTTGTTTTTTATATGTCTTTTTATACATTCTTTACAAATATTGGAAATTTCATATTTTATTATATTAAACACCTCCCATTTTCTAAAAAATTGTAAAATTTTTTGAATCACTTAGTTGTGAATCTATTTGTATAGGATCAATGTTTCTTAATGAATTTTTAGAAATATTTCTATTAGAAACTATATTTGAATAATCTTGATAATTAGATTGATTTATAGCATAATGACTGCCAAGAGAAGTTATTCCTTGCTCTGATTCTATAAAATCATAATTATTATAATTAGACATAGAATTATTTACAAAATCATTAATTGATTTTTCTTGATGTGCAACACTAATAGCAGATGCAACACCTAGTGCTACTTGAATACCAATTCCTACAGGACCACCTAATGCTCCTGTCAAAAACATACCAGCTTTATTACCAAGTATAGTATCAACTATTCCTCCTATTTTGGTTTTGGTTCCTATTTTTGTTACTTTATCTGCAGTTTCTTTTACTAAATTGTAAATATCATCATCAAGTTTACTTTTTAAAGAAATAATAGTTTGCTCTCTTAATCCTTGTATTCCGTTTTTTGCAAAAATATTTTTAATCTTATTTGAATCTAATGTATCTGCAAACACTTCTTCTGATAATCGTGCAATTTGTGAATCTGTCAATTCAGTTGCATTACCGATTATATTATTTATTTCATTATTAAGTATTTTTACATATTTATTATCTTTAAGAAGTTCATACAAACTCATATTTTTGTTGCTTTGAATTAAATTTATTTTTTCTTTAAAAGTATTGATTAATTCATTCTTTGCAGATGATTTAGAAAAATCTATATTTTTTAACTCTTTTCTGCTTAATATTCCAGAAGTTAATTCCGAAGCTTTTTTATAGTCTATATTTTTATTATTATCAACATATTTAAAAAATTCATCAGATTTAGTATTTATCATTTTAATAAATTCTTTATTATTTATTTTATTGCTTGAAGCAATATTGTTTGAATGACGCCTTCTGCTTAGTTTTTCCATAATGTTTTCATACATGGTTTCTGCAACATTGTTAGTATTGTTTTTGTTTTTTCCATAAAAATTATTATATAAAAATCTATCTTTTTCAGTAAAATTATATTTTTTTCCAAATCCAAATCCTGATTCTAACATATCATTAGCATTTTTAACTCCTCCAGAAGTTACATAATTTCTAGTATTTTGTTTTGGATTAATATAATTAAAACTAGTATTCCCTCTAATATTAAAAAATTGTTTATGAAAATCCAAACTAGAATTAGCATAAAGCTTTTTTATTCCTGGAATTTTCCTTAAAAAAGACCCTTCTCCTCCAAATATTGTATTCCCGCCTAAAAAAGTATAATTACTATAAAAACCTCCATTATTTATTGCATTATACATAGCAGAACCAGTATTTCTAGCATATGCATTTTTAATATACGACTCAATTAATGGTTGATAAAATAAAGTTCCGAAAGCAATTCTGCCTAAAGAATAATTAGGATCTGTATATCTATTTTCCTCAATTGTATTATCTATAAAATTTTTATGTTCATTCATAATTAAGCCTCTATATTCATTTCGTTATTTATTTTTTTATCTTCTTTTACATCTATAACTGAATTTATAATAGAATTTATATCAAACTCATCTTCTTGTTTTTTTATTATCTCAGAAGTATTAGCTTTTACATCTTCAATTGTTTTAGTATCTTTAATTTGTTTTAATCTAGCTTTATCATCTCTATTTAAAATTAAAGATTTTCTTAAACTTTCTATTGCACTTAATGTCGTTTTTGCTATATTAAAATTTTCGTTAATTTTAGTATCATAAGTAATACTTCCATTTGAAATTTTTTTAATTTCTGTAACTAACGGAGCATTAGATAGACCTGATATACTTCTATCGTATATTAAATTCAATCCAATTAATTGAGATAACAGAATTTGATCATTTATATCTTCTTTTTTTATATCTAATTCTATTGCTAATTTTTGAGTCTTTATTTGACATTCAGCAAGTTCCATTGGGCATTTCATTCCTGGTTTCAAAATATTATTTAAAAACATCTGGCAATTTCTATGATTTGGGCATTCTAAAGAATTTTTTTTTATAATTCTATTAATGCTTTTTATCTCAAATTCATCCATATTATCGAAATCCAAAGAATCATAATCTATATATTCTATATAACAATTTTTTACTGCGTTTATATGTCCCTTGCATACAAAATTATCTATCCATTTATTTATTTTTCTATTTAGCTCTTTATTATTGATAATTTTATTTTTTATTTCTTCATCGATAATATCATATTCCAATATATCTTTTAAATTTTCTTCATAGTTAATTATATTGTTGTTCAATTTACACCTCCACTAAAGAAATTCTAATTTATAAATTAATTCTCTTGTAAATATTTTATTAATATCTTTTTTAGAATATTCTTTTAAATCAATAATATTATTTTCATGAAATTTAAGAACTATAAAAATAGAATCGATACCATTATTAATGTATATCTGATTAGAATCAAGAAATAAATTTATATATATTTTTGTGAGTTTATAAAAATCATCTATATTATTTATAATTTCTTGGTTTGTAATTTTATATTCATAGCATTTTTGCTCTAAAATATTATTTTTTATTTTTAATAAAAAAGGACTCTTTTTATAAATTCCATTAATTTTTATTTGAGTAGATATTTTTTTATTTGAATTTATTTTATTATTAGAAAACCTATAACAATTAATATTACTATTTGAAATTTTTAATATTTCTTTGTTAGCAATAAAATTATTAGAAAAATTACATTTAAGAGAAATTTTTCTAGAAAAGATACTTTTGCAATTTAATATAATTTTTGACATATTTATGTTTACTCTCCCTATTTAAATTTTATAAATTGATTATTATTTTTTATTTTTTTATTCATCTTAGAAATAATTTTTTTATATTTTGTTACTTCAATATTGAAATCTCTTAAGAATTCTTTAGAGGGTTTAATAAAAGGTATTTCTGGATATTTATTAGAAAGGTATTCAAATAAATTACAATCAAGAGTATTTGTCCAAATAGTAATTAGGGTTATATTATTTTTTTTGCAAAAATCTTTCTTTATCTTATCTCTTAATTTTTGTTCTTCATAATGATGTTGTTTACCGTTAAATTCAAATCCTAATTTTAACGCTGGTATATATATATCAATTTCTAATTGAGCATTAGTATTTTTGTTAATTATACCTAAATTTCTAACATTATAATAATGTCTATTATTAGGAAGAATCCTTTTGAGATACATTCTCAAAAGGATTTCTCCTCTACTTATATTAAGATTCATAATTAGAACTCCATATTATTAAATTAATATCATCTAATACTATATATTCATCAATATCACTTACAGTATATTTATCTGCTATCATATGTATTATTATATCTAATGGCATAGATAATACATTTATCAAAGATATTACACCATTCTTATCTGGTAAATATTTAACTTTATTCTTATCAGTAAAATAAAATTTTAATCCAGGATGATTATCTTCTACTAGATAATATCCATCTTCTTCAGAAGGTTTAAATTGATATTCATATTCTCCAATAACACTTCTTAAAGAAAGCTTAATATTATATTCTTTTCTGTTAAGATTTGGAGATATCTCTAATATTTTATTAACATAGCATCCATCATACAAATCTACATTATTGAATAAGAAATCTCCATTATCATAACTTCCATCATCATTTTTTTTTCTTAAAATTATATTATTCAATATTATCCTCCTTAATTTTTATATAATAATCTTTAATCATTTTAGATTCAGAATCAATGCATTCAATTTTACAAGGCATAAATCCTGAAAGAATAACATCTTCTGAATCTTCTATTATTATCTTAGTAAAAGTCTTTATAGAATTTTCAGGCATTATAATAATTTCATTTATTCTTTTTGATTTAAAATACAAATTACTTTTGTTTTCTAAAGTTATTATATTATTTTTAATATAAAAGGCTTTTTCATTCTTAGTATTAAAAGAATATAATTCTGGATGAATATTATTTATATGTTCAATCTTATTGCTATAAATTACTTTAGATATAAAATTATCAATATAAATATATTCAGATTCTCCATTAAATTTATCAACTATAAATTGTATTTCATTATTATTAAATTGATATGGAATATATTCTTTTATTTTTTCACCATTTAACCAATATTCAATTTTAGGATTTAAAATTTCTAAATCATATTTAACACTATTATTTAATATTATATTCTTTACAAAATTATACTTCTTAAACGAAGAATTTCTTATAAAAATATCATCATAATAGTTTTCAACTACATAGATGTAATAAATATTTACAATTGTTTTTCTGCCTATATATTCTACAATATGTTGTATTTCATATAATCCTATTTGATCTAAATTAATACTTTTACTGTTCCCTTCAATTAAGTACTCTTCTATATTCATTAAAGGGGTAGTTATTTTTAAATAATTATTATAAGAATTTAATTCTTTGAAATTTATAATTAGACTTTCATTTAAATTCTTTATATTATATTTTTGTAAGTTTAATATATCATTAATGTAATCTTTATAATTGTTCTCAATTAAAATTTCACAATCATTTAGTGTTAATAATATATTATTCTTATCGATTAGCTTTGTTTTAAATAAAGTTTTCCCTTGTATATTTTTATTATCTATTATAATTGGCATTTCTTTATTTTTTTCTAGAAGCACATTGTTTTTACTATATATACTTGAATCATTTGCTAAAATTTCAATATTAAATTCTTCAGAAATACTTAAGTTATTTTTAATTTTAGCAATTATTTTATCATTATATTGGAAATAATCTACGGTTAAATCATATACATTTTTAGATAATTGAATCAAATTATTTTCAAAAAGTTTTTTTGTAATTTGAATTAATACATCATAATCTATATCTATTAGGATATTTATATATGAAGGATTTATAGGAGATATAATATCTTCTATTACATATAAATTGTCATCTTTTTTTATAGCACTCTTTTTCCTTTTGTAAAAATCTAATTCTAAGTCATCATAATAATAAATGCTTTTTATATATTCAGACTGAAAAGTTTTTATATTTAAATCAAAAGAAGGTTTCAATAAATTACCATTATCATCTAAATAATTTTCATCTATCCAATATTCGTGAATTACGTTGTCATTATAAAATACTATCTCTACATTTTTGTGTTTTGAAATAAATATATTTTTTTCATCATATATAGTTAAGTGAATATTTATAACTTCAATAAAATGATTGGCAGATAATCTTTGAACCTGTAATATTCTATTTTTATCACTAGTTGATATATCTGTAATTTTAAAATTAGTATTATCTGTGGCATAACTAATTTTGGCGAATTCATTAGTTTCTAAATATAAATAAAACCTATCTGTTCCAGAAATATTTTTTTCGTTAAAATTTATAAATAATTCATTAACTAAATGTACATTAAATGTCAATAAAGGAATATTAGAATTTGAATAAAAAACATTATAAATCCCATCTTCTAAATTATATAAATTAATAATCGAATAATGAACTCCTTCTTCTCTAATTATTTTATATTTTATATTTTTATTTTCATTTAAAATTATATAATCATTATTATCAGAATCTAATTTTGTTTCGTTATTTATTATTAATTTAAAAGTTAAAGATTTTTTATTAACATATAAATCTATATATTCTTCACCTTTTTTAAATATAATGTCATTAGAATATTTTTCATCAAATGTTATTTCTACAGGATTAATTTGTTTCTCTATATATAATTCTTTATTATTAGTGTTTTCAAATATATCAGAAAAAGTAAAAGTATAAGTATTATAATCATTTTTAACTGGTATATTTAATTCAAAATTATATATTCCATCTTGGATAAAATTTAAATCAAAATAAATAATATTTTCAGGTATACCATTTATTTTTAATGTTGGATAAAAATAAATATTTGCAACATCTTTTAAATTAAGATTATTATCTGTGAAATTTATTTCTTTATCTGTAGTAAAAAATTCGTTTGTTCTTAGACTTAAAGGAATAATTGATAAATTATCTATAAATATAGGATTTTTATTACTAACTATTTTTTTATCATTAGAAACGATAATTTTATATTCATCATTAAAATTTACAAACAACAATTTACTTTGTTTAAAACTTAAATCAATTTTTTTCTTAAAATCAATATCACAAGAAACACTGCTTTTTTCTATATATTTAATAAAATTATATTCAAATCCATCTATTATTAAATCTATATTTAAATATTCACTAAGTTCTTTTTTAACAAAAACTTTAAATAAAATTTTTGAACCTATCTCAAAAGTTTCATATTTAATAATGTGATTAGTTAAATTTTCACGAATAATAAGTTCGTTATGCTCTATAATATTACGTTCGTAAGTACTTAATTTATCTTTATCAAAATATATAAAAAATACTTTTTGATTGTCTTCAGAATAGTCATTTATAATTTTATAATTTGTAATTTTATTATAATCATAATCGTGTAGAGTAAAATTATGAGTTTCACTATCAATTAAATAATAATTATCTAATTTATTTTGTATTTTTTTGTATTCTTCGTTCTCTTTGATAAAATAAATTTCTTGTTCAGAATAAATAATAGAATGAAAATTAATATTCTCAAAATCATATTTTTTCTTATTTTTACCTAGATAAAAAATATTATTATCTTGAATTTGTCCGTTTAAAACTATTTCAGTATTTTCTTCTTTTATTAATAAATAATCATTTTCTATGTTATTAAAAATTATATTAGGAAAAGAATTGTCATAAATTAATTCTAATTCACTTGAAGTATTATTTCCTCCATTAAGTATAAAGCTTATATAAATTTTATTAGATTTATCTAATTTTTCAGAAATAGTTTCAAAATGATCACTTAAGACAAAAGAAATCATGTTTTTACTATTATTAGAAATCGATATTTCTTTTTCAGAAGAAATCTCTTCATTTGAATCTCCGTATTCTATTTTTATTTTAGGCTTAATAATTGTTACATTTTTTTGATTATAAAAAAAACTCAATTCGGTATTGTTACCTAATATATTATTGTTATAATCTATAATATCAAATACTTCTATTACTTTATTTTTAGTGTTAATTTTGTATATCTTATATCTTATATTTCCAAAAGAATCCTTTAAGAAAAAATGTAAATTAGTAGAATCATTTTTAAAAATATTTGTAGCAACTATATATTCAAATTCTTTTTTGTTGGTACCAAGTATAGAGAATTCTTTATGTTCTATTTTTTCTTCACTATTAAATGAATAATAATATTGAAGAGTATTATTCCCTTCACTTTCTACGACTATTTCGAAGTTTATTTTTTCTACTTCATCATCTTGCAATTCGTAAGAATCTCCTAAATAAATTGAATTTTTAATAGAAATATTAAAGTCATCACACACACTCTTGAATAGTATAGTTATTGGATTTTTAACACTGGTATAAACAAGTATTCCACCTTCGTAAAATTCTAAATAGCAATTATATTTTATATTAGAATCATTGATTAACTCTTTATTTAATATACATTTATCAAATTTTATATACCCATCAAATTGATATCCTTCAACATAAGAATCTTGTATATAAACTCCATTAACTTCTCGTTCTAATATTAATTTATAATTTGTAATTTTATTATATTCAATATTTATATCTGATGTAAAAAATTTCAAATCGAACATATTTAGATTTGTGTTATATATTTCATTTTTAGTACTGTCATATATATAATATTTTTCTTGATTTGCCAAATTATAAAATCTAAAATAATATTTCAATAATTTATCACCTCTCTTATGAATTTTATAACAAAAAAACAAAAAATAAAAAAACAGCACTTTTTAATGCTGTTTTGCTTTTTTATGATAAAAGTGTCATAAATAAATCCAAAGGTAGTTCTTTGATTTTTATATTAACTTCACTTTTATGGCATTCAAATTTATTTCCATTAATATCGGTGAATTGAAACCTATCTTTTACAGCTTTAGCTTTAATGATCATACTAGGATCAAATTTTCCAAATACTAAAAACTTATTGTTAAATACTATATCTGTATTTTTAAAGAAAAATCCATTTTTAACTGTTGGAGTTAAAATATGTAATTCCTTGCATTCAACAGTACAATAATAATTGTTATTTTCTACCTTTTGAATAAGTTTATCAATACTTTCTTCCGAAGTATTTAAATTAAATTTATCAGCAATATTTTGAATAACTTGATTAATTTGATCATAATCTAAAACCATTTATTATATTCCCCCATTATATTAATTTTTAAGAAATACAGAGTAATCTTCTTCACCTGCATTATTAGCTATAGTTTCTTGTCCTATTAAATAAGAATTAATTTTAAATTCTTTTTTATCATAATTATTTAATAATGTTTTTATGTATTCTGGAGTAATTAATTCTAATAATAATTCAGAAAACTTTATCATAGATTCTTCATCACTTATAATTTCATTATTATCAATAGAACATACAGAACTTAAAGCGTCGAATAGTTCTTTATGATTAGGTATATCCATAATAATTAATTCTGATATATGTTTTAACTCTTCAATATCTTTTATTAAATATTTTATTTCTTTTAAACGAAATAATAATGCAGTAGTAATAGTTTTTTCAGAATATACGCTTAGTAATCTTCTTACAGTTATTAAGTTAGATTCAAATTTCTCTTTTTCTTCCTTAAATTTTTTTGATTTTCTCATTTTTTTATCTCCTTTTATTTTAACATACAATATTTTTTTAGTCAATGATAAAATACTATTTTTATAATATTTTTATATATAAAATATTATTTTTTTGTTTATTTTTTTAAAAAACGAATTTTTACAAAAAAATATATTTCTTATTGTTAGGTACTGGGGGGTAGTGTTAACGAATAGCTAATAAAAAATTGATAGGAGGATTTTAATAAGTTACAGGAAGAGAAGATAGAAATTCTTATTAGCTTTTAAACTATTAAACTTCTTTTGAATTCTTTAGTTTATTTTAGCTAAAACTTTTGTCAGGAGGATTTTTTATTTTTTTTTATTTTAGCTTTGACGATAATGAGATTAACCAGGTCGCATTTCGCTCCCCCGTGGCTTTCGAAACAAGTTTCGAGCCACCGGGTTCTCTCAAGTGCTCCCTTGTAGAACTTTCATTAACACTACTAAGGAAGTTTAACATGATAAGTTTGAATTAACAAATTTAGAGTTTTTTTCTAATATTTTTAATTAATTTATTTATTCCTTCGCTTCTTTGCTACGAATTATCTAAATTCGTAGCAAAGTTTATATATACTTTAACGTTTAAAGAAACTTTACAAAAGATTTACATTATTTTTTAAATTCAAAAAAGCAATAAATATAATTCAAATTATTGTTCTAATGATAAATGAATTAATTTATATACTTGCCCAAGACTTTTTTATAAATTATTTAAATTTATAAAAAAGTTTATATTTAGATTTATCTTAATATAATTTTACAAAAGATTAATCTATTTATTTCAATCTACAAAGGTTTATATATATGATTTGCTTCTTATCTCTACCTTCGCTTCTAACAAAGTATTAATTCAGAGATAAAGTAATAAGAATTTTCTTATGTAATTCTATTATCATATATAAATTTACTTATTAATTAAAGTGATTAGAAGAATTAGTTTTTTATTAATTCTTTTAAATATAAAATAAGAACTTATCAATAGTTGTACTCATAGACTATTGGTAATATGGAGGTGATTTATATGAGTAAAACAATTTTAACATTAACAGATGTTGAAAGAGAATTAAATGAACTTAAATCTAAAAGAGGTAGAAAGAGCAAGGAAACTTTAGAGAGAATTGAGTATCTAAAAGGAATAGCTCAAGGATTAATTCAACCTAAAAAGGAGATTAAGTTATCTTCTTCAATGATGATTAAATTAGTTAATTCTAATCCTAATAAAATTACTAATGAATGGGGATTTACTAGTTTAACTGCAATTAAGTGGAGAGAAATTATCATTAGAGAAAGCAATATAAATACTAATGAAAAGTTATTTTTATTGGATAAGATACTATTAGCTATTAATATAATTCAATCCAAAGAATTTACAAAAGAGCAAATAGTAAAAGTAGCGAAAGCTTTAGAAGAGTTAAAACCAAATATAGCTATAGACTTCTACAAGAGAATTAGAAGAACTCTTAAGACTTATTGGAATCTTTGTAAATATTAATATCAATAAAAAAAGAGATAGAACATCCGACCTTTCTATCTCTCTTCTCCTGAATATAGTCCTGAACATTGACTCAAAACTACTCCAGATTTCGCCGTCTCTGAATTGAAAAGAACAGCTTTTACTTTTAATTTTATTTAAACCTATAAGGAGGTTCAACATGTTTAATTTAATTTTTGTTTTTATCTTAGCTATTGTTTTTAATTTTTTATCTTATGTTATTTATAATAACGAGAAATATAATAGACTTCCAGAAAATAGAAAACATCTATTTATGGGAATTCAATTTATAGCTTTAATCTTAATTGCTAGTTTAAACGATACATATCTAGCAATTGGATTATTTGCTATTCTTCCTGGAGCAATTGTTCAAGGAATTATATTCTATAATACTACAATCAAATAATCTTATAAATGTCCTAAGTAATAGACGTTAAACTGCTTAAAACTTTTATTACATCAAGGAGGTGAATATAAGTGATCAACATAGTAATTCTCTTGGTAAATACGCTCAAATACATACCAAGAGAAAAAATGTTTAATGCTTTTGTTATTTCTATAATAGCAATTCTAATATTAGCCGTATTAGAGTTACTAAAATAACAATGTATAAATCTTTTTAAGGAGTGACAGCATACAGTTGCTCCTTGTTACTATGTTTATAGTATATCATAAATTGGTGTAATTGTTAATAAAATATTAATAAGAATTTTTATAAGATTTTTATTAATATTTTTAATTTACTTTTAATTAATAAAAGGGTTTCTTGTTGTCCCTCGAATAAAACAAGGTTAAAAATAAGGAGGAATTATCATGGCAATATTCAAATCAGAGGAATTAATAGCATCTTTGGGAGTAACTGTAGAAATAACACAAGACATCTTAGTAGACACAGTTGATACAGCTAATGCATTAATATTGACAGCTAGTGAAAATAAATCTACAGTTGCAAAAATAGCTCTAGGTGCAGTTTGTGCAAACGACGCTTTAAATAATGGAATCGGTGTCGTAAATGGTCTTGGTGTAGCTTATGGTGTATACACAGCTATTACTCAAAAAGATAAATTAACAAAAGACTATAAGAAAAATCAAGACAAAGTTAAGAAAATGGCAGAAGAAAATATAAAAGCTTTACAATTAGAAGAAGACGAGGAGTAATCCTTGTCTTCTTATTTAGCAACTTGCCTGTGATGAGACAGGCTTCCTTTTTTTAGCTTTTTTAATAATACTTTTAAATAAAAAATAAGGAGATGATTGTATGTATAATTTTAGAGAGGTAAACAAAACAACTTGGTGTTGGGAGGGTGTAGAAAATGTTGAAATTAAATTAACAAAAGAAGATACTTTCATATTAGTTGTTGCTAACCCAAGAAATAATCTAGAGTACACTAAATTAAATACTTTATTTGCTACTTCACTAGAAGAGGCAAAAGAAGAGGCTACAAATCTTCTAAGAGGTTATGATAGAAGAGCATTAATTAATATGTACTAATATAATTAAAGAGAGTAGGAACTTAATTGTTCTTATTCTCTTTTTTTAAATTGGGGGACAACAATGTTTTCCCCCTTATCCCCCTTTCTTTTTTCTGATTAAAATGATATAATATTATAAAGGAGCGGAAATTATGAAAATTAATGTAGAAGATTTATTTAATGATGAAATCATTGATATAAAAGAAATAGAAATGTTAGCAGAAAATATTATAGAAGAAAATATAACTGCTATGAGATATTTACAAGATAAATAAGGAGGAAAATTATGCCAGTAATTTGTAGATTTTATGGAATAATTATAAAAATGTATTTTAATGACCATTTACCACCACATCTACATGCTATTTATGGAGAATATAATGGTGTTATAGATTTAAAAACATCTGAAATGATTGAGGGAGATTTACCTTCAAGAGCTTTAAAATTAGTTCAAGAATGGACAAAACAATATCAATCTGAATTGTTAAAAATGTGGGAAACTAAAGATTTTGTAAAATTACCTGAATTAAGATAAGGAGGTAATTATGAAATATCCTAAAATAAAAAAAGTAGAAGTATTAGAAGATTATTTGTTAAGAGTATTCTTTGATAATAAAGAAATTAAAATATATGATTTCAAACCTAATTTTAAATATGAAATGTTTTCACAATTAAAAGATTATTCTATCTTCAAAAATGTTGTAGTTGATATTGGTGGATATGGGATATCTTGGAATGATGATTGTGATTTAAGTGAATATGAATTATACACAAGAGGGAAATAATTCCCTCTTTTTTTCTTTTAGGGTAAAACTACCGAGTTTTCCCCTAGAACCCCTTTCATTCTTTTTTTAATGATATTTAATCCTTAAAAAAGAATTACTTTTCAACTTTTCCTTTCTATATATACTCTTCCTCTAATCTACTTTACACAACCAATATACCTTTCCTATCTCATCTTTACATTATCTCAAAGTTAATTTAAAAATAATGCTCATCGGTATTGAACCTCTTCGCAAATATCTGACATTACTACAATGTTTCTTAATTAACTTTATTTAAACAAGATTGTTGTTCAAGAAGTATTTACTTTACCTTTTCTAAATCTACCTTTTTGTGAAATTTTATTTATTCCTGCCTATTTCTATTAAAGCACAATTTAATTTTTATTAATACCTCTAGAAGAGTTTTAGAAAGTATAAGATGGCTAGGATGGGATTTATATTTAATTGAACGAAGTTTTCAAGGAGATTAAATAATAAATTAGGCTATTATATTTTATATAAGAAATATATAAGGAGAGTATAAAGTCTTATATAAGATATTTTACGCCGGCGGAGAAATGCATTAGATATATATAAGAAAATTATAGTATACTACCCCTTAGATATTTCTTGGCATACTCAATATTATTTTAGAAATATATTAGGCATACTATATTTAAAATAATATTAATATTAAGTATATAAAATATAATTTATATTCCTTAACTCTTCTAGAAGATATTATCTCTTTGCTCCTATCTTATCTATATCCTATTTATAATTTATTCTTTTATTAATATGTTTTTTCACAAATGTGAAAAAATATAAAAATTATTTTTATATCTCTCGGGGAGAAAAATAATAAAATATTTTATTCATTTTCTTAAACCCCTATTTTTTCTATATTCTCTTTTTTTATCATTTTTTTAATAATTTCACTTTAATGAAAATATCTAAATAAATATAAGAAAAGTATAAGAAAAATATAAAATTCTATATAAAATAAGATAAAAATATAGCAAATAAAAATATATTTTCATTTTTTAAGATTTATTTTATATTTCCTCGGATATTTTTTAATAAAAAAATAAATATAAAAAAATTATGAAAATAATTTTTTATAAATATAAGGAAAATGTAAATAAATCAGAAGAAAAATAGTGAGAAGGCTTTAAAACTATTAAAGCTATTATATTTTTTTCAAGAAGATGTAATAGAGAATGAAGAGATAAGTCTGGTCTTATATATATAATATTTTTATTTAAAATATAAAACAATAAAAATATATAAAACAAAATTAATTAAAATTATCTCAATAATAATTATATTATTTTAAAATAATATTTAAATATATATACATAAATATAATATAATCTTTATATTTCAATGAGCATTCTTGACAACTTACGTCTTATTTAATATTTATATTCAAAAAATATTATTTTTTTGATATAATATCAAAAGTTATCAATTAGATTTTTATTAATACTTTTAATATAATTTATTATTAAAAGGAGAGCGATATTATGAATTTAATTTGTTTGTCTGGTGGAGCAAAAGGAAGTGATAATCTTTTTGCAATACTAGGAGAAGAGAATGGATATGTAACATATAATATGTCATTTAATGGACACAACTGTTGTAAAGAGGGTAAGAGAATAATATTATCTTCAGAAGAGTTAAATAGTCGTATAGAAGATTATAAAGCTATTTGCAATAGACTTGGTAGAAAAGAGTCTTCTAATAATTTTATAAGAAACTTAATGCTTAGAAATACTTATCAAATAAAAGGTAAGAAGAGTATAAGTGATTTAGTAATTGCTATTGGTACTACTGTTGGAGAACATGTTGACGGTGGAACAGGATATGCTGTTGACTATGCTAAGACTTTTAATATTCCTATTGTTTTATTAGATAAAGTTTATTTAAAGTTTTATTATTGGAATTATGATAATAAGACTTGGGGTATTTTAAATAGTAGAAAATTAGAAGAGATTATTAAAAGTTTTATTCATAAAGAAGAAATATTCTTTACAGGTATTGGAAGCAGAAATATAGACATTAATACTTGTAAGGAAAGAATTACTAAATTAATTAATTGCATCAAGAATTACTAGAGGAGAGTTATGAATTTATTTACGGAACTGATATATTATTATCTGAGTTTTAATATATTTTTTGTATTTAATTTCATAGCTCTTTTTATATTTATTAGTACTCACAACGTTTTAATTGTTGGTACTATTTTTTTTATATTTTTTATTAAACGTTATCTTTATTGATAGCGTTTTTTTATTAGTTTTTTATTAATCTTTTTAAGTTAATTTAAAACTATTATTTAACCTTTTCTTTTAATTTAGGTTATTTATTAGTTTTTTATTAATATATTTAATTTTAATTTATTTTAAGGAGGAATTTGATATGAAAAGATATCTATATCAAAATATTGAAAATTTAGTAGGAATGAATAAGGAGCAAGTAGCTGAATTAAAATTAGCTAAAGAGGAATTTTGGTCTACTGGAGAGATAGCAATGATTAACAATCTTTTATACGAAAATAAAGAAATTGGAAATGCTATTAGAGATCTTCTTTGGAATGGAGAAAACGACATTCCAGCAATAGTTGATTTAATAAGATTTATTAATTCCAAGAGAGCTTTTAAGTTCAATTGGAATGGAGAAGTTAGAACTATTGGTATACCGAAAATAGAATTTGGAGATACTCTTAATGCTTTTAGTCGTATATTATTAAATATTGCTATAACTTACGTTAGCTGGAAAAGTTGTAACAATGAAGAAGATAAGAAATCTTTATGGGAGAAATTCTTAAATTTAACAAATTCATTGAGAATTGATATAGCTAAGAGATTTTTAAGTAAAAATTTTAAGGAAAAATACCAATTTAAAATGATAGGTTATTCTTCTGTTGCATTACCAGGACATTTAGGAATTGATGAAGTGGCGTTACCAGAGCACTATTGCATTAAGAATAATATTAATATAGGAGATCTTTGTATAGTTAAAAGAGATCCTGTTCAGAATATATTCTTAGCATTAAGGGTTGCTAAAATGCATTATGCAAATATTATAAGAGTTAATCCTCGTACTATTCAATTAATTGACGGGGACTTTGACGGAGATAATATTGCTTGTATTCCCCTTAAGAGCGTTGTAAGACACAATAAGAAATTTTTCTATAATGGAGAAATTTTTAATGAAGAACTTTACAACCAAATAAAAGAAGAAGTTAGCCAATTGCTTCCTAGTAAGATTATGGAAAATGAATCTTTAGTAAATTTAACAAGAGAATACGTTGAGGGATTCCCTTTAGGAGAAATAGAAAAAGTTAATATAACTAAAATAAAAGATATATTAGCTAATTCTAAGAAATCTAAGAAGTATTTAGATAATATTCCAGATTATATGCAATCTCACATTGAAACAGTTAAAAATATGATAACTGTTAAAGAGGGAACTGCTACTGCTGGTTCTTTCTGTAACTGGATCATGGAATGCTCTAGAAATGCAGGACTTGATATGGTTACTGCTAGAGCACTTTCTAATAGACTTCAAAGAGTTGCATTAGACAGTAAGCACGAGGGAGGTAAAGGTAGTTATAAAGACCTTCCTTGGTATAAGTTGGCTACATTATGTAATAGTAGAAGAAAATTCTATTCTGTTGATGAGATTTATAGTGTTATTGAAAGTATTATAAATGAAGACAATATAGAATTATCTTCTGATGAGGAAGAATACATTTTTTAGTTTTATTTACTTTTGATTTTTAATTTTTAAGGAGTGTGTTATATATGAAAATGTTATCAATTGAGGAGAAAAAATTATTAGCTGAGGCTGTATTATTTAATCAGTCTCAGAGAGATATATCTAAGAGAGCATCTCAAACTAAAGACGCAAAAGATACTTGGAAAGCTTTTTACAATAATGAAATCGAAGGAAGAAAAATTCTTACTCCAATATCATTGTCAGATGAATGGTTTAATATTTATACTAAAGCTAGTAATACTGTTAAAGAAGATATTAATATAGTTGGACATAGAGTTAAAACTTTAGAAAATGTTATAAATAGAATTAATGCCAATTTAGTAACTATTAGCAATAAAGTAAACAAAAAAGAAGAGATTTCATTTAAACTTACTAAACAAATTAATTTAAAGAATAAAGAACTATTCTTTAATTATTTTAAATTTCTTTCTCTTTATGAGACAAAGGCTATTGATATAATAGTTAATTTGTATGAGGGAGAAAAAGCTGGAGAAAAAATACAAGAGAAAAGAGTTTGTGTTACTCTTGCAACTAGAAATACTTTTCTTTGGAAAGTTGAGTTTCCATTCGTAGATAAGAATGGTTTCTTTACTTTAAACGGGAGTGAATTTATATTTATGTATACTCCAAAAAATTTAGAAGAGTATCTTACTGGAGAAGCTGAAGAATTAATCCTTGTGCATCCATTCGAAAAACTTTGTAGAGAAATGTGTATCGCCTACAGAGATAAAAATGGAATGGAAGTTCTTTTAGACAAGAAGTTCTTTTTCCAAAGAGTTGAGAAATGTGGTGGAAAAATTTCTCAAGGATTTCAAAAAGCAGTAAATAAGTTTGTTACTAATGCTAAAGATTTCTATTGGGAGAAAAATAGTACTTCTCCAATCGTTTGGTTTGACCGTTTTAATGGAGAAATGTCTAGACACTGTTTCACTAACAATATTCTTCTAGATATGGGATATGAAGACGTTATTAAGTATGGTAAAGTTAAAGGATTAGACCTACTTACTGGTTCTACTTCTACTCCAGCTAAACGTGTACAATTAGCTTCTAACTATGCAATAGCTAAAAATGATAATGGAGAATGTGTTGTTAAGAAAGTCAGAGATTTAGGAGATTTAGCAGATTATCTTTCTGCTGATAAGACAGCTTATGTTTTCTATAATCGTACTTCTGGAAAAAGACAAAATTCAGCTACAATAAAAGATAGTTGTAATCTTGTAAATCCTGCTAATATGATTAAAAGAGCTTATATTAAATAAAATAATATAAATTCTTTCTGCAAGGAGAGGAGATTTCTCTCTTCTCCTTTTTTATATTTTTTATTTTAATTTTTAATTTTAAGGAGTGTTTAAATATGATAAGAGAAATAATGAATAAATCTGTAAGACCTTTAATGGTGGCTAAAATATCTTCTGACTTAATCCCAGACTGTTTCGACGGTTGGGAGCCAATTCTTAACGACTGTTTTCTACTTTCTTGGGAGGCTAAAGAAAATCTTGCTGTATATTATCAAGGAGAAGTTGTTAAACCTCAAGAGGGAAGTAAATTTATTGGTGCATATAGAGATAAAGGAAGTATCTCTGGAATTTTAAGCAGATATTTACCTTTCTGTTATTATAAGCTTAATAATAAAGAAGAAGTAGCTAACTTTACTCAAATGCTTTCTAATCTTAATAAAGGTTTCTATGTTAAAAAAGATGAAAACATAGTAGTCTTCCAATTAGATATTATAGCAGACGTTTCTGTTGGAAGAGATAATGTTACTGCTTTGTTAGGACAAAGTTGTTTAGACCTAAAAGCTAATATTGAGGGGAACGATTTAAATTTCTCTCAAGAAGAATTAGATAATATCAACATAGAAGAGTTATTGAATAGCAGAAATTGGGATCACAGGGTAGTAATTATAGATTCTCTTAACAAAACTATTGTACATGATTTTGAAGAGTGTGCAATATTACTAGAAGATTACTTCTGGCAACCATCTCACGATAATAGTTTAGTTGCAGGAGAAAAAGAAATCTCATTTAATTATCATCAAATGAAAGACGGAATGGCGGTATTAACGCCAACTTTATATAAAACTTTTATGTCTTCTATTGATTTTATATCTTTAAAAGAGGACATGTTATTAACTGGTATAGAAGTACAAGAAATGCCAGAAGGATTAACTCCACAAGGAGTGACTAATATCTCTTCAATTTCAAATGAAGACGAAGATGATTTATTAGCTTAAAATAAAAAAAGCCTGTTCTGATATCTAAAAAGATATCGAGCAGGTTTCTTATCCTACAACATGGTAGGTAAGCAAATGTATTATAATATATTTATTTATTTTTAATAAAATGTAAAAAATCATTAATAAATGATTTTTCTTTTCCTATTTATTTCTAATCTAATTTTCCTTTTCTCATCTTAATTTATTCTTAAAGTTATATTTTTCTCTTTTTTTAATGTAGAAAGTAATTGCTCGTTTCACATACGCAATCACTTTCTTTTATTGATTAATGGCGAAATATTTGAAACATTTTAGATATTTTAAAATTTAATGGAAAAATATAGTAGAAATACTGTAGTGAATATGTTAAAATCTATTTAAAATATACGAAGAATTGTGCAAGAAGTATATACTTTTAATTTTTTAGAGTAATTTTAAGAAATTAGAAGAGTATATAAAAAGATTTTTATTTATTAAAGCACATAAAAAATAGGAGGGATTTATGTTACAAAGATTTAATTGGGATATGTTTTCAATGGAGTTTCAAAATAAATTAATGAGAATGAAATTTAACAAAGAGAATCCTTTGATAACAGAATTTAAAGCTTTGTTAAATTATTTAAGCGAATTAATGTTTGATATAGTAACAGAAGAAGATTTAATTCAATATCAAAAAGAATATAGAAGAATTGCTAAATTAACTGAACAATATTCAGAAAAAGAAAAAGAAGAAGCAATTTTATATTATTATTCTGAAGTAATTTTAATGTATGTAAGTATGTTGAAAACACTTAATTTAAAAGATCCAGCAACTGAAATTACATTAACAGAAAATGATATTAATGAATTAAAAAAAATAGAAGAACAAAATTTAAAAATGATTGAGGAGTCTAAAAATAATAATTATTATGCATAAGAATAAGAGCTGTTAAAAGCTCTTTTTTTATTTATTAAAGCACAACTGTATATCTTATAATTTATAAGATTTTTATCTTTATACTGGTTATTTTATATTGAAAAGAGTATGCCTTAAATATAGGTAGCATAAATATGGAATGTGTTGCCTATATTTTATATTAGTGTAATAATAGAGCCTTTAATGTGAATAATTAGAGGTTCTATTTTTATATTAATACAAGAAATGCAAAAAGGAGAGATATATGAAAATATTAAATCTAAGCAATCACAAATTAACAGAAAAACAAATTGAAGAATTAAAAGAGAGATTAAAATTTACAGAAATAGTAGAACTTGATAAAGAGGATAAAAAAATATGGAATCAATTAACTATAGAAAACTATAAAAAAGAAACAAAAAGAATAATGGAAAAATATAATGTAGATTCTTATCATATATCAGGATTCGCTCCAGCAGTAGTTTATGCTGCAAATGAAGCAGATAATAATATGAAATTATTTTGCATTAGACTGTTTTAAAAAAATAGCTGAAAAAGAATATTTATTTATATTAATACAATATAGAACCTCTAATTGCTACTGTTAGGGGTTTTATTATTTTATTAATATTAGGAGGTTTTATGGATTTAAGAAAAGAATATACGGAAGAAATGTTAAATGGACCAGGTAGTGATATCAAAGATAGTTTTCACACTATGGCTGAACTTTATTACAATAGAATGATATTATTTGCAGTATTGGTTAATACTTATAAGGATAAAGCTTATAAGTCAAAATTACATGCAGACGGAACTATGTTTGACGATTTCTTTGTTGTAGGAATAAGTACTCCTGAAGGAGATTTCTCATATCACTATCAACTTAAATATTGGGACAAATTCCAATGTAAAGAATTGGATAGAGCTCCAGAATGGAAAGGGGAGTCTAAGGAAGACATTGGAAGATTATTTAGTTTAATAGGAGGTTAGTATGCTAACTGAAAACATGAAAAAATGGATAAAAGAATCCACTTCTTATAATTTAAAAGATGAAGAAGTAAATAAAAAATTAGAATTAGTTTCTTTAATGATAAAAGAATTTAAAGAAATTCCAGAAATTTTTAATTTTGCTGATGAAGCACAAAGCTATCTTATAGAAGAATCAAGATATAGAGCTTTTATGAAAGAAGAATCAAAAAGATTTTTTAAAGAAGAATAAATTTAAAAATTATAGTACACCTAACTTTATTTTAATATTAGGTATCTTATTAATTATTAAAACTTTAGGAGGAAAACTATGAAGTTGATTATCAATGAATACCAAAATAATTTTTTAGTTAATAAAAGTGTAATGCTAGATATCGTTAATGTTGATGTCTATAATTTTAAGAATTCTTTTGGTTTTAATTTTAAATCAAAAGTAATAAATCTCAGAATTTTTCTATTTTAAAAAATGCAAAAAATCATACTTTAGAAAATATTACCGAAAATGCTTTGATTGATTTAATGGATAATATTGATACATTAAAAACATTAAAAATTGATTCTTACAAGTATGAAAATGATGATGAAACAATAACTGAGATATATATTAATATTTCTTATTAATTTTAAAAGGAGTGATTAAGATGAAAATATACAGAGGAACTTTAGTATCAGTAGAAGATACAAATGGAAGTATGGCTTATGTTAGCGATGGTTTAGGTAACTCTTTTTGGGTTAGAGAGGAAGAATTATACTAGTTTTTTAAGATATATAAATTAGCCGGGATTTTTCCCGGTTTTTTTATATATTTAGGAATATTTATTTTACTTTTTAAGTTTATTAAAGCACATAATTTTAATGAACTTAAATGGTATGATAAATACCACAAGAAATACGCCAGCGTATTTCATTAGACGCACCTTCTTATTAAAAATTAAAAGTTAAAAGTAAAGGGAAATCCTAATAATTATTTATTAGGGTTTCTTCTTATTTTTAAAAATAAGTAAATAAACGAATTAATTCGTATTTTAATAAAAAAGACTAACTATTAAATGTCAAATCAAAAATAAAAAAATTTAATTTAAATTTGTT